AAACTACCAGAAATGCCATGGAAGAAAAATAATGATGTTGCAAAGTAAAATAAAATTTATATGGACTCCATTATTTTTTATAATGTTTATCTATGAATATTTTGCTCCTGGTATGGTTCTGTGTGGTAGTATGGCTCTTACAGGTCAAATGTGGTTTATGTGGTTTATGATGAGTTTATCTGCAAGCGGAGCATATGTAGAACTTTTAGAAAGAGCATTGGAGAATAGAAAATGAAATATCTTGTAGCACTTTCCCTTTTGTTTCTTGTGGGATGCGCAAATCCATTGACTCGTTTGGTTCCAAAGATAGAAATGCCTGAACCACCAAAAGAATTGATGGCTCCACCAAAGCCATTGAAGACAATTATTCCACCAACTACACCACAACAGAATAACAAATGAAATACTACAAATTTGGCAACGTAAAATGCGCAAGTGGACAAGTTAAAAACTTTGAGTGCAATGCTGAGAGTTTTCGCGCTGCCAAAAAATTGTTATTAGAATTCATTGAGAACAATTGATTTATGTCGCATTTAGATGACGTGAATCATACCTATTTCCAGCATCTTCGCAGAGCATGGAAGATAGCCTTTATTCTGTTTATTCATGGTTTATTTCCAGAAATCTGGAAAACAAAAGCAAGTGATGAACTTTGTCAGAAGAATAAATATAATTCATCACGAGCACATTTGCTCAAAGCCATGTACGGAATAGAAGAAAAATGATTGACTTTGAGAGCAGATTAAGTAAAATAGAGACTGAGGTCGCTGCAATGAGAGAGAAGGTTTCTTTCTTCTCAGTGATCTATGAGAAGTTCGATCGTACTCTTGATAAACTTGACGAAAGAACTATCGAAGACAAACGCGAATTACAAGCAATGATGGATGATCTTCGCACTGATCTTGTGCAAGAGATGAAGTCTTTGCGTGAAGAAATGGCTGCACAACATGCGGTCGAAAAACAAAAGATCGAAGATCTCAACAAATGGCGTTGGCTCGTAATGGGCGGTGCAGTTGTTGTTGGTTGGATTATATCCAAATTAGGGTTGCCTTTTGAAGTCAAATAGTATATAATGTTTGATCCGTTGGTGAATTTTGTGATGGTTTTATGTCTGTTTATATCGACAGAAAATTTCTTGGTTTTGTATCATCAAAGTTAGAACAGTTCAAGCAAAAGCAAACTGATCTGTATAACTTTCGATGCCCCTATTGCGGTGATTCGAAGAAGAACAAACTGAAGGCGAGAGGCTATGTTTATCGCAAGTCAAACGACTACTTCTTCATCTGCCACAATTGCGGCAAGTCTACGACGTTTGCGAAGTTTGTGGAGCACGTCGATGGTACAACCTATAAGCAGTATATCCTCGAGCGATATGCAGTTGGTGAAACAGGATACGGATCTAACGTCAAAAAGCCTGATTTCGAACAACTCAAGGGAAACGCCTACTCCAGATTCCAGTCTACTCTCGACGACTCCAGAGGAGATTCAGCGCCAGTTGAAAGCCTGGAGAGAACAGCAAGAACGTTTGCACATTATAGTATAGAAAATCTTCCTGAAGAGCATTATGCTCGTGACTATATAAAAAAGAGGAAGATTCCTGAGAAGTTCTGGGGCGAAATTCTATTTGTTCCCAAATTTCTAGATTTCCTAGATAAAGAGTTCCCCAATCATGGCAAAGACGAGGTCCCAAACGACGATCGTGTAGTTCTCCTTTACACTAACGAAAAGGGTGAAATTACAAACGTCGCGGGAAGGGCATTGTCTGAATCTAAGATTCGATATGTCACTGTAAAGGTGTCAGATGAGAAGAAGGTGTTTGGATTGCATCGTCTGCGCAAGCAAGAACGTATCTATGTCGTTGAGGGACAGTTTGATTCTTATTTCCTTCCGAATTGCGTTGCCAGTGGCGATAGTAATTTGGGCGGCGTGGCAGCAATTTTCCCAGAACTAGATGTAGTTTTGGTTTATGATAATGAACCACGCAATAAAGATATTGTAAAGCAAATTGAGAAATCAATTGACAGAGGTTTGACAGTTTGTCTTTTCCCAGAAAGTGTAACGGGAAAAGATATTAATGAAATGATACAAAATGGTTTGACTTCTGACGAAATAAAAGATATTATAAACAGTAACACATTCAGTGGACTAACAGCCAAACTGAAGTTTACGCATTGGAAAAGGTGCTAGTATGCAAACACTAGAAGATGCAGGGCTTGAAGTTTTCAAGCAACCAATTAAGAGAGTTCGTGTACAATTTCATGGCGGACTTTGGTATGTTGAATATCAAAGACCTGCTCAATATTATATTGATGGTTGGTGGTGGTTTGACGACAGCAAACATCCAGAATATAAAGATGCCTTTGTTCGCGCTCAAGAGTTAGCAGCCGAAGGTGGTAAAAAAGAAATTCGTCACAAGACACTAGTATTTGAGGTTGAATCGTGAAAGTAAAATTAGTATCATACAGTAAACCAGTTCTCGAGGGATTGGATACACCAACGGACCTTGTAGCCTATTGCGCAAGAGTGTCCAATCCCTCCAATCAAATTAACTCTGAAACAGCAGAGAAGTTGATCAAGTATTTGATCAAGCATCAACATTGGTCACCATTAGAAATGGCAACCATGTGTTTAGAAATTGAAACAACACGAGATATTGCGCGTCAGATTTTGCGTCATCGTAGTTTCTCGTTTCAAGAATTCTCACAGCGTTATGCTGACCCAACTAAAGATTTAGAATTTGTCACTCGTGAAGCACGACTTCAAGATCCGAAGAATCGTCAGAATTCCATTTCTGAAGGTGTTGATGTCATGCTTCAATACGAATGGGACAAACGTCAACAAGACTTGATCGAACAAGTCAAGATACACTATAATTGGGCAAGCAATAATGGTATTGCTAAAGAACAAGCGCGAGCCCTTCTTCCTGAAGGATTAATTATGTCTCGCATGTATATGAGCGGGTCTTTGCGTTCATGGATTCACTATATACAACTCCGAAGCGGTAACGGCACTCAGAAAGAACATATGGAAATTGCGAAAGAGTGCGCAAAGGTTATTGCTGAGGTATTCCCTCTTTCAACACAATTTATCGCAACAGAATAATAAGGAGCAAATGATGGCGACAAGACTTCCGTCCATTTATCAAGATTTCATTCACATTTCACGCTATGCTCGTTTTAATGACGAACTTGGTCGCCGCGAAACATGGGATGAAACTGTAGACCGTTATATTAATTTCTTTAAAGAAAAAACAAATAACAATCAACTAGTTCCATGGGAAGAATTGCGCACAGCAATTATTAATTTGGAAGTCATGCCATCAATGCGTTGCTTGATGACTGCTGGTCCTGCTTTGGAAAAAGATCAAGTGGCTGGATATAATTGCTCCTATGTCGCCATTGATAATACAAAAGCATTTGACGAAATCATGTACATCCTTATGTGCGGCACTGGCGTTGGTTTCTCTGTTGAATCAAAGTATACAAACAAATTGCCAGAAGTTCCAGAAGAACTTCATGAGACAGATACAACTGTTGTGATTGCTGATTCCAAGATTGGTTGGGCATCTGCTTATCGTGAAATCATTTCATTGCTATATTCTGGCAAGATCCCAAAGTGGGATGTCAGCAAGGTTCGCCCAGCAGGTGAGCGTTTGAAGACATTCGGTGGTCGTGCTTCTGGTCCAGAACCATTGGTCGATCTAATTAAATTCACTCTTAATATTTTCCATAAGGCACGTGGTAGAAAACTATCAACGTTGGAATGCCATGACATCGTATGTAAAATTGCTGATATTGTTGTGTGTGGCGGCGTTCGTCGCTCTGCTCTCATCTCCCTCACTGACCTCAACGACGACCACTTGCGTCATGCTAAGAGCGGAGAGTGGTGGACACATAATGGTCAACGAGCACTTGCTAATATCTCGGCTGTGTATGACAAGCGAGTAGATATGGATACATTCATGAACGAATGGCATGCACTATACATGTCACGTTCAGGCGAGCGTGGCATTTTCTCACGTGCTGCTTCACAGGCTGTTGCTGAGAAGAATGGTCGTCGTGATCCAAAGCATGAGTTTGGCACAAACCCATGTTCTGAAATTATCTTGCGTCCATTTGAGTTCTGTAATCTTTCAGAGATTGTTGTTCGCGCAAATGATGACGTAGAGTCATTGAAGCGCAAGGCTCGTCTCGCTACAATCATTGGTACGTTGCAATCAACACTTACAGATTTTCGCTACATCAATAAGAAGTGGAAGAATAATTGTGATGAAGAGCGTTTGCTTGGTGTTTCTCTTACAGGTATCTGCGACAGCAAACTTCTAAATAAGCCGTCACAGAAACTGGCAGATGCACTTGATGAGATCAGACTTCATTGTGTTGAAACAAATAAGGAATTCGCCGACTCTCTTGGCATTCCACAGTCGGCTGCAATTACTTGCGTCAAACCTTCTGGCACTGTTTCACAATTGGTGGATTCCGCATCAGGCATTCACCCACGTTATTCTCAGTTTTATGTCCGTCGCGTAAGAGCAGACATGAAAGATCCTCTTGCTCAGTTTATGATTGACAAGGGATATAAGGCTGAAGAAGATTTTTACAGTAAGTCAAACTGGGTATTCAGTTTCCCAATGAAGGCACCAAAGAACTCTGTCACTCGCCATGATATGACTGCGATTGAACAGTTGGAACTTTGGAAGATTTACCAGGATCACTGGTGTGAACACAAGCCTTCGATTACAGTATATGTTGGTGATGATGAGTGGATGGAAGTTGGTGCATGGGTTTATAAGAACATTTCTGTTCTATCAGGTGTTTCTTTCCTCCCACGTGACAATGGCTCATATCGTCAAGCACCTTACGAAGAAATTGATGAAGCCAAGTATAACGAACTTCTTGCGCTCCAAAACGTTGATATCAACTGGGTGGAGTTTATGGAAGAAACGGATACAACAACTTCAGCAAAAGAACTTGCATGCTCTGCAGGTGTATGTGAAATCTAAAATAAAGGAGAAAGTTATGAAGAATGTAATTCTTGTTGGTCTAGTTGCTTTCGGTCTCGTTGCTTGTGGCGCAAAGGAAGAAGCAGTTGTTGTTGAAGAAACACCAGCCGTTGAAGCCGCTGCTCCTGCTGAAGCACCAGCCGCTGATGCTGCTGTTGTTGAAGCACCAGTAGAAGCCGCACCAGCCGCTGAGGTTGTTGATGCAGCACCAGTTGCTCAGTAATAAAAACTGAGGTAACAGAAAGGGGACTTCGGTCCCCTTTTTTATTTTAACATCTAAATTTACTATATAATCTCATGGCATATATTAACGCTAACATACCGCCGATCGAATGTTTCGTGCGGACTAATTTTCTTCAGAACAGAACTGAGTTCGATGAAGCGAAAGACTCATATCTTCCAGTCCTTATATTTGGCGTGGCGTCGATACCGCATCGTGCCCCACTTTTTCATTTCATCATGGAAGATGAGGGGCTTTGGTTCCGCATGCCGATACACGCTTTCTGTCATAAAACTCCTGCGGCGCAAGAAGAACTTTACAATTTAGTTCTCTGGGATTCGTTCAGTTCATACATTAGCGTCACTCAATTCGATTTTTTAATCAATAAACGCATGAAGTATATTGATCGAAACAAAAAGTGGAATGAAGGAACTTATTTGTTCACATTAGATTGGTCACATGAAGATAAGAACATTGCTGATCTTGGATTCAGTGAGATTCCAGGACAACATAAATGTGGTCACGTGATCAAATTAGACAATGGTAATTTTGCAATTCAGCCAAACAATCGCTGCCGTGCATTTGAGCCATCATTTGTCACGAAGCCAGGACAAAATGTCATCGAGAGAAAACTCGGAACACAGATGTGGTCTGTAGAGAACACATCAAAGTGGGTGTTGTCTGACGATGACCGATACGAATATGAGGTAAAGGAAAATGGCAATCGAAAATGATTTCGATTTTGGATTTAGTTTTGAAGATGAAGAAGCAGTAACCAAAACAACTACTGCTGCAGCACCAACTGCAAACAATGATCAACTTCTTATGTTGCAGGCAAAAATTGATTCATTGTTAGATGCTCAAGAGCAAACTTTGCAGACTGCTCTCATAACTGCATTAGAAGAAAAACATAAGGCTAAACTCAAAGAACTTGAGGGACTAATTCTCCCACTGCTATATAATCTAATGAAGAATCCTGACAAACCAATCATTAATTGGCCAAACAGAGAAGCTGTCATTAAAAAACAAATTGAAAAGATTCAGGCTGTAACAAGAGGTTGATTATGCCAGATTTAAAACTAACATGCGATAATTGTGGATCGATGTTCGCATTATCATTTGATGATGACGAAGTGAGTTATGCACCAAGTCATTGCCCATTTTGTGGCGATTATTATGATAATGAAAAAGAAGAACTAAATTTTAACGATGATGAAGAATATCTAGACGAGGAAGATGAGATTAATAATCGTTTAGATGATAGTGAAGATGATAGTCGTTGGCATTGATTATAGTTTAACTTCTCCATGCGTCTGTGTCAGCAGAGACAAAACATTCTCAAATTCGTTTTTCTATTTTTTAAACGATCGTAAAACAGTACAAGGAAAGTTTCACAATATTCTTGGCGAACAACACGAAGAATATCTAACCGACCAAGAGCGTTATGAGAATATTGCTTCTTGGGTTCTGGCTATTCTTGCAGACTTTGACAAGAAAGATATTGTGATCATGATTGAAGATTATTCTTTCGGATCAAAAGGAAAGGTTTTTAATCTTGCAGAAAACTGTGGCATTCTTAAGTATATGCTGTACAAGAACGGATACAGATTCTTTACAGTGCCTCCAACAGTGGTTAAGAAGTTTGCAACAGGCAAAGGCAATGCTACAAAAGATAAGATGTATGAAGCGTTTGTAAACGATACTTTTGTTGATTTACATAGTATAATATCTCCTACGACAAAACTTGGATCACCAACAACAGATATCGTAGATGCTTGGTACATTGCTCGTTATATGATTGAACAACATTCTAAAAAGGAAGCTGTATGAAAAATATTTTAGTGACTGGTGGTGCAGGTTTTGTTGGTAGTCACTTATGCGAAAGATTGATTGAACAAGGACATAAAGTTTATTGCGTTGACAATTTTTATACTGGCGCAGTAAAAAATGTTGCTTCAATTGTCAAGCATCCAAACTTTCGCTTTTATGAGCATGATGTGACAAGCAGCATTTTTCGTGATTACTTTTCAACTAGACCTATTGATATCATTTACAATCTTGCTTGTCCTGCTTCGCCTGTGCATTATCAGCGTGATCCAATCTTTACAACAATGACTTGTGTGCTTGGTGCTCATAATGTATTAGAAATTGCTCGCAAGACAAAGGCTCGTGTTGTTCAGGCTTCCACCTCTGAGGTGTATGGTGATCCAGATATTCACCCACAACCAGAAACATATAATGGCAATGTGAATCCAATTGGTCCACGTGCATGTTATGATGAAGGCAAACGTGCGGCAGAGACGTTATTCTTTGATTACAGGAGAATGTATGATGTCAACACTGGTGTATTCCGTATTTTCAACACTTATGGACCACGCATGGCAAAGAACGATGGGCGAGTTGTTTCTAACTTCATCGTCGCTGCTCTTGCTGATGCGAATCTAACAATTCACGGAGCAGGAATGCAGACAAGATCATTCTGCTATGTTGATGATCTTGTAGAAGGTATACAAAAATTTGCGAATTCCAAAGCGATTGGTCCAATTAATCTTGGCAATCCTGGGGAGTTTACTGTTGATGAACTTGCGACTATAATTATACAGAAGGTAAATAAAGGTTATAAGCAATATGTTGAGCGAACTATAGACGACCCTCAACAACGCAAGCCAGATATTACATTAGCAAAATCAGTTTTAAATTGGGAACCAAAAGTTGCGTTGTCGGAGGGATTAGATAAAACAATCGATTACTTCAGGAGCGTATAATGTCAAACAACGAATTTGATGGTTGCGATGGCGCTTTATGGTACGTTGAAGTTACTCAAGAAGATAATGAAATTCGACACGAAGTAGATTCTACAATCTACAATTATCAAGATAAACAAATTGAGCCAGATGAATTAGGATTTAAGTACCATATTCTAACATACAAAGAAGATAGAACTGAAGCAGAAGTTATTCGAGCATATATTGGCGACGTAGCGTTCTTTATTAACAATCATGCTCGTGCTGGGTACAATGGTTTAATGGTCAAGAACAATTCTATTCCAAAGAAAACTGTGAAAGAAATGTTCAAGAAAATATTGACTAACTGGCAGTTTTCAGATAAAATGATTCGTGATGTGATCAAACAGGTGTGATATGACAATGTTTACTCGTGATGGTTTAATTGATATGCTTCGTCACAATATTGTAACTGTGACATTTACGAAAGTGAACGGAGACGAAAGAGTTATGAAATGCACTCTTTTGCCAGAGCACGTTCCAAATGCGCCAACGACAAATGGTGATCTTGTTCTTGAATCTAAGGGATCCAGCAATAACATCCCAGTATGGGATTTAGACGCAAGTGGGTGGCGATCCTTTAAAGTTGAAAGTGTTAAAACTATTTCAATTGGATGATTAAAATGCTAAATATACCACCAGCCGCCCTACCTTTCGGTGTAAGGTTTGTCGCACAGCGATGGCTGCTTTGTAAAAGAGGAATCTAGGACGTATTGCGCAGTGCGTCACGATAGATGAACCGAGTCTATGATACTACAACCTAAAAGCCGTTTCGGGCAACAATTCTTAGAACTATATGGTAACGAATGGGTTCTCATTCGTAAGATGGATTCCTGGCACTCTTCAAAACGTCCAGGACCATATGGATTTGTACAACAAGTTGAAGGTCTGAAAACTTTTTTCATACATTTAGTCGATGACCCCCATTTTTTAATACAACGGAAATAATTTGCATCTATATAAATGCTCCACCGAAGGAGCATAAATGGCGAATTATAAGTCAATTTTTATATCTGATGTGCATCTAGGTTCTAAAGGATGCAAAGCCGAACTCCTTTCTGATTTTCTGAAACATAATAGTTGCGAAAATCTATTTTTAGTTGGTGACGTCATTGACGGCTGGAGACTCAAAAGAAAATTTTTTTGGCAGCAATCACATACTGATGTGATTCGAAAGATTCTTAAAGCTGCAAAAAACGGCACAAATGTTAAGTACATCGTCGGAAATCACGACGATTCTTTTCGCGATCTTCTTCCATACGACATTCACTTTGGCAACATTGAACTTGTAAACCAATGTCGCTATAACGCAGTGAACGGTAAAAGATATATGGTAATTCATGGAGATCTTTTTGATGCAGCATTAGCAACAAAACTTTCTTGGCTTTATCACGTTGGTGATTGGTTTTATGACATTTTATTATCAATCAATAATGGTTTGAATAGACTACGCAGCCGTTTAGGTATGTCATATTGGAGTTTGAGTGCATATCTAAAGAATAAAACAAAAGAAGCAGTCGCATTTATGTCTGACTTCGAAATTTTAATTACAGATTACTGTAGAAAGTATAATGCGCATGGCGTTATCTGTGGACATGTTCATAAAGCAGCAATCAAAGAGATCAATGGCATTGAGTATATGAACGACGGTGACTGGGTTGAGTCCTGCACAGCATTAGTCGAGCATCATGATGGTACTTGGGAAATTGTGAATTATCTTCACAATATAAACAAGCATAATAAAATTGAAAAATTTTTGTAATATAACCTTAATAGGGAGATAATAAATGAAGAAATTTCTAGCAATATTGGGAATTGTGATGTCACAAATTTCCTATGCAGAACCATTAGAAGAAGTCACTATCACAAGCATTCGTGATTCAGCAGCAGCCGCTGTTGAGCAGCAAAAGAATGCTGATGGCGTAACTAATGTTGTCGCTGGTGATACAGTAGGCAAACTTCCAGATTCAAATATCGCCGAAGCACTACAACGTGTTTCAGGTATTTCAATTCAACGCGATCAAGGCGAAGGTCGTTATATCAATGTTCGTGGTGCTCCAAGTGAGTTCACAAACATCACAGTCAATGGCGTAAGTCTACCTGCTCCTGATCCATTTACAAGAGCAATTGACCTTGACGTTGTTCCTGCTAACATTGCTGACACACTAGAAATCAGCAAGACATTGCTTCCAAGTCAAGAAGCAGATAGCATTGCTGGCGCAGTCAATATTAAAACTAAATCAGCATTCAAGAAGCCAGGACTACAATTCAATGCTGAACTAGGTGGCTCTTATAATCAGTTTGGTGGCACACATGATGTACGTGCATCATTCAGCCTATCAAATACAATGTTGAATGATACACTCGGTGTTTCTCTTTCAACAAGTTATGGTAAAACTGATCGCCAATTAGATAACATTGAAACAGCATGGGCACGTTATAGTGTTCCTGTTAATTTAGTTCCTGTTCCTGGCAATCCATTCAGCATACCACCTATTTTGTTGGAATCTGTATTCGCTCCAGTCGAAACATTGTTCAAAGACTATGACACAGTTCGTGAAAGAATTGCTGTGACTGGCAATGTTGAGTATCGTCCAAACGATGATACCAGTGTTTATGTCAACTCAACATGGTCACGCTATGTTGATGACGAATGGCGCAATCGTTTGAGCATTCTTTACAGCGAAGGTAAGATCGTTGCTGGTGCTACAGATAGCAAAGCAAGTTTCACATCACCTCGTATTGAAAAGCAAGTGCGTCATCGCATCATCGAAAATCATATCATTGCTAACGAAGTTGGTTTGAAGCAAAATTTAAGTGTTGGTAAACTTGACGCTAGTGTTTCAATGGCAACAGCAAAGCAAGATTATCCACAACGCGATGAGTTATTATTCCGCAGTTCATTGCGTCCAACAATCAGTTACGATTATAGCAAGAATCCAAACGAGCCATACATTAGTTTGTTTGATACAAAAGAACATCTAAACGTTGGTGCGTATGCTTTCCGTGAAAACACATATCGTGATGCTGATACAAATGAAGATACATTGGCAGCCAAAGTAGATTATGAAGTTGGCATGTATAAGTTTGGTGTGTTGTATGCTGATAGCGAAAGAACAACAGACGGTAGTCGTTGGAGAAATCGCAGTTCAACAGCGGCGCCAGCAACTAATCTTGCTGGATTCTTATCAACGAATGTAAGCAAGAACTATGGTTATGATCTTGGCTTCAAGTTGAATACAGAATTAGCCGATGCTTATTATGGTGCTACAAAGGCACTATCACCACCAAGAGTAGAGCAATCATTGACAGAAGATTATAATGTTGATGAAAAGGTTGCTGCTGCTTATGGTATGATGAAGTATAAGGCAGATAAACTCAATGTGATTGCTGGCGTTCGTGTAGAAAATACAAAAGACGTTGGTAGCGCACCAGTTTATAATACTGTAACAGGTCGTATCACTAGCCAAGTTGGTGAAAAGGATTACACAAATGTATTCCCTAACCTAACAGTTCGCTATGACTATAATGACAATCTAGTTGGTCGTTTCGCATTGACTCGCTCACTCGCAAGACCAAACTTTGATGACATTGTTCCAAGAGCAATTGAAAGTCAAGAAGGAACACAACTAGTTGTTACAACTGGCAATCCTGACTTGAATCCAACACTATCAAACAATGTTGATATGTCAGTTGAATATTATTTCGGTGATATTGGTCTAGCCAGCGTAAGTGTGTTCTACAAAGACCTCAAAGACTATAACTACGTCTTGAGAACAAATGGAACATACATTGGCAGTCAAGCAATCCTAGTGCGCCCAGAAAACGCACCAAAGGGCGAAATTACTGGTGTTGAAGTAAGTTATCAACAGCAACTTGATAATGGTCTGGGTGTATTTGCGAACTACACAATCGCTGACGCAAGCATTGATGTGGGTCGTAACTACGCTGGTCGTAGCAAGTTCCCACTTCCAGGACAAAGTGATTACACTGGTAACATTGCTGTGTTCTACGAAAGGGGTAAGATTAGCGCAAGACTTTCATACACGGATCGTGGTGAGTTCTTGAACGAAATCAATGCTGACGATGGCGCACTTGATCTATACTGGGACGGTCGCGGTCAGTTAGACTTCACTGGTGGTTACAAAGTCAACAAGCAAACTGAACTTGTAATTGAAGCCAAGAATCTAACTAACAGTGCTGGCGTTCGTTACTATGGATCCAAGTCTCGTGTCTATGAATATGAGAAGTTTGGATACAGCATCTATCTGGGTGCGAAATATAAAATGTGAGGTTGGGTGAAAAGGGGACTTCGGTCCCCTTTTTCTTATCTGTCGTAAGTTATTGATTTTATTCAAGTTTTTTCTATTGCTAAATCCTGTGTTTTATACTACAATGGTTGTATGAAACAATATTACGAAGTTTACGAAAACGCCATAGTCAACCACCCGATTACAGGAGCGCGAGTCAGAGGGAATAAATTAATTCTCACGACCAAGAGCCGTACGAAGGCACTAGACCTATACGCTAAAAACGAAAAGACGCGCTGGGTCGAAGAAATCACCGATTACGGTAGCGGCGAAAGCACCGATATTATCACGGGAGTTTACGCATAAGGGTAGAAACTGCGCCTCTCGTCGGGCTTCTCGCTCGGCGAGAGGCAATACCGTAAGTTGTTGATTTACCAAGAATTTTTACTATTGTGTTTTTAGCAAAAAGAGTGTATAATTGATTTTATGAAAACTGAAAACACCGAAGCGCAGGTTAAAGCGCAACTCATTCAAGCAATTCAAGTTTACAAGGACGAAGCCATCAATCTAGGTTTCGACTACCCCATTCAGCCTATAGAGGGAGCGGACAGTGCCGACCTCATTTTACTTTATACGGATCTTGTGGATTTTATCGCGTACAACGCAGGATTCAACGCCGCAATTCACGGCGAAGAATTAGACACTATCACGACCCATTAATAAGTAAGGGTTGATTTTTTAAATTTGCGAGAGTAAGATATAGTTATGGCAAAGTTCATACCAAAGGTTGTTCCCGAGCCGAATTGGGAAAAGCGCACTGAACCATGCAAGCAGTATGATCTGATTCATGCGTTTCAGTGGTACAATCACAATAAAGAATCTCGTGATGCTCGCAAGTATCTGATCGAGTATCTTGTCAAGAACAACGAGATCACTCCGCTGCAAAAGCAAGCAGCCGATTATCTGAATCTCTCTTGGAACATCGTCGATGGCTGGCTGGCGCGATGCCTCGGTCGTGGTGCATGGATTCCTGATACCACTTTCAATAACTTCAAGGAGCGCATGAATGTCTTTCGAGAACGATTGGACAAGATTATCGTCGAGAAAGGTCTTGCCGCGACAGTCGTTGCCGATACTAGCAATGTCATCTCGATTCAAGAGCGAGTCCAAGGCAAAGTCGACTATTTCATCATGGAACTGGAAGCCAAGTTCGACGACGTTTGGCATGAGCAAAGCGGAGAAGAATTTGTTCCCTATACGTGGATGGTCGAGAATGAAGTAAAGCCAATGCATGCTTCGAAGATTGCAGAATACTTCAAGCAGCGTGCGGCTGACTGGATCGCGATCATCGAGTCGAAAGATGAGTATGTGAAGGAATCGTATCCTCGTCCTCGTAAAGAGATGATCGAGGCTGCGAAATTCTTCGGACTTGTCGCTACGGATGCTGAGAAACTCGCCTCTAACAAGGCTGCTGCTCGTAAGCCGCGCAAGAAGAAGCCGATCTCGTTTGACAAAAAGGTCAAGAATCTCAAGTTCAAGAAAGACGATATCGATAATAAGTTGGTCTCGATCGATCCTGTGAAGATTGTCGGAGCCGAAAAGTTATGGATCTATAACGTTAAGACTCGCAAACTGGGAGTCTATGTGGCTCTGGATGGTGCTGGTCTCGATGTTAAGGGTTCAGCGATTCAAAACTATAAATATGGTGAGTCGGTGAGTAAAACTCTCCGAAAGCCGAAGGACGTTCTATCTCGGGTTCTCGATGGTGGAAAGGTTGTATTGCGTAAGGTGATGGGCGAGATTAATTCGAAACCCCAAGAACTGAACGGTCGAATCAACAAGGATACTATCCTACTTCGAGTGGAGTAACATGGTTGCGGTCACTAGCAATTATCTAAAGCGTTCCGATTCAGCGATGATTCGGAAATACTCTCGGTTCGTCTTAAATCGTCTGGTGCGTCCATGCGTTCAGAAGAAAGCAAAGGTCAACATCAAGGTTCTTGGTGAGCAAGAAATTAAAGATGCTGCTGATCTTCTAGATCTGAAGAAGTACAAGGCATGGTGCACCTATGATGGTCTGGACGAAGAAGGCAACAAGAAGTTTACTGTTGTTCTCAATTACAAACGCATTAATAAATTGGGCAAAAAGCCAATCACAAGATTGAAGAATCTTCTCATTGATCTTGGACATGAACTGACTCACGTCAAGCAATATCTCAACAATGAATTGTTTGACTACAAGAGTGGTGATGTTCGATTCAAGGGATTGTTCTTTGATGCTTCACATTACATGGATGAAGAAAAGTATTTTGACTCACCATGGGAAGTTGAAGCGTATGGTCGCGAGTTGGGTCTTTATAGAATTTTTTGCAATAAATTAAAAGAGGAGCGTTTGAGTAAGTAATCATGGTCAAGAAAAAGCAGAATGAGTTCCGCGAAAAACAATACAATCGGAACAGTGAAGGATTGAAGCAACGTCGTTTGAAGAATGAATCTCGGTGGAAGTTCAATCCGAATGAATCTTATGAGTCCGAAGAGGACGATATCTCCGAAGAGGAAGATTGGTCGTACGATTCCGAGTACGATGATCACCGCTAAAACACACCACCGAATCTGAGGCTATTCCAGCGGCTCTCGGCTCCGAGGAAGGGGTCGGGGAAGGGTAAAACCACGCCTCCGAGAAGGCTTCTCTCTCGGTTTTACGGGATGACGTAAGTTGTTGATTCTATTAGAGTTTTTTCTGTTGTGTTTTTCACTCATTTAAGCGACAATAAGAGTATGGAAAAGCAATATACATACGACGAACGAATCGTCTCGGACCTCTACAAAGAGGCTTATGGGTCACGTCCTCGCGCAGACTTCTGGGCGAAGTGGCAAAATGGTACTGCTGACGAAAAGCAGATGGTTTGGGACTTTCTCATCGCCGAAGCCGAGTCTGATGCTGAGCGTGAGCGACAAGAGCAACTTGCTGTTGAGAGGCATCTTGAGAGGATTGTGATTCCGAACATTCAGTCGTATTTGAATGGCTGCAGTCGCGAAGATGCGATTCGCCATCTCCATGATACTTATGACACGCATGGTGATGTTGAATATCTCGAATTCAATCTTGGTGTTCGCTATGGTTATCTCTCTGGTTCACTGAAGGTGGGTTTCTAATGGACGCTCAATTGATTCAAGAAATCAAGAACGAAATTCTCGGTCTTCAAGCAAAGTTGGAAGAGATCACTGCTCGCAACACACCGAAGGTTATGCCTGAGTATGATCTCGATATTGCACTGACGATGTACGCTGATCATTTGGTCAGGGACTATTATCGTTTTGACAAGAGTGGCGTTGATCTCAGAGCAGAAAGCAAGTTTGAAATCGATTATCATCGTGGTCGCAAGTTTCTGAAGGTTGTTTCCAAGCATTATGGCTCTGTGTCTTCCCATAGTTTCATCTGTGTCAAGGCTCATGACCAGTGGAAGGTTGGTGACATTCTGAAGGCTGCTTCGTGGGCTCAACCTGCGAAGAATTTTGCTCGTGGCAATGTTTTGAATCCGAGTTCTTATATCAATCATCGATGGACGGGTGCCTAATGTCAGTGAATGTTCCTAAAATTGGTTCACGTGTTCGTGTCACGACGATGTATCCAAACACGGTTGTGTATCGCAATAGTGACAATGGCTATGTGACATACACTCGTGAGGGTGTGGTTGTTCCGTCAATCTTTCGCGATCCATTCATGTTCGCTGTTGAGACTGGCGCACCTGATCATCCTGTGAGTGAGTTCAATGCGAAGTCACAGCACGTTGTGAAGATTGAGTACATTGTTGGTGGTGCGCAGCAAGTTGCAACTGACAACAAGGCATGGAAGGTCAAGAGCACAGATGGAAAGAAAATCTATCTTGTTCAGCGTGTGAATGGTAAGTTTAGTTGCACCTGTACTGGCTTTGAGTTCCGCAAGGACTGTAAGCATATTGGTGCTGTGGCGAAAAAGGTTGCGTGATGTCATATCAATCTGCATTGATTGCTGCTGGTGCGAATGTAATTGCGTTCGAACACTTTGGAGATTGGCAAGGCTCATGGGTTGCTCTTGTTGAGTATCGTGGTGAGCGTGGTTGGGTGCAAGGTTCATTTGGCTCTTGCGATCACTGCGATGCATTTGAAGCAGAGTTTGGTTGGGATGCTGCAGAGGAAGCCGACTACCAAACACGTCTTGCTTCTTTCGGCGAATCGTATTTGGGTGGACTTCAAACAACTGAATCGATTCTTGCAGAACATGCGCCGAATGCGCATTGGGATGAAGATGCAGACAACATTGTGTTTTGGGTTCGTGAGACCGCACAGACTTATCGGGTGGTATGATGAACGAACGAATCAAACAACTTGCTGAACAGGCTGGAATCACGACCAATTTGGATACTGATTATTTTGAAAAAGACAGTAACAAATGGGTTGACTGTTATTCAGACAAGTTTGCCGAGTTGATTGTTCGGGAATGTATTGATGTTGTATCTCAATGCAATCTCGTAGGTGTTGATCCTATAGCACATATCAAAGTTCATTTTGGAGTAAAATAATGAGCGAACACGGTCATTGTCCAAACTGCAATGCTGATCTTGATGGTGGTTCTATTTGGGAACACTTCTTCAAGGAAACTGGAGATGAGCGAGAAGCAACAAGAATTGCTGATATGTATGGTGCAACTCGTGAACGTGGAAGGTTTGGTCGCGCAATTGGACTATATGATCGCGATCAAGACCGAACTGTTGCTTGGAAGTGTCCAGATTGTGAACATGTATGGGAGAGAACATGACAGAAGCATATGTAGATGAGAATGGTCGAATTCAAATAAAGTTTGATCGACTTGAAATGGAAACGCAGATCATGTCTTGCTGGAACGTTACAACTGATCTTAAAGATCTGACTGAAGGTGTTTTAGAATATGACATGAGTCCAGATCAAATAGCGAATGCATTGATGGGAATGCAAGAACTATATGAAATTCGATTTGACAAACTGTTTAGAACATTTGAACAACTGGTGAATCAACATGGCAAAACTCTCGATCAGTAAACCGCAATGTTTCACCGACTTTCAGTGGGAGTTGTATCAGATAGAATTGCAAACAGTCAAGAACAGCAAAACACTTGACATTTGTTTTGATTGTACGGTAGAATATCAAGTCAAGATGCGCAAAGAAGGCAAGTGTGCGTTTCCGATGAAGCGTCTGAACAAGGTCACGGAGTATGTGTGATGGCAATTCCTATAGTTGATTTGTTGTTTCTTATTGGAACTTCAGTTGCTGCTTTCCTCAATCGTGGAACATTAATCGGTTGGATGTGCACACTCTTGGTGCTTTGGCAAGTTTGGAATTTGATTCGATTTTATAAAGAACATCCTTGATTTTTTTGATATTGTACTATATACTATTTGAAGAATTTTCCTGCGTGATTCGCGACGCCCTCATCTTCTTGAGGTGGGACAAGAGTTCCACGGTGCCTATGAATTTCCCCTCCCGCACCGAAAACCGCGATCTTTTTAAGGTGTTGATTTTAAAAGGTTTTTAGTTGTTGTCTTTTGCAGCCTTGTACGTTAGAATATATGTATAAGGTTGATGAGCGTCCTTCGCGATTGCTCTTGCTGTTTAAAAATATTATTGCCGCTGTAGCACAACTGGTAGTGCACCTGATTTGTAATCAGGGGGTTGTAGGTTCGAGTCCTATCGGCGGCACCATGGACCCATCGTCTAACGGTCAGGACACAGCCCTTTCACGGCTGGAATAGGGATTCGAATTCCCTTGGGTTCACCAAATTTTTGTTATGAGATTTTTGGGACTGAAACATTAAAGTGATGTAACGGACTTTTAATCCGTAAAAGAGGGAGCGTTACCCTCCAGTCCTACCAAATTGTGAAACGGTTTTGGCGAGTAGCACAGCGGCAGTGCAAATGACTGTTAATCATTAGGTCGTTGGTTCGATCCCAACCTCGCCAGCCATCTTGGTGCTTGCAGGGAATTCACTGTGAGTCATCCGTCGGTGCAAAGACTTTTCCGTTTGAATAGCACCAACGATATATGAGAGCGAACGGAATGCATTCTATGTTGCGTGGGGGCATAGATAAGAACGAACCTTAAATGGTAGCCCACGCCATTTTTGGGGGATTAGTGCTAATGGGAACACGCTGCGTTTGCATCGCAGAGTTGAGAGTTCGATTCTCTCATCCTCCACCAAAACGTTCCGTCTAATCAGCGGATAGTCTACCCAGATGATGAGAAACGGTGTGATAGCCGTAGGGTGGTTCCAGTCTAACCGAACTGGCGCTGGCAATGCGAGAATCCTCTTTGGTCGGGATGCGGATACCACATAAGTGTTTGTGGTGGGATGACAAAAACCGCCGCAAAGAGGAAGCAACTAATTTAGGATCGCTGGATGTGGCGAGCAGTAATGTGTCGCCTTCATCGGATGCCCAGAACGAGCAAACCCAGTTGTCTCATCCAGCACTTTTTATTGAGGAGTCGTCTAACGGCAGGACAGCAGGTTTTGATCCTGCTTATCGTGGTTCGAATCCATGCTCCTCAGCCATATTGGGTGAACGGCGAAGTTGGAGAGTCGCGTCGGACTGTAAATCCGCTGCCATTGGCTGAGTAGGTTCGAATCCTACTTCACCCACCATTTTGTTGCGGTGGCAGAAAAGTTATGCAAGAGTCTGCAAAACTCTTTTATGCTGGTGCGATTCCAGTCCGCAACTCCAGTTTATGCGCGATTAACTCAGTGGTAGAGTAGCGCCTTTACACGGCGAATGTCGGGAGTTCGACCCTCTCATCGCGCACCAGTTTGGAGTGATTATGAAAAAATATATTCATGTCAATCAACATATAATTAGATCAAATAAAAAGAACAATGAGAATAATCCTGTGCTTACCATCAAGGAAGGCAGGAAGAACACTTATTGTCATCGTGTGAAGATTCACGGACCAAGTGAAGTTGTATACTCAGGAAATGAGAAATTACTTCTTCCTTGTGGTGCAAGAGTTGCTGTAGTTACAGAAAGCGAAATTGAAATTGTAGAATAAATAAGAGAATATGAATATGTTAAATCAATTACTTGAATATCTAAGTCCAAAAGTTGTTCGCAATACAACTCCTGATAGACTTGTGGAAAATCGACCGCAAGTTCTCAAGCCTACGCATGAAATTTATAAGGACACCAAGAAAGAGTGGCGGTGGCGTATCACTGCACGCAATGGTGATATTATTGCTGCCTCTTGCGAAGGATATAAGAATAAAGTTGACGCCGAGAAGAATTTAAGGTATATTACTAATCTAAGAATCGGACAGTAGCACAGCCTGGTAGTGCATCTGCTTTGGGAGCAGAGGGTCGGAGGTTCGAATCCTCTCTGTCCGACCAATTTTTGGAGATTGTTATGGCAAATCATGTGAATACTTCGGTTCGGTTTGAGAAACTCAACGATGCTGGTAAAGCAAAGTTGCAAGAACTTTATTCTCGCATTCAACGAGAAGATAAAGGCTATGAATGGTTCAGTGATATTTTTGGTATTGATCGTGAAACCAGCAATCTCTATGAGTGGAACGTAGAAAACGTTGGTCCGAAGTGGTGTTACTTCGAAGATCGCGGTGAAGATTATTTCAATACAGTTTCTGCTTGGAGTTTTCCACAAACAGGATTAGAATGGCTCTTTGAGCAGATTGCTTCTGTTGATCCTGACTTCATTGCCTCTGTGATGTATGAAGACGAAATGCCAAACTTCTTTGGTGTTTATGTCTACAATAAAGATGGTATCATTGATGGATGCGAGTGGGGCGAAGATGATGAAATCACCGAGATGATGCATGAAATGGTCCCATCACTTCGTGAATTAGATCAAGAAGAACAGAGCGATGTATATTTTGGTATTTGGTCAGATCATATTTGGGATCTTGTTCATGACAAACAAGATCAGGTATACAATGACATTATGGAGTCGTTGAAATAATTTTCGCGACTGTGGTGGAATCGGTATACACATGACACTTAAAATGTCACGGCGTTAGCCATGTCGGTTCAAGTCCGACCAGTCGCACCATGCGGGATTAGTTTAATGGTAAAACAGCAGATTTCCAATCTTCGGTCGAGAGTTCGATTCTCTCATCCCGCTCCATTTTGCGCTCGTAGTTCAGCGGATAGAACAACAGCCTTCTAAGCTGTGGGTCGCAGGTTCGATTCCTGCCGAGCGTGCCACTATTATGAGTCAAACAAAACAATTAAAATTTGAAGATCTTCAACCGCATGTAGATATGCTGTGTGATGCTTTAGAAAACAAAGGAGCATCCTCTAGTGGAATTCCAAATCTAGAGGTGTATCCATTTGCTGACAAATACAGATATATACTTGCTCAGGTGCGTGCAAAAGAATATACATTTGATGGATTGCTTTGTGATCTTTCTGCACTTCGAGTTCAAACACTTGATGCAGCAATGAATAATCAGTACCATAGAGTTGGTAAAATTGTCGAAGCACTTGACATTTTCATATTAAAAGAATATAATAAGTGCATGAATTAGGAAGGGTGGCAGAGCGGTTGAATGCATCAGTCTTGAAAACTGACGTCTCTTTACGGGGACCGTGAGTTCGAATCTCACCCCTTCCGCCAAAATTTGAAATCAATGCCCATATGGTGGAATTGGTAGACACGATGGTCTTAGAAGCCATTGCCGAAAGCGTGGGGGTTCGAGTCCCTCTATGGGCACCAGTTTGGAGAAGATTATGAGTTACACAATTGGAATTATCGGCAAAGGATTTGTCGGTGGCGCAATGTATGAAAACTTTAAAGATGTTTTCAATACACTTGTTTGGGATACTGATGAGTCGAAACGTAACGTTGCAACATTTAAAGAGTTTGTTGAACAGTCTGAGATTATTTTTGTTTGTGTTCCAACACCAAGCCGACAAGATGGTTCTTGCGATACTAGTATTGTTGGATCAGTCTTAGACGATATTGCTCAAGTCGATCGTCGCAAATATGTTGTAATTAAATCCACAGTAACTCCTGGAACAACATCGCGTTACGCATCCGATTTCAACATGACAATTGGATTCAATCCTGAATTTCTCACAGAAGTCAATGCACACAATGACTTTCGAAATCAACGGTTGATTGTTATTGGTGCAGATGATTCTGGTCTTGCTACTGTAATGACTCAATTATACTATGAGTTCAATTCAGCAGTCGACAATCATGCTCATGTGATTCAACGTACAACGAAAGAAGCCGAGTTGTTCAAGTATCTTGCAAATAGTTTCTTGGCAACGAAAGTTATTTTCGCAAATGAGTTTAAAATTCTTTGCGATAAAGTCGACGTTGATTATGGTCGTATTGCAGAACTGGCTGTTCTTGATAAACGATTAGGACATACGCACTGGCGTGTTCCTGGTCCAGACGGACAATACGGATTCGGTGGAAGTTGCTTTCCGAAAGACACATCTGCACTATTATCATATGCTGACGAAGTGGGAACCGCACTGTGGATGCTCACTGAAGCAACTTATATCAACGAAGATCTTCGTGGTGAAAAGTTTATGAAACTCGAATTGGTCGAAGATAAATAATACATTATGAGTTTAGTATTAGTTGTAGACAAAGGTGGAATGCCCAAAGACTGGGTGAACTTTGAAATGGCAGCGTGTTACTATGCCAAGAATAAAGTTCTCTGGGAATTGGGTGAAAAGATGAAAACCATGCTCGGTGGTCACAATCAGCATGGTGAACAGTCGCGCATCGATATCTCTTGCATCATTGGTGTGAGTGGTCCATTACTAGGCGACAAATTCTATAATCAGCAAACTGTATTCGCCGATCGTATGACATTATATGCTCGCGATTGGCACATCTGTGCTTATTGTGGAGATGAATTTAGCACTAGTCAATTGACAATTGATCACGTTCAGCCAAAGTCTCGTGGTGGCACGAATCAGTGGACAAATTGCGTCACTGCTTGTCGTCCATGTAACCATAAAAAGGGATGGAAGACGCCAGAAGAAGCAAAGATGCATCTTCTATACGTTCCTTATGCTCCAACTGTACATGAGAGAATCTTACTAAAGAATCGTAAAGTTCTCGCTGATCAAATGGAATTTCTGAAAGCGAGCATTCCTAAACATAGTAGAGTATGGAGAAATATGATATGAGCACTGGCGGAAAGGGAAGCAAGCCACGCCCATTGAGTGTTCCGAGAAAAAAGTTCGATGAAAATTGGGACAGAATCTTTAAGAAGGGGAACAATGCGAAAACTAGATCTTCACGGAGTTCGTCATCGCGAAGTGGATCTATTGGTTGAGAATTATATTTTTGAACATCAACGAGACTTTCCAGTCGAAATAATTTGCGGAAATAGTTCTAGGATGATGTCATTGGTAATGAGAGTCTTAAAGAGACTCGATTGTGAGATTGATAAAAGTTTGTATGGAATTATAATTGTTAGAAAATTTAAATAATTGCGGGGTAGACTAGCGGTCAAGTCACTGGACTCATAATCCAGTTTCCGTAGGTTCGAATCCTACCCCCGCTACCATTTTGGAGTGAGAATGATTTCTGTAATTGTTCCAATTTGTTGGGGCTTTAAACCATTTGTCAATTTTCTCTCTAATCTAGTGGAGTTGCCTGTTGTTGGAGAAGTGATCTTAATTAACAACAACAGGCAACTAACACCTCATGATGAGGTGTTAGAACATAGCAAAGTAAAGCATCATATCATGGAGGAAAACATATTTGTGAATCCTTCATGGAACATGGGTGCATCATTAGCAGAAAATGATTTATTGTGTATCTTGAGCGATGATGTTCTAGTTGATTTGCGAGCATTCTTTGAAGCCGATAAATTTGTGACTAAAGAAGTTGGTGCACTTGGTATTGAAATACATCATGAGTATTTCAGAGCATTAAATTCTCAATATGAATATGTCACGAATATTCAAAACATAATGATCTCTGGTGATATACAAATTACAGAACATCCTGTGCGTAGTGTGCCAGTTGCTGCAGGATCTCTATTCTTCATACACAAAGAAAATTGGATTGACATTCCAGAATCATTTAAAATATACTTTGGTGATACATGGACGTTTGATATTCAGCGACTGCTTGGTAGAAAGAACTATGCGATGAAAAACGTTTTCTACCATACTCCATGGAATGCAGCATCTAAAATTGGAGTTAGTTCAGAGTATCAGCAAACAGAAGAATATAAACAAAACGAATCATTTGATAACTACCATAAGTTCATTTCAAATTTTATAGAAGAGAATAACATTCAAACATTATGAAAATACTATTTCACTGTGAGCAGTTAAACTATCGCGGCACAACCAATTCTGTTTGTGATTATGCTTTGTACAATCAAGAAGTTCTTGGCAACGAAAGTGTAATTGTTTATAGTTCTAAGAGCCCAGAGGGATTAGACACAGGATCTGTTCCTTCTGTTGTAAACAAGTTTGCCAGTAAATTTAAACTGCTACAATATGATTCGAATGATCATCTAAACGATATTGCATCCAATTATGATTTCTGTTACAGTCAAAGAGCAGGAACCATAGTTGATATGGGTGGTATCACGCTGCCTGTTATAACATCGACAAAATTCGGAGTGCATTGCGTCTTTCAATACTACAACCCACATGGCGATGTATATGCTTACATTTCTGAGTGGCTTGCTAAGAATGTTTCAATAACTTATAATGCTCCATTGCATCCGTTTGTTCCATACATTGTTGATCTGCCAAAGCCAACATACAACATTCGAGAGGCAATTGGGATTCCAAAGAACAAACTAGTTTTCGGAAGGCATGGTGGCAATAATACATTTGACATTCCCTTTGTCAAACAAGTCATTGCGCGCATTGTGAGTGAAAGAGATGATATTGTATTCTTGTTTATGAATACTGAAAAGTTTATGGATCATCCGAATGTTATATTCATCAATCCGATCTTTGATCGAAATATGATTTCAAATTTTGTTTCTGCCTGCGATGCCATGCTTCATGGAAGAAATCTTGGAGAATCATTTGGACTGGCAATTGCTGAATTCTTATATCACAACAAACCAGTTCTTGCATGGGAAGGTGGCTTTGATCGCAATCATGTCAACTGGTTGAGCAATTATGATTTGCTCTATAAAGATGAATCCGATTTGTATGCAAAGATCGTCAACTTCAGAGAAAGAGACAAGACGGTCGACTATTCTAAAATCGTCGAGCAGTTCACCCCAGCAAACGTCATGAGAGTCTTCCATGATGTATTCTTGTCATCGAACCGATAGGCTATCTGAGCCGTTTTCTCTTCCTACCCCAACCCTATCCCTTCCCTCGGAGGTCGCCGCTCTCCGAGGCTCTCGCTCGGCGAGAGGAGAGACGTAAGTTATTGATTTTATTCAGGTTTTTTACACAAAACCACGTGGGTTTTTCACACTCGTAAGTTATTGATTTTATTCGGGTTTTTAAACTTGCCTTTTTCACTCATTTCAGCGACAATAGTCTTATGGGATGGGAAATTGGTCCCCCCGATATAGGAAGGAATATTATTATGGGTTTCACTCTAAATCAAATGAAGGCGAATCTGGCTCGTGAGCGTCAGGTTGTGAAGGATATGATCTCTGCGATGAAAGAGACTCGCAAGGCGATCAAGGTATCGCGACAGATGCAGAGTGCTCTCCGCGCTGAGATTCGCCGCGAGATGCAGATTAATCGCGTCGTGAAGGAAGATCATCGTCGGGCTGTGAAGGAAGCACGTGCGGCGAAGCGAGCCGAGAAGGTTGCTGCTCGTATCGCGAAAGCGGAGGCTCGTCTTCAGGCTCTGCGCGATAAGGCAAACGCGCCGAAGCAGATCCGCAAGAATTATCGCAAAGCCAGCCCTGTGAAGGTTTGGTCGGCGGAAGAAATTGCTGCGCTGAATGCGTAAGTGGTTGATGGAGCAGGGGATTTTCCCCTGCTTTACTTTTGCGATTGTTTATAGTATGATTGTTATTGTCCGTTGTTAATTTGTTATGGAGTTTTTATATTATGGCTAATCCTACTCGTAAGATGATTGAAGTGTATGAGATGTTGAAGGACGGCAAGCCGCTGAAGTTTGACACTCTTGTTTCCCGACTCGGCTGTAAGCCTGTGACTGCGATGGTCTTGATCTGTGCATTGAAGCGTGACTGCAATGCCGATATTGAGACGATCCGCGATGGTCGTAAGGTTGACTCGTATCAGTTGCATAATGCTGCTGCTATTGCGAGCAAGATGGTCGGTAAGGCAAAGGCAACCAAGGCACCGAAGGCTGCGAAGGTTGCTGTGCTGAAAACCAAGACCACTGTGACTCGTAAGTCAAAGGTCGCCGCCGATGAGGTTCCGACTGTAGACGTTGAGGAAGTTGGTGATGATGAACTTGCCTCGTTGAAGGCTGAGTTGGGTCTGAGCGATTCTTACTCTGAGTGAGAGTCGCGCTAACAAAGTGGGGACTTCGGTCCCCACTTTTTTCTACAGGTGAAATATGAGCAAAATTACGACTAGTGATGATGAGTTGCTTGCTATTGAAATGTCATATGGCGAGTTGACTCGAAGATTCGCAGAAGAAGGCATCAATCCATTTGCCTGTGCTGCTGTGATGACCAAGTTAGCATTCATGATCTACAAGACTTCATTGAATGCTGAAGATTATGATACAATGATCAATGAAATCTCTGACAATCGAGATAAGATCAAGTCTTTTACAGAATATGGAAGTTCAGGAAGATTGAACTGATGATCATTTTCATCATTACAATCACTCTTGCTTGGTGGTTGACTAAAATGTTCTGGGGTGACAAAGTCGGAAAGTATAGTTTGTTTCTATATGTTCCAATTGGATTGTTTGGTGCATTTTTAAGTCTTGCCGATGAGAGTGGTAGTGAATTATTCAGTCTCGGATTTGCACTATCATTAATCTTTGCGTTCTGCTTTGTTGCGATTAATGTTCTTGCATTAATCATTATTGCATTTCGTAAAATGGACTGGTCTAATCCCGAACATCAACGAGCATTTTTGCAAGGATTGTTTGGTGCCTTTTCGAAAGGTGGTGGTTCATCTTCTTACTCCAGTGATGGTTATGGTTCATATGTGATACAATATCGTCGTCATGGTAGTTGGATCGATGGTCCTGGATCAAACAACGAAAGTGTTGCTGAGTCCATGTTCGATAATTTCCTTTCCAACGACTCTCGTTCAGAAAATCGCTGCCGTCTGGTTTACAAAGTCAACGGTCGTGTTAAAAGAGTATTGAGTACAAACTAATGAACATCACAAAGATCATAATGTCGTTAGAACCAAAACAACAAACCTTTATCAATCGAAAATCTAACTTAACGTTACAAAATCATTTGAGCACGATTCGTTCTATCGCCCATCACATGACCAATAGAAAATTTAGAATCAACAAAATCTCACCAAGCATCTACACAAATAAGTGTGGTGCATTAATCACTCGAGTCAAATAATGAAACGTCAATGGCGTCTTGCCGATAAAAACAATCATTACTATCATCAATCGCATAATGGATTAATTGTAGGTCATGCGTACAATGTTGTTCATACGATTGTTTGGGGTGCCAAGATTCCAATCAATGCTGCTGAGGAATTGATCCTTGGTCAGTACGTTGAACTTGAATACGCCAAACGTGCAATTGAAGAATATTGGGAAGATAAAGATAGAACTTTAGAGGTGCCACATGAACATCTTCTACCTGGATACGGATCATAAAACCTGCGCGCAACATCATTGCGACAAACATGTTGTCAAGATGATTGTTGAGTATGCGCAATTGCTTTCAACAGCACATCGTATTCTAGATGGCAATCATTATTTCGACAAAAGCAAAAACAATCGCAAGATTCATCGCTGGAAGTTAGATCAGTATCGCGAAGATACGATGTATCATGCAGTGAGTTGGAATCATCCTTCTGCTATTTGGGTTCGTGAGTCTTTCGATCACTACCAGTGGCTCTGGAATATGGCTTCTGAACTCTGTCAGGAATATCGCCACCGCTATGGCGGCGCGAATGATAAGCAGCACAAGTCGTCGTTGGTCATTCAGAAACTCAGTTTCGCTCCTGACAATATTCCTCGAACGGGTATATTCTCTGAGCCTCCGCAAGCCATGCCAGAGGATGTGAAGGTTCCTGGGAACTCGATCGCTGCTTATCATAACTATTATCGAGTCTACAAGAAACGTTTTGCTCGATGGACGAATCGTGAGGTGCCTTCCTGGTATAAATAAAGGTATGCTAGATTTTTATACCTTTTTACTGGAAGAGAAAAGTCAAGGTCGCGGACTCCATGTCTTTGACGTGGACGATACGCTGTTTCACACCACAGCAAAGATTCGCGTAATGAAGGACAATAAGGTCGTTCAGTCTCTCTCAAACTCCGAATATAACACACACAAACTTCCTCCAGGTCACCAGTACGATTACTCGGAGTTTCGTTCTGCAGAGAAGTTCGATACTGAATCGAAACCGAATCAGCGCATGCTCGAAAAGATGCGTCGCCTCCATGATCGCACGAAAGAAACTGGCGGCAAAGTGATTATTAACACCGCTCGAGCAGACTTCGATGACAAAGATCGTTTCCTAGATGCCTTTAGAAAACAAAAGGTAGACATCGATAACATTCATGTCTATCGCGCAGGCAACAAAGGCGAAGGAACAGTTGCGCAAAAGAAAACAGATATTATTCGAAATCAATTGTCAAACGGAGACTTTACTCATGTAAGCCTTCATGATGACAGCGAAGAAAATTTAAACCATTTTCTTGCTCTTAAGAATGAATTTCCAAACGTGAAGTTTGTTGCTCATCATGTCAAGCCAGATGGGAAGTCAAAAAGATATAGTGGGTGAGTTATGCCAATTTATGAGTTTTTGAATACGAAAACAAAAGCGATCGAAGAACATACGATGTCAATTACTGCCTATGATTCATTCAAGGCAGAGAATCCGCACCTAGAAAGATATTACAGTGAAGCACCACTATTCAGTTACAGTGGCACTGGTGATATGGCTGGAAAGAAAACAGATAATACTTGGAAAGAAGTCATGCACAAAATTGCTGAACAGAATCCAATCAGCCCACTTGCAGATAAAGTTTTGAAGAAGAAAACAAAACAAATTAAGACAGAGCAGGTTCTAAAGAAACATAAAGTATTGGGGGGATAATTTTGTCTAAGAAGAAAAATGGAAACTCAAACAGTTACATAGAAATCACTTCAGAGGTTACTGAGAAGAAACCGCCGCGAATCAAAGCAGCGGAATTAAAAAAGTTCGAACCACTCACACCAAATCAAGCAAAGTTTTTCGAGGCATATGCTCGTGGAGATTACTTCACGATGCTCTGTGGTTCAGCAGGTACTGGTAAATCATTCATTGCCTGTTATAAAGCCATTGAAGAAGTCCTCGATCGTTCGTCACCATTTCATCGCATCGTGATTGTACGTTCTGCTGTTCAGTCTCGTGATCTTGGTTTTACTCCAGGATCCGTAGAAGAAAAGATGAGTCTGTATGAACAACCTTATATGCAGATCTGTCATACGTTGTTCGGTCGTCGTGATGCATATGACGCAATGAAAGAATGTGGTCGTATTGAATTCATCTCTACTAGTTTCATTCGCGGTATGAGTTTCGATGATGCTGTCATCATCGTCGACGAATGTCAGAATATGACTTGGGAAGAATTGACGACAATTATGACTCGAGTTGGTCATCGTTCGAAGATTATCTTCTGTGGTGATTACAAACAAACAGATCTTTATCGCAATACCAAAGACAAGAGTGGACTTCGAAAGTTCCACGAAGTTGCCAAGACTATGAACTCGTTTACGAATATCGAATTCACAACAGAAGATATCGTTCGCAGTAGTCTTGTCAAAGACTTCTTGATTGCTGTTGAGAAATATGAAAAGCAAGAAAATACTTGACTTTTACTTGACTTTGTTATACAATAGACTATGTCGGTCATGATAGAGATACTTTATAATGTTTAACCATATACACCATGATTTCCCCAAACTCTTGCAAGAGAACGTCGACGGCACTCGCTGTTACGTCACTCCGACTGGTGAGAGGTATCCGTCTGTCACCACAGTTCTTTCTGATTATGGGAAAGAAGCAATTCTAGAATGGCGCAAGAGAGTCGGTGAAGCCAAAGCAAACGAAGTCTCTCGCAAAGCAACCACTCGAGGGACTAGCGTCCACAAAGCACTCGAGATGTATCTTAAGAATGAGGACATCTCCTCTCTCGAAATGTTACCGAACGTCAAGTCTCTTTTCGTTCGAATGAAGCAAGAAATAGACGCAAAGGTCAATAACATCCATTGCTTGGAAGATCGCCTTTTCTCTCACGAACTCAAACTTGCTGGGACTGTAGACTGTATTGCTGAGCATAACGGGATCCTTTCTGTAATCGACTTTAAGACTTCAGTTCGTCTCAAGAAGAAAGAGAACATCGGCAACTACTTTATGCAAGCCGCTGCCTATCGCCAGATGTTCTACGAGATGACTGGTCTAGATGCCAAGCAAGTCATTATCCTCATCGGCGTTGATACCGCTAATTTTTGCCAAACTCTTGTGGTCAAAGAGGATGAGTTAGAATCACACAAGCAAGAATTGCTTAAATACATCGAGGCATATCGAACCAAGAATAACTTGCCTTTGCTTGTGTAATTTAGTATAATAATCCTATCAGTTGGAGAGTTAAATGAAATGTTTTCCTGCTATCACTGCCACCCTCCTGCTTGGTTGCTCAAGCATCGTAGCAAACGCTCAAAGTACGGAACAAGTGTTGGGTGCAATTGCTGGCGGCGCACTTGGCAGCACTATCGGCGACGGTGATGGTCGTAAGGCTGCGACTGTAATTGGCGCGATTCTTGGCTACAATATGGGTGATCAAGTCTTGAATTCAAATTATCGAGACGAATTCTCGAGATTAGATCATCATGACTTTCGAAGATGGTGTCAACACCGAGTTCCTCATCGATATGATTATGATAGAAATTTGCGCAACCAGTGGATTTCTGGTTGCGTGAGTCGATTGAATCGTCAACAACGTGAACTTGAACGTGAAGCATATGAGGATGGATATTATGGACCTGCCAATTAATGATTATGAATTGAGTGTGATCATCGAAGCACTACAGCGAGATGGTCGTTGGGAATTGCGTGATCGTCTCGCTCTTGTCGAGCAATTGATCAAAGAAGGCAAACCATACAAGAAGATTCTCCGCGAAGAGTATAATCTCGTCGCCTAATAGCCTCTATCAATCATTTCTATTGAATTAAATTATCGCAAAAAGATGCGACAGAGGCATCTTTTGTCATATATAATTACTCGTATAGGTTTCGTATAGGTTTTCATTATACAGGAGTTTGAACATGAAGACAGTTGGAGATAAGGTAAAGAATTTCGCAGTTACTGGTGTCAAGCCTGGTGCTCTCACTCCAGATAATGCTTTTGAAACTATTACAGATCTTTCTTTTGAAGGCAAATGGAAGGTCGTTGTGTTTTATCCAAAGGACTTCACCTTTGTTTGCCCAACAGAAATTGTTGCCTATGATAAGTTGAACAAAGATTTCGCTGACCGCGATGCGGTTCTTTTGATCGGTTCAACAGACAACGAATTCTGTAAGTTGGCATGGAAAAATGCTCACGAAGATCTCAAGAAAACCACTTGCTGGTTCTTTGCTGACACAGCACGCGATCTTGAAGATGTATGGGATGAAGATACAAACAGCCTCGTTCAGCAACTCGGTGTGTTCTACAAGCCAGCAGGTGCTGCTCTTCGCGCAACGTTTATCGTTGATCCAGATGGAATCATTCAGCATGTCACTGTGAATAATCTAAACGTCGGACGCAATCCTGAGGAAACACTTCGTATCCTCGATGCATTGCAGACGGGTGAACTTTGCCAGTGCAATCGTCAGGTTGGTGAAGCAACTCTCTCAAAATAAAGGAAAGAAACTTAAATGAAAAAACTAATCATTGGATTGATGATGTTATCTGCGCCAGCGATGGCTCAAGATCGTGTGGCTCAGTATGACTTTGACAAGGACGGCAAAGTTTCATTTGAAGATGTAAATCGTTACTGCACAGTAACGAGTGGTTTGTTTGAAAGAGCAGACAAAAATCAAGATGGCTTTTTGAGCAACTCAGAAATGCGTCAAGCAAAAGCCTATTTGTTCTCACGCTGCGCAGAAGTACCAAAGGACGCTTAATATGAATTGGGTCAATGTAGTTAAAGAAGGTTTACCAGAATATGCAAAAGATACAAGATTGAATCTTGATGCAGTTCTGCTTCGCAGTTCACTTGACCCTTTGGTTGCGCAAGGATGCGCACTTGCAGCGGCATTCGCTGCAGGAAATTCTCGATTAGCAACAGCAATCGACGCAGAGTTTGAGGATCGTAAGGAAGCCGACGCTGCGTTGACTGCTGCCTCTATTATGGCACAGAATAATGTTTGGTATCCATACATTGAAATGGTAGAAGATCCTGCATTGAAGGGACTTCCTGCATTACTTCGTATGAACGGAATCATCAATCATGGTGGCACTTCAAAGGTCAATTTTGAAGCATACTCTCTCGCTGCCTCAATCGTAGGCAAATGCCAATTCTGTGTCAAGGCTCACTATGATACTCTCAAGAAAGAGGGTATGACAGTTGAGCAACTCCGCGACATTGGTCGAATTGCTGCTGTTGTCAATTCAGTCGCAAAAGTTCTTGCTGGCTAAATAATACTACCTTTTTCTATTATTGGGAGTATAATATGTCTGAAGTGAAACAATATCCATGCGCATGCGGACGCAGTCCGACTGGCTATTGCATTGGTTTGCATGCAATGACATCTGAGCAATACAAGAAGTATCTTGAAGAGCAACAGAAATCATTGAATGAACAGACAAAGCCACAGTTTCTAGTTGATTAATGGTTGTAAACTGACAATTAAAGGTGTTCTGGACTCGGGTTCGACCCCCGACATCTCCACCAAATGCCCATCACCTCTGCATTAATGTACGTGGTGGCTATCTTATGGGGATGAATTTGGCTTCGACAGGGCAAGTAATAACCTGACAGCAACCAGTGAGGCGACTGACTTAATCAGCGCAAACAAAGTAAACGCAAACGACGATTACTTCGAAATGGCTCTCGCTGCTTAATTGCAGTATGAGATTACCAGAGTTGACCGCTTGGTAACAGAAAGGTCTGGGTTGGTGGTGCGAACCACCAACCTTTTCTTTCCACTGCAATAATGGAGGCAACTAACATGAATGCAGTAGATATATTACATAATGTTGAAAAATATTTTGATCGCAATCACAATTTGTTCTGTATGTGGGGTGGATTATTCTCCCTAATATTTTTCGGAATCTTTATCCCATACAGAATGTTGGCAATACAAGAAGCAAATCTTAATGCTCAATTGTCAGCATACCAAACTCAAAATTCATATCTTGCCACTCAGGTCAATGATATGTCTCATGAAATGAAATTTTTGAAACTCAGTTATGACGAAAAGCAAAACGTCATGCGAGAAGTTGATTGCCTTGCAAAAAACATTTACTTCGAGGCAAAGGGTGAACCACGCGCAGGTAAAATTGCCGTGGCTGAAGTCACAATGAATCGTGTAAAGAGCAAGCAATTCCCTCGTTCTGTTTGTGCAGTAGTTTATCAAAAGACCAAAGGCACTTGCCAATTCTCTTGGGTGTGTGAGGGAAAGAAAGTAATTCGCAATCGTGCAGCATGGAAAGAGTCTTTGCAAATTGCTGAGACTATATTGATTTTAGACAGGAAGTACGGTATAATTGGATCTGCAAAGTATTTTCACGCAGACTATGTTGATCCATCTTGGGCAGAGAAAAAGAAACTGATTCGCAAGATTGGCAATCATATATTTTATCATTGAGGCTTTATGAGAATTATTGAAGACGTTAAGTTGGACTATAAAGATGTCCTCATCACTCCGAAACGTTCTAACCTTTCTTCAAGAAGCGAAGTAAATCTAGAAAGAATATTCACTTTCAGAAGTGGCAACAGTTGGAAAGGCGTTCCAATTATTGCTGCAAACATGGATGGTATTGGCACTCTAGAGATGGATTTAGAGTTTGCCAAACATAATTGTATGGTTGCTTTGACCAAACATTATGGTGAGTCTGAATTAAACAGTCACTTTGCGCGAAGATTAGACAGTAGCATCTATTCTCTTGGCACTTCTGGCGAAGATTTAAAGAAATTCGATGAAGTGTATAATATCGTCGGAAATCGAAACATGAGAGTTTGTATTGATGTTGCGAATGGTTATACACAAGCCTTTGTAAATTTCGTTCGTCATTTTCGCGATCGTTATCCTTATGTTGTATTGATGGCAGGTAATGTTGTCACACCAGAAATGACAGAAGAACTAATTATCGGCGGTGTTGACATCGTGAAAGTTGGTATTGGTCCTGGCTCTGTTTGCACTACACGCAAAAAGACAGGCGTCGGCTACCCGCAGTTGAGTGCAGTGATTGAGTGTGCGGATGCTGCTCATGGTCTCAAGGGTCATATCATAGCGGATGGAGGGTGTTCCGTTCCTGGGGACGTTGTGAAAGCATTTGCTGCGGGAGCCGATTTCGTGATGCTTGGTGGAATGTTGGCAGGTCATAAGGAAGGCGGAGCGAGTGCACTGGGCGGAAATAAATTCTACGGAATGAGTTCTGATACTGCAATGGATCTGCATAATGGTGGTGTTGCCAATTACAGAGCATCTGAAGGCAAGACTGTAGAGATTCCATATCGCGGTGAGGTAAAACGAACTATGCAAGATATTTTGGGTGGATTACGTTCGGCATGTACTTATGTGGGAGCAAGTGAATTGAAAGAGTTGAGTAAGCGCACAACGTTTGTTCGTGTGACTCAGCAGTTGAACAATTCCTTGAGTGAATATGAGATCTAATATGGCAAGTCGCGAAGAAAAAAATAACTTTTCTATGATGATCATGAATTTGGCGATTCAAGAAAAGATTGATCACATGGATGCAATCACTTCATACTGCGAGCGTAACAATCTTGAGATTGAAGTTGCTGCAAGTTTGATCAATGATTCTCTAAAGAGTATCATTGAAGGTGAAGCAATGGAGTTGAGATTCTTGCCGCGAGGAAGTCGATTGCCTCTATGAATGGATACGATTTGTATTGCATCTATCAAGCCATCAAGTTGCATTTCACTTCAGAGAGTTATAACTTCTTTCAATATGATGGCAAAACTCGAGTATCAGTAGATGCATTTCAAAAACGCCGTGACAAGTTTCTATTCCACCGCCTTGCGCGCAAGTATCGCGACGATGAGATGGTTCCATTTCTGGTTGCTAATTTTGTACACAGTGATGATAACTGGACCAAGTCATTGCTTGAAGACCAGGCTGAAGAAACTTATCGGTATTGGAAACGAACCACCGATTCCATGAGCAAAGTATATTTGGAAGATCTGCAGAAGATTTGTCCAGATCCAAAAGAGTTTAACAATTTATTTAAAGTTGAAGATGGACAATTTCCAAAATTGTTAGTCGCATTCCTCCAAAAAGATGTAACGATTGAGACTCTTGTGATTCTTAATAACATCTTCAACTTTATACAAATTTGGGACAAGAAGATTTCAGATGATATCATCTATCCCAAAGTGTCAAGAAAGGTGCGCAAGTATGGTGCTTTTCTTGCGGTGAACGTTGACAAGTATAAGCAATTGACAAAGGAAACTTTACTTGCTGACGAAAATACTATATAATGATGTTGTGATGATGAAAAAAGTGGACAAGTCGATATACATTAATACTACGCTATACGGAGAATACAAATGAGTCTAGCAAATCTAAAGAACAAGAGTTCTTCTCTTGATAAGTTGAAGAAGGCAGTTGAGCAATCCTCTGCTGGTAACGGTGGTGGCAAGAACGTTGATGAGCGTTTTTGGCAACCAGAAGTTGACGCTGCTGGCAACGGATACGCAGTTATCCGTTTCCTCGATACGCCAGCCGTTGACGGTGAAGATGGTCTACCGTGGGTACAAATCTGGTCACACGGTTTCCAAGGTCCAGGTGGTTGGTACATTGAGAATTCTCTCACTACACTTGGCAAGACCGATCCTGTTTCTGAGTACAACACTGTTCTGTGGAACTCAGGTATCGAAGCAAACAAAGAAATTGCTCGCAAACAAAAGCGCAAGTTGACGTACATTGCAAACGTTCTTGTGATCTCTGACGCCAAGCGTCCGCAAAATGAAGGCAAGGTTTTCTTGTTCAAGTTCGGAAAGAAAATTTTCGACAAGATCAAGGAGCAACTTGAGCCGCAGTTTGCTGATGAGACTCCAATGAATCCGTTTGACTTCTGGAAGGGTGCGAACTTCAAGGTCAAGATTCGTAACGTCGAAGGCTATCGCAACTATGACAAGTCGGAGTTTGAGGCTCCTGCTGCATTGTTGAATGGTGATGATGCGAAGATTGAGCAGGTTTGGAAGTCTGCATATTCACTCAAGGATTTCCTGAAGCCTGAAAACTTCAAGACCTATGATGAACTTAAAGCGAAGTTGGACAAGGTTCTTGGTGCTGGTGGCGTGTCTGGCGCAACCGCCAAGCGAGTTGATGATGAGGAAGCAGCCGCTCCTGTCATTCGCTCTGCTCCAGCCAAGAAAGTAACTGCTGAAGAAGTCAGCGTCGATGATGACGATATGGCATTCTTCGAGAAACTTGCTGCTGAGTAATTTCGATTAGAAAACCGTAGATGTTTTCAGGGGGACTTCGGTCCCCTTTTTTTATCTTCCATAACCAATGTATTGTGGGTGATTAGAGTCTGCACCAGCAAGACGATTGAAAGTATTTTCGTTACTGAATACTCTTTCAGTTTTTGCGTCTGCTGCCTTTGCAGTGATTGTTCTATTGTTATTGATTACAATTGGTGCTGACGATTTCTTTTCTTCTGTTGAACTCTTATAATCATCAAGCATTTCTGAGAAAGCATCTAAATCGTCTTTCTCTTTCTTAGCATTTAAAATTTGTTGTGTGTCAGATGTAATTGGGTTCATCGAAGATTCATCTAAATCTGCTGCAGATGATTCTTCGAGCGATGCATCATATTCATTTTCTCGCATCTTGACTTGTTTTAAAATTTCTCCTGCATTATCTCCGCCATAAAAGTCAGCATACAATCGTTTAAATCTTTCCCATGGGTTATTACTTTCCTCTTCTTCATTTTTTTCTTTCATATCACTAACATCTTTATACACTTTTTTACAATATGATTCTTCTTCTCGTTTCCCACTTACTAAGATATCTTCTATATCTTCTTCGTCAGTCAATCCCTCAACATCAATGCTTTCAATTTCTTCAGAAAGATCATCGATATTTTCGTCTTGGGTTTTTCCAATTACAGTAATATCCTCAATCTCATCATAGATGTCATCTAGAGTATCATCTTGCGTCTTACCAATGACTTTTATTTCTTCAATCTCATCATATATGTTATCTAACGTTTCATTGAATTTGTCATTAATGTATGATGGTGTAGGTTGCTCTGTGTCATCAGTCGGTGTTTGAACAAAATCTTGTTCTACTAATGAATCTATAATTGGTTGAACAAATGGTTCAACTTGTGTTTGTTCTAGAACTGGTTCTTCCTGCGCACTATTTGGCTGAATGTTTTGCAGAAAGTCCCACGTACCATCATTGAAATTGAAATCTAAACCTTCCAATCCAGCTAATGTTCCAGTGTCTGTTGTTGACAATGCAGCTGCAGCATTTTGCATTGTTGGATCTTGTGCACCAGAATTAAAGGTTTTTCTCATTGCCTCTTGAATGTCCTCTAAATTAGAGAACGATTGAGGCATTTGACTCGGGTCAAATTGAATGTCTTGTTTTGAATATGTTGGTTCTTCAGCCTTCTCTGGCATCTCACCCAACCTTTCGTCGATTGCAGATGAAATCATATCGTTGATCATCTTTGTGTCTGTACCAACCGCATCTTTCATCATTTGAGATGCATCAGGCTTAAACATGTCAACTAGATCAGCTGATGCAAACGTTCCGCCACCAAATCGTTTGGCAAATCCGTTTTTTAACTGATCACCTTTTTTTGCAAAAGGAGACATAAATTCTGATCGATCAATCATTTATTCTTTCTCTGTAATTGTCGTTCTCTTATCTTATCATTTTCTTCTTTCACATGTTGCGCCACTAATGCAACATATGTCGCTCTTTCCCACGGGAGCATATTTTCGAGTTCACTTAAACTATATCCATGATGCTGCATTAATGCAAAATTAGTCATATAATATGTTTTCAAACTCTCATTACGAAGGCTTATACGAAAAAATCGAGGAGACCCTCCAGTTTGATGGTATGGTTTCTATCACACTTACCACAAACTAATTCATTCTTATATCTTAACATTGGCATCTCTAAGAAAAAGTTTTTAATTTTCTTGAATTGCTCAGTGGTTAAATTGTTTATGAATTCATCAAACTCGCCTTGTTGCATCTCATTAATATTATACACCTGATTCTCATCGTAAAGATACTCAGTACATTGCTTGATAATTTCTGTTGGAGCATCTTTTGTGTTGAGTTTCTCAACTAATACTTTAGAGATTTCTATTGTCGGATATCTCAATTTAATTCCAACATTGCTTGTTAACGGAACCAAACTGTTTGAGGGTTTATGTTCATATGCAACTTTAAGTAAGTCAATATCAAGCTGCATCTTTCCTTTACACTTCTTATTCTTATCCACAATATTTTCACAAACGTATTCTAATGAAACAATTTCTCCAATTGATCTTGCTCGTAGATTCAAGAACAAATATTCAATCTCATATAATGGTAAAGACTCAACATCTATCTGATCAACAACACAATTGTTGACAATTTGTTTAATTGCATCAAGACTTGTCTCATAATCTCTGGACTCTAAAGCCATCAAAAGAATTTTTTCTTCTTTGACAACAAAAGGGCGAAAGGTTATGTCTTTGCCTAGAGATTCTAGTTTAAGTTTAAATGTTGGTAAATCAATTTTTGGTATAGCCATAAATCACTCCATAGTTATCGTGGGTCGACGTTTCTTCTTCCTCGACCCACCACATCAATGCTCGTCAAGACTTCTCTGTCACTTGTTGTTCCTCTGACATCAATATCTGTCAAAACCTCATTTCCATCACCAGTTCTTCCAACAACATCGATACCAGTAAGAACTTCTCTGTCTGCTGCTCTTCCAACGACCTCAATATCTTCAAGGACTTCTGGTGCCTCGTTATCATTTCGTTCATATCGGTCTGCATTGAAACTTCTCCAGTAACGATATGAGAAGTTGACATCTATTCTTACTGCTTCTTGCTCAGCCCATGATCCCTTTACTTCACTCACAGCAATCGGAAATACTTCATATAATCTCACTCCATATGAAATCCTATTTCCATCTTCGGAGATTTGATACACATCAATTTCTCCGATGTAATCATCTCTATATCTAAAGTCGAATTTATTTTCTTTTGGATTGATATAATTCAACCAAGCATCAAAGAAGGTTTTTTGACGCATATCATCATCAACTAAGAATGTGGTTGAGACATCTTTATACTCAGAACGAACTGGGATGTTCATTTTTGGTCCACCCAAGTAAAGATCGTTTGTGAGTATCTCATATCCTGGAATCAAAACAGACTCAGCATAGTATGTGAGATAATTATCTTTATTTTTATAATTCAGAATGTTGACTAGTTCTGTTGGTGGCTTGATTACAATGGCAATCTTATTGAGTCGTGAAAATCCGCTCTTTCGAACCTCTGAGAGAAAGTTGTTGATGTTTAGTGTTTTTCTTGGATTGAGCGCCATTAACCAAAACTCCTCATTCGTTCAACTGGAAGAAATACTGCAGTCTCCCAGAAGTTTGGTTCTACATATATCAGTGGTGAAACTAGTTGATCATAAAGATATCTTCTATAGCAACTTCGAACAGCACCAGAGAATTGGCTCATGTTGGATAGGAGATCATAGGACAATAAAAATCTTGTAGAATCGTCATATTTATCGTTGTTTAAGAACATCGACAATCCATCCAGAATACTCATTCTTTCTCCTGGACCTAGAAAGTGTAGATTGATGCCAGCGAACCCATCACCATCTACAACCATTGGAAGAACTAGAGGAAATTCATCCCATTGCGAGAGTCTTTCTTTTGTGAGTGGATCATATCGAAAGAAGAACATTCTTCCAACTGCAGCGAATGCAGTAACTCGCTTTGCATCGTTCAGAATATTAGATCTATTGGATGGAATTGAGGCTTTGGCTACCATGCCTTGTATGAACTTTTTGGCTTCTTCAGTTCTTGGCTTGATCCCTTTCTTTGCCATTCCCTTTTCAATTTTTTCGAGTAGTGCTCCCATCAGATTCCTAATTCATCCTCTGTGATTAGACTAAATCTCCATTTTCTATCCATACAGTATTCATTTGCTGCCTTCCACTTTGCTTCGTTCACACCCCAAGTTGCAACTTCTTGGATGTATTGCTTTGTGATACGACTCTTTGGTTTAGGAGGAGATGCTTGACTCTTTGGCTTAACTTCTAGAATCATACTTTCTTCTAGACCATTTCTATTCTTAACTTTCACGAAAAAGTCTGGAAAGTACCGATGCCATCTTCCATCTACTGGGGATAAATAAGGAATAACGATCTCTTCGTTCGACCATCCGATTACACTTGGATTTTCATCCAGATGCACCATGACTCGGCGTTCCCATAACGATCGATACCAAATGTTCGTATGGTCACCTAAATATTTACTGATGTTTTTCGGACTGTATTTGCCGCTGTATGCCATCAATTATTTATAGGAAATCTCAATGACCGAAGTATTAGAGAACATCGACGTCATAGGTCGACGACCTGGAGTCGATCGAAGAGGCGATGAAGTCTTGACAGATATTAATGTCATTGGAAGAACTCCTGGTTCTGCTCCGCGAGATGCAGAACTTTTAGAAGGCATCGATGTAATTGGAAGATCTAGATCAAAATCTGAACCAAAGCATTTAAGATATCCACTTAATATGACTGATCCGAGTGGTGGTTTTAAGAATGCAGTTCGTTTCGTTGCATATGCACAGCGCAGATCGTTCCTAGATGACCCAAATGAAACACCATCTTTTAAAAATCCGCCAGATCAATTTGATCCTGGAAGACCAAGAAAGTTTCCTGTAACTCAAGGTGCGTTTAATACTTCTTTTTTGTTTAGAAGTTCACTAGTTCAATCTTCTAAATTTAATATCGGTACAGTTACAGAAGATTTGATTGGAATTGGAGCAAATGGAATCGAATTTTTTACTGGTGGTCGCGACATTTCCTATGGACAAAGAACAGTTGAATTAGACAGTTCAATCACTTTGTATATGCCTGATACAGTAATCAATCAAGACAAACATGATTATCAATCAATTTCTATTAATCAGGCTTCAGGTAGAGCAGGACTATATTCCGCAGGATTTCCTGCTGCTTTAGGTGGACTTGGATCTGCTTTAGGAAGAACAGAAGTATTTGCAGAGCTGGCTGGAAGAGCAGGAATATTTGGGACACGATCAACTGAAGCGATTCTATCAGGACTCGGTTATGCATTAAATCCGATGCTTGAAATGACATACGGTGGAACGCAACCAAGATCCTTCTTGTTCCAATTTAGATTTGCTCCAAGAAATTTAAAAGAAGCAGAAGAAGTTAAGAAAATCATTAAGACCTTCAGATTCCATTCACACTCTGAGAATGCTGGTGGACAGGGCACAGCTGCAGAAGGTAGCGGAACTCGATATTTGGTTCCACCAAATCATTTCGAAATTCAGTTCCTTCGTAGAGATAGCACAGGAAAATTTGTAGAAAATTTAGCGATGCCTAGAGTTACGACATGCATGATAGCCTCGATCAACACAAACTATGCAGCGCAGTTAGATACCTTTGCAACACACCAAGACGGCACTCCAGTTTCTATAAGCCTTGATCTTGAATTTATAGAAAGCGTCGTTCTCACTAAAAACGATATTAAGAACGGTTACTAATGTCTTATTTCTCAAAATTTCCAAGAGTATTATACTCTATCAATAAAGAAGGAACAAATGCAAAAATTGTTCCAGATATGCTCGCTAGAGTTAAATTTATCGACTCTATTCTGTCAAATCAAAGTTTATTTTTTAAATATGAAGTAAAGGGTGAAGAAACAGCAGAGCAAATTGCGAACAGAGTTTATGGAAATCCTGAGAAACATTGGATTCTTTTTCTTGTCAATCAAATCATTGATCCTCAATTTGATTGGCCACTAGGTCCATATGACTTTGAAAAATATATCAAACAAAAGTATGGATCAATTAATGTAAGTTTGAGCACTGCGGAGTCGTATGCAACTCCAGGAACCTATTATACTGCAGGTGAGATTGTCTATCAGGGGGCATCTACTTACGATAAATCAACAGCAGATGCAACAATTGTCGCCTATGATTCAACAAATAAAGTTTTAAAATTAAAATTTCCTTCTCAGATGTTTGCAAATGGTAGCACCATTAAAGGTGTAACTGCTAACTCGGCAGCGCAAACACATACTGTTATTGCAATCACAAACAACTTAGATGGATACCAGTGGGCTGTTAACACTGTAAGTCATTATGAAGTAACAGAGACAAAAACAAACTCAGATGATCCAACATTTTCTGAAGTCAAAAAGTATAGAATCACAGCAAATGGATTTAATTACTCAACAAATACTGTAATTGCTCTCAACACAAATACTTCTTATTCGAATACATTTAATGTTGTAAGTTCAGTGACTGGCGGAAATGCTCAAATGACAATTGCAACAACAGTTTCTCCTGTATCATATTATGATTATGAGGTTGAATTAAACGAAGAGCGAAGAAAAATTATAGTGCCACAGTCTTCAATAATCGGTGCTATTGAGAATCAATTTAGTTCATTAATGCTGGCAAAATAATATGAAAGATGTTAATTCGAGCGGAAGATCAGCTGGTGATGGTCTGTACTCTGAGTATGATTTTTCTTTAACAGAATTAAAGTTAATCAATTGTCTTGGGGTTAACATTGACGTCGATTTCGTTTTTCAAGAAATAAATTTATACGAGGATCTGTTCAACAATGTCATCAGTGGTGATGCGACTCTTGTTGACTCAAATGATTTGCTAAACAGATTGAAGATGCACGGAAACGAATTTATTTCTGTCGCATTTAGCACACCTGGAATGCAAAGGTATCAAAAAGTTTTTAGAATCTACAAGATAAGTGATTATACTTTGCGTGGAACATCAAATGCAACTTTTAAATTGCATTTCTGCTCTGAAGAATTCATGTTGAATCAACAATACTACATCTCCAAATCATTTAAGGAGAGTAGACTTTCAGATATTATTAAAATTATTTCTAGAAATTTTTTAAAGATTTCTCCAGAAAAACTAACCGATGATAACATCGAGCAATCAAGCCTACTAATTAATCCAGAAAAAAGTCCTCTAATTGTTCCAAACTTAAGACCATTTGAGGCTATCAATTGGATTGCATCCTTTGCAATAAATCCAAAAGATTTATCTCCTGGATACATGTTTTACGAGAACATCAATGGCTTTAATTTTGTTTCCTTGAGCAGTTTATATTCCAGACCAGCAAAGAAAACAATTTATTACTCACCAAAAAATCAAAACTTCTTAGAATCCATCGGATCAAGACATGATAAATTAGATGAGATGGAATTTAAACAAGTATTTGATGTTTTGGATAGCATGAATAATGGAGCATACGCATCTGAACTATTGAAACTTGATATTATGAATCGAACGACTGAATACGAACAGTTTGGTGTGAATCAGTCATCTCTTAAACTGTTGAATGAATATTTGCCGTATAGTTACGCAAAAAATAGAATGGGCAATTCTTTAAATCAGGCTTCTGGTTATGTTCGCATGTTTCCTAAATTTCAAGACATGCTCACAAGTAAATGGTTACTTTCGCGTGCTGCTCGAATAGCTCTCTTAAATAACACAAGATTGCATGTTGATCTGCCAGGGGATAGTTCGTTGTCAGTCGGCGATATTGTGAATGTCAGTTTGCCTAAAAATGATGCACAAACAGATCCAAATAATATCAAAGAAGACAATATGATGTCAGGAAGATATCTAATCACTGGAATACGTCATCAACTTATTGAAAATTATTACTATTGTCATGCAGAGCTTTGCAAAGACTCAGTGAATGTCAATATAGGATTTAACCCACAATTTAATTCTGCGTGGAATTTGGTAATTAACTCATGAAATTAAGAAAGAATTTTATTGGACAAGACGGATTTCAATGGTGGATTGGCGTCGTTGAAGATCGCAATGATCCAGAAAAGATTGGAAGATGTCGTGTTCGCATCTTTGGAATACACACAGATGATACTGTTGCAATCCCAACAGAAGATTTACCATGGGCAATTCCAGTATATTCTGTCAATAACAACGAATCATTCTCTGCACCAAAAGAAGGCGAGTATGTTGTTGGGTTTTTCCTTGATGGATCATTCGCTCAATCACCAGCCATTCTAGGAGTTCTTCCTGGAATTAATAAACAAAATCCTCCAGATGGTCGCGGATTTGGTGACGTTAGAGATGCAAGTAAAATAAGAAACTCACCAAGAAAACCATCAGCCATTGATTATCCTGAGGCTAGAACTGGAACAGAAAATCCAGTGAGTGCGAATATTATTAATGATGGAATCGGATTATTGAAAATCATTGAGAATAGTATCAAATTGCATGTTCCATTGTCTTTAAAAGCCAAACAGTCTCTTACAGAAAGTGATCAGAGTATGATCGGATATGATCATCAGTTTACACAACAAGAATTACGACAAGGTTATGTTTCAATCAGTTCTTTTGAGACAGTGCCAATTTATGGTATTAATGGAATTGACACTGTTATAACACCACAACAAGCAACAGCACTTCTTCGAATTGATATTAACAACTCTATAAATCGCGCTCGAAGTTCAATTAGCGATGGTGTTTGGAACGGATTAAACGTTGCTCAAAAAGCAGGTTTGGCGTTTCATGCGTATCACATCGGTCTTAATGTGGATTTTGAGAGAATCGGTGTTCGTTCTGCAATCACTTCTGGCGACCTCGTTAGAGCAGCTCAGTTAATCAGTTCCGATAAACTCAAATCTTCAACTGGGAAATATCTGATCAGTGAAGATTCGCTGTCACATATTGCTGCTAATCTATTCAAATCAATTCCAAAGTCATCATTGGCTGAGCAAAGAAGAAATACTTTAACAAAAAGAAATCCAATCTCAGCTGCAGGGGCTGGACTTGGTGTTCAAATTCACGAATCAGATTTATCTGCAGATTCAGATGCAAAATCTCTAAAGTATCCGCTTCCAGAAGAGCAAGGCAAGCCTTCATTGAATGATTTTGCAACCTCATTAGAAAAGAGCGTTACACAAAAATTCCGAGAGCGATCTTCAATCATTGCAATTGGAGCAAATGATCAATCATGGTCAGAACCTGCCTCTCCATACATAGCTGAATATCCATATAACAAGGCTATGGAAACAGAATCTGGTCATGTGTTCGAACTTGATGATACTCCTGGAAGTGAGCGTGTTCATCTAGCGCATAGATCTGGAAGTTTTGTTGAATTTTATCCAAGTGGAACTAAAGTAGAAAAAGTCGTCAAGAGTAATTATAGAATTGTTCTCAACGATGATTATCTTTATGTTGCAGGAAAGGTTAATATTGTCTTAGAATCTAACGCTCATATTAAAGTCGTTGGTGATTGTTTCTTGCAAGTCGAGAATAATCTAGAGGCAAATGTGAGTGCAAATATGAATGTATCGGTTGGTGGCGCATTTAATATGCGAGCCAATACTCTGCACTTCGACATTGCAAATACATCGACAATCACTGCTAATAATCAATACATTTCAGTTGATGATAAACTTATTATAAATTCGAATACTTCTAACATATCAACTGCGAATGATTTCACTCTTTACTCTAAATCAAATCAATACTTCAACGTTGCGAATACGATTCATTATAGATCTGGAAACGTGGCGATCCAATCCTCTGGAAATATCTCAATCAACAGTGTAGGAAATGGATACTTCACTTCAAGTAATGTTCTTCACCTAAAAGGAAGTTCAACTCGAGTCACTGGATCCTCTGTTGAGATTAATGGATTGTTAAATGCTGGTGCGACCAATATGGAAGCGACAGGATATGATTCGAACGGGGATTCTCATGTTCTATCTGTAGCAGGCAGCGGAGGAATTGCTGCATTGATACCAGATCCTTCCTTAACTCGCATGCCTGCGATAGATGCAAATGGTATTGTTTACTTGTATCATGAAGATAAAACGAACAAGGATAGAATGAGAAGAAATAGCAGTGAAGAGCAATTTGTTCTAATCGAAATCGCTGATCAGTTCCAAATTAATGTAAATCAAGTGCAAGAAGTTGTAAATGCGACATCTTATCTTGAGAAACCAATTAAATTAGGAACTCCAACTGATACACAAAAACATCTAGAACCAGATAGAATCTTTAGATTTAAAGACTCGATAACAGAAGAAAACAATAAGTTATTAAGAGATTATCTTGCAAATCCTTATGCATATTCTTCACCATATTCAAACGTTAAGAGATTTATTGCACCACCATCAACTTCAGGCTCTGATGTGATCTTTAATGATGTTGTGGGAGAGAGTTTGATTGTGATTAATGATGGTGCGGATATATCTGCTTGGCTGAGAAAACAATTAGTTCTCGCAGCAAACGGTTATTGGAGAGAAACTGGTGTTGAAATTTCTGGTAGAATCGAACCGTCGAATCCAAATATCACTGATCTCTGGAGAAATCTCGGATTCTCTAGAGAATTTTGGAATTTGAGCGATCAATCGAGATGGGCAATCGCATTCGTCAACTTCGGATTGAAACAGAATGGCTATCGATATGTTCAGACTCCAAATCCAAGAGATCTTGAAATTCGAATCGATGATTATCGTTTCACTCGTGTTAAGCCATCAGATGCTCAGCCTGGAGATGTTGTTTTGTGGAATAATGACCATACCAACTTCGTTTATGAAAACATAAATGGATCTCTAACCTTTATCGGAGGATCTCAACCACCGTATAACGGTAATATCGGTGATGGTCGCATTGGTGACGTCTCTCTTGTCAGCAGCGGAGGTGCGCAAATTGTTGCAATTCTTCGTCCGTCTAAGACATAAATAATCATTTAGAGGACTCATAAATGGCAAGAGCTGTTCGCGTTTATTCTGATCTGGATCTAAAGTTCACAAAACATCCTGTGACTGGAGATGTTGCACTCAAATTAAACGAAAACGCCATTATTGCATCGGTTAAAAACATTGTATTGACGAATAAAGGAGAACGTCGGTTTACTCCTTTATTTGGTTCCGATGTGTTTTCGCAGTTATTCGAACCTCTCGATGACATGACTGCTATGAACATTAGAGAAGAAATCCTCACAAGTATTACAAATTTTGAGCCAAGAGTAAAAGTAGATTATGTAAGTGTATCGCCTAATTTTGATGCAGATGGATTCGATGTTACGATTCGATTCTACTTACTAAACTCTATAAGACCAGTCACAACGGCTATATTTTTGCAAAGGTTAAGATAACATGGCAAATGTCGAAAGTAAACTCGTTATTTCAGAACCAGATTTCTTTACAATAAAGGCGAGTCTCAAGAACTTTTTGAAGTCTCAGAGTACGTTTGCAGATTACGACTTTGAGGGATCAACTTTATCTCAATTGATCGATCTATTGTCATATAATACTCATTACCTATCATTCTATATGAATATGATTGCAAATGAGTCGTTTTTAGATACCGCCGCACTGAGAGACTCTGTTGTTTCTCATGCGAAGATGTTAGGATACACTCCTTCTTCCATTCGCAGTGCTCAAGCAAAAATCGATTTAAGTTTCACATTGGCAAATAATCCTGGAGTTGGATCCATCACTTCGCTAACTCTTCCGAAGTTCACACGATTTGCATCATCAGCAATTGATGGCGTCAATTATATCTTCACAAATTTAGATGAAGTCACTGTAACTAAATCAAATAATGCATTTACCTTTGCAGATCTAGAGATTTATGAAGGCAATCCTGTTTCTCAGGTTTTTGTATACAATGAGCTGATCAATCCTCTTCAAGAATTTAAACTTCTAGATCAAAACATTGACACGTCAACTCTTGAAGTGATTGTGCAAAATTCAAGTTTAGATTTAACACAAGAAACATATACTCTTGCAACAGATTCAACAATCTTATCTCAAACAAGTAAAGTTTATTTCCTAGACGAAATCACTAATGGAAATTATAAGATTTATTTTGGAGATGATATTCTTGGAAAGAAACTTTCTGATGGAAATATCGTTATTGTTTCTTATGTCGTAAGTAAAGGCGCAGAAGCAAATAAAGCAAAAGGATTTAGATTGATGGATTCTGTTGGTGGCTTAACTGAAGGCACCATCGTCGTTGATCAAATTGCTTTGGGCGGTGCCGCTGCAGAGTCAATCGAGAAGATTAAAAATATCGCACCAAAATCATATGCCTCAAATGGCAGAGCGATAACTAAGAACGATTATATTGCATTGATTCAACAAAGATACCCTGCATTCGAATCAGTAAACGTTTGGGGTGGTGAAGAAAATATTCCTCCAGTTTATGGTAAAGTGTTTGTTTCAGCTAAACCTGCAGCTGGATACGAAATTTCTAGAACAGAAAAAGACTATATCATTAATACAGTTATTGATCCAATTAGTATTTTGACAGTGACGCCTGAGTTCGTTGATCCAGATTATAACTTCTTAAATTTAAATGTAAAAGTTACATATGATCCGACTGCAACGACTTTAACTCCAGGCGAACTCTCAACTCTTGTTCGTGATAAAATTAATGGATATGCAAATACCTACTTGGATCAATTCAATTCATACTTTAAGATCTCAAGATTAATGCATGAAATTGACATGGCACATCCATCAATTGTAAGTAATGATGTTGACGTTAAGATCGAAAAACGACTAACACCAATACTTGGTACATCTAGAAGTTACGTCATCAAATACTACACTGAATTAAAACGTTCAACAGGTGCTGATAGAATCAGTTCAAGCCCTGCATATACTGCATATGACAACGAAGGCATCTTGCGCGAATTCTACTTTGAAGAAGTTCCATTGTCTTCTACTGGTGTCTCTTCAGTTCAAGTTGTTCTTGGTGGTTCTGGATTAACAACCACGCCAAGACTTGACGTTATTGGTGATGGTATCGGTGCTGAACTTGAGGCTATTGTAACAAACGGAAAGATTACAGCAGTCAATGTTAAAAAGCCTGGTGCGGATTATACGACTGCAGCAATTAGAGCATATGATCAAGATAATAATTTATTGACAAATATTATCTTAAAACCAATCGTGGAAAACACGACTGGCAGATTAAGATCTTACTATTTCGATAATAATAACATCAAAGTGATTTATTCTGATTCTGCAGGTGTGATCGACTATATTACTGGAACAATTACTCTTACGCAATTTAGCCCAATCGATGTTAGAGATAATTTTAAAATCTTGAAGTTCTATGCAACCCCAAAGAACACTCTGTTTAATTCTGCTCGAAATACAATCATTACACTAGACATTGACAATCAATCTCAAGTTTCAATTGATATTGTTAAAGTAACCTAATATGTCGACATTGAATAAAGTATCAACGTTAATTGAGTCTCAACTTCCTGAGTTTATTCGCTCAGAGTTTCCCACATTTGTTGAGTTTCTACAAAAATATTATGAGTTCTTAGAGCAACCTGGAAATCCTACTTATGAAATTAAGTTATTCCAACAAAATCATGATGTTGATTTAACTCGTGAGAGTTTGCTTTCTTATTTCAGAACAAAAGTTCTTCCTTCATTTCCAGAAGAATCTCAATTAAGCACAGAAAGAATTATTAAAAGTGCAAGAGATTTCTATGCTAAAAAAGGAACTCCTGACTCTTTTAAGTTTCTATTCCATGTTTTATATGATAAAGATCTAGAAATCTTTTTCCCAAAACTTCAGATTTTTAGAGCATCTGACGGTAAGTGGGTATTACCTCAAGCATTCCGACTAACAATATCTCCTGGCAACCAATCAGTTGATTTGAATGCATTGAAAAATAGAAAAGGTATTGGCACAATATCTCGCGCAACTTGCATCATTGAAAGAGTTTATAGATCATATGATGCTGGCACAAATACTGAAATTTATGAGGCTTATGTTTCTGGCGTTACAAGACCATTCGTAAACGGTGAGACATTAGATATTGAATATGTTGATACTAATGGAACAAAATTAGTTTTCACTGAAACGATTATCGGCAGTTTGTCAAATGTTCGTATTAATCCTCGAAAGAGAGGCAGAAGATATGTTACTGGCGATCCTGTCGTAATTTACGGTGGATTGGATCCTGGTCTCACATCAAGACAAAAAGCAGTTGCATATGTTAATAACGTAACGAGCGCAAGTATTGACTCAACAACCATTGTTCGAAGAGGTTATGGTTTTAGAATCGCTCCGAATAGTTACGTTGATATTATCACTAAAAATACATCGTCTGGCGTTTATGATGGTACAGGAAACGGTTCTGGTGGTAACATTGTTGTCAGCGTCATTGACACAACATCGCCAAATGCTAACATACAACTCAGCTGGGGATTAGATGCTATTCTTCTTTCTGCTAACTTGACATTGAACGTTGCATACGATTTACCAAACACAAATCCAGATACAACGTTCTTGGTCACGCCAGCTGGAACAACGCAAACAACTGTCAACATTGCGAATGCTCCAACAGTAAGTTCCACAAACGACTATTATAATAGTACGATACTTCGAATTCTTTCTGGAACAGCATCAAATGGATTTGGAGCAAATATCAATACTGTTGTAATCTCAGACTACTATGGTTCAAACACCATGGCTATTCTGAATGCAAACACTCCAATCGAAGGCACTGTGAATATTTCTGGTGTTGAGGTTGTTGGCAATACAACATATCCAAATCTCACCAATTTTATTGGTGGCACACCAGGATTTTATAATTACCTGTACTCTGGAAAGACCATTGAAATTAACGGTGAAGAAAGAGTGATTGATGTTGTCACAAATGCGAATCACTTAACAGTGACTTCTGCTTTCTCGGGTAGCGCAACGAATAAGAAATTGAATGCAAATTCAATTCTCACAACCACACCAGATGTAACAAGTCTAGTTCAAATCAATTCTCTTGGCGATACGAAACTATACAATTCACTTGCGTTTGAAACATTTAATGTCAATCCAATATTGACTACAGCAATTATTTCTGGTGGTGCAGATTTCGATAGCGAACCACCAGCGTCATTAAATGTAGTTGCAACGTATGAAACAGACTATTCATCTGATGGATTTATTACGATTAATCCAGGAAGTTTCAGCACGTACAATCCAGTAAATGCTTCAATCAAATTAAGTGGTTCTGGATTCTCAACAACTGATGACTGGTATAACGGAAGAAGATTGCTTCTTGAAAGTCAATATAGAACCATCATTGATTATGATGGTGCTTCGAAAACTGCTTTCTTAGATAGACAGTTTGAGACGAATATTAATCAGATAAACATCTTGACAAAAACCATTAGAATGGATAATCGTCCAATCATTCTCGGGATGGGAATTCTTGCCAACGTTGAGGTCATCAATGGTGGAACTGGTTATGCAGTCAACGATGTATTAAATTTCACTGGAACTGGAGTTGGTGCTGCTGGTCGCGTTTCTGCAGTGAGTGGTGGATTCATCACGGCTATTGAATTGACAAATCGCGGTGAGGGATATCCTATTGCTCCTAATGTTACAGTAAATGGATCTGGAACTGGTGCAATTTTAAAAGCATATTTGTTAGGTGATGGTGAAGACATCACTCCAACTGCGACGACTCTCGGAGAAATTATCGACTTTAAACTTACAAGTCGCGGCGCAGGATATATCTCAACACCAAACGTTTCCCTTAAGATTTACGATCTCTATCTTGATCCATCAAGCAACACAACGAATGTTGCCGAGATTCTCGAAAATGATGTTGTGTATCAAGGAACGCCAAGCGCCAAGACATTCACGGGAATTGTTGACGGGCAATGGGGATCAAATAATTTCCTTCGCGTTTATAACTACTCTGGCGCACCAGCAAATGGACAGTTGGTTGTAACAAGAGCAAATATCACTGGAAACCTTGTGAATGTTCACAATACTGGAATTAATGTTACGGCTACCGTGTTTAATGGAGTAAGTTATCCAAAAACATACGGAAATGCGAAAGCGAAAGCGAATGCAGAATTCTTGCAAGGACTGATCCGATACAACGGATATTATCTAAACAGTGACGGATTTATCAGTTCTGATAAGAGACTTCAGGATAAAGAAAGGTATCACAACTTCTCATATGAACTTGTTTCTGAAGAAAGTTTTGACACATACAAGAAAACCATTCTAGATGTGGCTCACCCTGCAGGAACTAGACTGCTTCCAACGCACGTCATCCCAGAAGATTATAATCTAGAATTTGAATCAGATATTAGTGCTCATGAAGTTGTACTAACAACGAACAATTTAATCGATAATTGCTCTGTTGCATTTGAATCGAATAACGTGATCAGTGGAGACGGAACGTTTGACACTGTTGCAAATGTGAATGATATCATTGTCATTAATTCTGCAAACACCTTCCGCGCATTCTCCAAGATTATTACTGGAATCTCTAATAATTACTCACTAAATATTGAAAGTCCTTGCATTCTTGTGGGAGAAGGTAAGGCGAAAATCAACAGCGGAAATGCAGTTGTTCAAATTGCTGGAAATACGAATCCGATCGCTCGATTTATATCGACTGGCGATCGAATTATGATCAGTGTTGATGGAAACTTACTCACGAAAACAATTAATAGCATTTCTGGTAATGCGATCACATTGAATAGCAATACTGGAATCACTAATACAACAAACCTTACGATCGACACATCAAATCCAAGAAACTATGGAAATCCAAATGTGCCAGCCATTGTATACTATGTTGTTCCGTCATTCAGTAATGTCGCATATGAGATCGTAAGGACGACATGAGGACCTAATATGTCATCACTATTCACTCGAAACTTTGGAACGTTTGCAGCAACTTGCTTTGAGAATTTTATTGCAAGTAACTATGCTTATTTGTACATAACAATTGGTCGTCCACAAGAATGGGCGAACACTTCAAACTCATCTATTCTAGATGACATCACTGTTCCAAGTCCAGTTGAATCGTCAAATGCGTTCTACAATCTCTGGAACGATATGATCGGTATGAAGAGAATCACTTCAGCCGATATGAATCTAGTTGTTCCTCGTGTTGACTGGTCTAACGGAACAACATACGTTGAGTACACACAAGATCTAAATCTATTCGCAAAAGCCAACACAGCAAACATCGCATATGATAATAAGTTCTATGCAAGAAATACGAAAGATCAGGTGTTCAAGTGTTTGTTTAATAACGGAAACATTGCCTCCACGATTATGCCAGACATTGATCTTGGTGGCCAGCTCCCTGAGAACCCATATATTGAAACTTCCGATGGATATAAGTGGAAATATATGTACACGATTCCATATGGATTGAAGAAGAAGTTTTTTACGAACGATTATATGCCAATCTATGTTGAGAGTAACGTGGCTGGAAGTGCTGATAACGGTCGACTTGATATTCTTAAGATTATTACAAGTGGCGCTGGATTTAACGCAAATAATAACAACAACTTCCTAAACATCGTAACTGTAAATGGCGACGGAACAGACGCCAATATTCGTGTAAATGTCTTTTCAACCGCTGCAAACGGTGGAAATATCACAGGATATACCGTCATCTCTGGTGGTAACAACTACACCAGAGCATCTATTTCTCTTATCGACCCAAACAAGACTCCTGGAACTGCAAACGCGAATCTAATCGCAATTATCGGTCCTCCAGGTGGACATGGATCTAACGTCGCAAGCGAACTCGGAGCTTCTGCTCTCATGATCAGCGCAACAATTGAGGGAAATGAGAACGAAACTCTTCCTGCAGTTTCAGGTGGTCAGAATAGATATAGACAAATCTCTGTTCTGAAGAATCCTCAACTCACCTCAAATACTGTAGCGACAGGAACGGTTTATAGAACGACAACTAAATATTTCTTAGCAAGTCAGGTCGGAAGTTTCCAAAATAGAGAGATTGTTTACTCTGGGTCTACTTTGGCAAATGCGAATCTAACTGCTGTCGTTGATCATTTTGACGGTGCTAACTCTGCAATATTTGTGAATAATATCGTAAACACTGCAAATATCAATGTGAGCAACTCGTTCTCAATTACTGGAGCAAATTCTGGAGCAACAGCAACTGTGACTGCACTAGAAGGAACTACGGTTAAATTGTATTCTGGACAATTGCTCTACGTTCAGAATAGTGCATATATTACTCGAGATCCAACAGAACACCAGCAATTTAAAATTGTATTAAGGTTTTAGGAATATAACTCATGGCAATAGATTTTAATGTAGAACCATTTTATGACGATTTTAATGCTTCGAACGGAGCCAAGGAACAGAACTATGTTCGTATCTTGTTTCGTCCTGGGTATGCTGTACAGGCTCGCGAATTAACTCAAATTCAGAGCATTATTCAGAATCAGATTAAACAATTCGGTGACCACATTTTTAAGAATGGATCTCCAGTTTTTGGCGGTCACATCACTTATGATCTAAATGTTCCTTACATTAAATTGCAAACTGCTTATAACGGTGCTGACGTCGACGTGGAAGATTATGAGAACGCTGTTATTCGCAACATTGCTGGTACATCAAAGGCTAGAGCAAGAGTAATTGCCACAGACGATACTCAAACTTATCCAACACTAATGGTTAAGTATTTGAGAGGCACTCGATTTATCGACAACGAAGTTATTTCGAACGCAGAATCAGGCGGTAACGAAGCAAAACTATTGGCTTCAAGCGCAACAGGAATTGGATCAGTTGCAACGATTCAACCTGGTGTGTTCTATGTTGACGGATACTTTGTTCAGGTTCCACAGCAATCAATCGTTTTAGATCCATATGCAAGCACTCCGTCATATAAAGTCGGACTTGAAATCGTCGAAACAATTATTGACGAAAGTGCTGATGCAAATCTCCTCGATCCTGCTCAACAATCATTCAACTACCAAGCTCCTGGTGCGCATCGATACCAATTCTCTTTGGATCTTGCAAAAAGAGCATTAGATTCAGTTGATGACACGAAGTTCTTCGAACTATTGCGCATCGAAAATGGTGTCATTACAAAACAAGTCAAGTATCCAATTTACTCTGAACTTGAAAAGACACTTGCTCGTCGCACTTACGATGAGTCTGGCGATTATACAGTAAGCCCATTTAAAGTCGCGTTTGAAGCAAATACATCAACTGCAGCTGGCAACACCGATAGTTTCATTGCTGTTGTCGCTCCAGGAAAAGCATATGTAAAAGGATTTGAGTATGAGGCAATCGGTCCACAAAGACTTACGATTCCGAAAGCACGCACAACTCAAATCTCAACAGACTATGATCTGTCTTTAGAATATGGCAACTATTTGTATGCAAATTCAATCTTAGCATCAAATACTAGCGGATTCTTAAATTCAGCAAATCTACCAACACTCGAGTTGCACTGCGTTCCAAAGAACAGTGTCAATTTGACAAATGCTATTACTTACAACGCAACCTTTATGGGTAGCGCAAAATTAAAGCATATCACTCGAAATTCTGGAGAAGAATTTATTGTTTACTTGAGCGATATGCAATTAACATCGAACACCGTTACTGCTGGAACGACTGGTGCAAATACTCTTGCAATCAATTTCCCAGTCAACTATGCAAACATCGCTAATGCATACCAAAATGTCTCAGTAAGAATTACTTCTGGTGCATCTTCTGGCGATGTTCGTCGTATTGTTGATTACAACTCAACAACAAGAGTTGGTGTTGTTGATGTTCCATTTACTGGATTGATTGGATCTGGTCAAACATTCTCGCTTCTATACAGCACTCGAGATATTGATTCTCTTATTCAAGCAAATGCAGCCAAAACAGCATTCAATGTTTCAATGAATGTTTCGAATAATAGTAAAGACGTCACTGGTCGAACTATTGTTTACGACTCAAATAGAAAAACTTTATTATTCAAATTCCCAGATGTTCAAATTGAGCGTGGTTCAATTGACAATGCTGATTATGTGACAAATCGATTCTTCGAAGCGCAATCATTTAATTCAAGTGGTGTTTCAACGCTCACTTTGACTGGTAATGAAGTGCTCGATTTTGGATCTGACGGCAGCACGATTTCTTCCACACTACTTGGTCAAAATTTCATCTTTGTAATTAAAACTCTTGGGACTGCAACGGCATATAGCGGAAACTCTACTCCAGTTGCAAATGGACAAATCTTTACACCATCAAGTGTTACAAGAACGTCATCAACAGGGTTAAGTATCACCTCTGGAATCAATGGATCTTTCACTGCTGACATCTATGTCAGAGTCAAGATGGAAAATTCTGAGAACAGCGGAAACAATGTTCGTAGTAAGACAAGAGTTGGCAACGTTGCAAATACAACACTGTTGGCAACAGATAGTTACACGCCACACACTACAGTTACTGGATGCACTTCAGTTTATATTGACTCTTCAAATGGTCGTATTTGGTTCACAGATCCAGCGAGTACAATTAATAAAACTTCTGGTGGCAACACATCACTCTATATTCCAGACGTTTATAAACTTATTAAGGTTTATACTTCTGGAAATCCTGCATACATGCCGAACACGACAAATGCAATTGATGTGACAAATAACTTTATGCTTGATACTGGACAAACAGCAGAATACTATGATCATTCTAAGTTAGTCCTCAAGCCAGGAAGAACAGCCCCAAGTGGTCAGACAGTGGTCTTTGTTGAATACTATCAACACGCCACAACAACTGGATACTTCAGCGTTGATTCTTATCCAGAGACACAGTATTCGAACGGTCAAATCGGTATCTTTAAATCTGGTGATGGTGTTGAATACGTTCTTAGAGATTGTATTGATTTCCGTCCAACGAGAACACTCGGAACAACAGCCAACACATTCTTCGGCGCAAGAATTCCATTACCATATGAGCCAATGGAATTGACTTATGAATACTATCTCCCAAGAAGAGATAAGATTGTATTGACGTCGTCAAAAGAATTGAAGGTTGTCAGCGGTATTCCGAATAAAGATCCAAAGTATCCGCCAGATCAAAGTGATGCTATGACTTTGTTTACGATGGATATTCCAGCCTACACAAGTTCACATACTCATGTCACAGCAAGAGCTCTTGATCATAAGAGATATACAATGCGTGACATTGGTAAACTTGAACAGCGAATCAGAAACGTTGAATACTATTCTGCACTTACTTTAGCTGAAACAAAGGCTAAAGACTCTGCAATTCTATATGAAGACAACGCAACGCAGAAAGAGAAGTATGGCATTATTGTAGACAACTTTACAGGGTTTAAAGTTGGTGATAGCACCAGTGGAGACTTTGTGTGCTCTATTGATGGTGGTAAATTAAAACCATATGCTAAAACAACTAATATTAATTTAGTTCCACAATCTAAGACATACACAACGCCAGATTATCCAACCATGCCTAAGAAAGTCATGTGGACAATTCCTGGAACAGAAAAGATTATTAATGCTCAAACAGCGGCAACAAAAAACACTGCAATCATTCCACCAGTTCTTGCTGGTAAGTTTGAGGGTGATGTGCATTTGTTCCCATCAACGGATCATTACTATTCTGTGATGCTTCCACCTGTGCTCAATTCAGATACAGAAATTGTTCCACCACCATCAATACATTATGTTCCAGAACTTATTAAATGTGATCCTCCAGTGAAATTTGTGGAACCACCACCTGTTATTGATGTTTACTCTCCAGTTCTTGATACTCGAGTTGAACCAGTATTGCCGCCAGCAGTACCAGTTCCAGCTATCGTCTTTGAGCCTGTAGCACCTCCAGCATACTTGATTCCAACTCAAACAGTGGATCCACCAACAGCATATCCACAAATTGTGATGGATCCAGTTCCATATCCAGATCCAGCAACGATTGGTCAGGTTTTGGTACTTCCACAACCACCAGCTCCAGTGTCTCCACCAACTCCGCCACCAATCTACATTGACGGAGTGGGAACGATTTCATTAATCGATTTTGTGCCACCTCCACTAGATCCTATTCCAGCGGATATTACGGGCTTGGCTCCAATCGTATCAACTGTTGATACCTGGTATGCTGCACCAGTTAGTACCGATCCAGAAATCTCCATCGGCGGTGGCGGAATGTTGAGAGATCTTGTTTATGAAGATAGAATAGCATTACATTAATTAGGGATACCAATTATGGGATATATACCAAGAACAATTTTTGAGCCTTCTATTCGACGCCAGTACGAGGACGTTGGGCTACAAAGAACACTCGGGTTCGTTAACGATGACATGCAAACGTCATTTCAAGACAATGAGTCGCAAAGAGCCCAGTATACTCGCTTCATGCGAAATCAAGAAATCACATTTGTTTCAAATGGTTTATGTCCAGACGCTAATGCAAATATTTTCTTCGATAAGGTCAACGTAAATCGCTTTACGCAAAAGGCGAACAAACTGACTGTGACGAATATGTCAGTGCCGTTCTTTCAAGATGAAGAAATTATCAATTCAACAACTAATGCGTACGCAAAAGTTCTAACATCTTCGAATAACTTCGTTTATGTTAATGAAAACTTTATTAATGTGAATATTGCTCCATATGGATCTAACTCATTGAGTACAACCACAGGAGTTAATTTAACTGTGGTTTATGAAGATGACGTCATCTATCAAACATCATCTAACAATTATTCTGGTCCAATTACTTTTGCTGGAACTGTTGAGCGTTACGAAAGAACAACCAATCAACATGCCTATCTTGTAATCAAGCCTATTGCTGGATCATTTAGAAAATTCTCAGCCAATTCAGTAATTTTCTTTAGAGACGATAACTCAAAGAGAGTGAATGTTGCTGCAGTTCAAACAGCAGGCAACAATTTCCCAGCAGGATCAACAATCTATAGTAAGCGAGATATTACAAAAACAGCAAACGTTGCTTCGCATAATCATTACTCTGGTGTAGTGTCGTATGCAAGCAGCAATAGCACAACTGAGATTCATCTATCTGGAAATGTTGCTCCTGCTGTTGGTGAGACACTTAGAATTGCCTCAGGAGCTGGTATTGCTTCTGAAAGAACAATCAATAGCGTTTCTTCAAATGGATTTATGGTCACATTGAATGCTGCAGTGTCAGTAACATCCAACTCCAAATATTCTTATGGAAAGCATGAAGTTGATGATTTTGGTGTTCTTGCTGGTTTGTTCCATATTCCAGAAGTTTCTGATGCGTATTTCTCAGCTGGCAAGAGACTTCTTACGATCACTGACGCTGCATCTAGCGACAGTACAGATTATAAGATGAGAGCATTTAACTATTACTCTGTAGTGGGTAATATGGGTCTCATGTCTGATTATGCAAGAGTCGCATATGACACAATTGCGCCTTCGAAAGAAGTTGCACTTAATGCTAATGACATTTTAAAGAATAATAGAAAGTTCTTCCCACTTTCTCAAACATTCTTTACTCCATCATCATCAAATACTCACTCAGATGGCATCACATCAGAATTTAACGTACTGCAAATTAGTGGTATTGATTTGTTCTTTGCTGAGAAACCAACCAGTGGTGATTTACAGCTTCCTGTAAAAGTTACGATCAATGAAGTGGAAAACGATCTTCCATCTACGAAGGTTCTTGGTCAAAGCATCGTCGAAGCAAAAGATATTAATACCTCATTGATTCCAGACTCATCTCAGATTACAACAGTGACAACATTTAGATTCTCTCCACCAGTCATCGTGAAGCCATCTAAAGAGTATGCGATCACAGTGTCAACTTCTTCACCAGACTACGCATTGTTTGTTGCAGAAGTTGGTGGAGAAATTCTAGGAACAACTCCTGCAAGAAGAGTCTCAGAGCAACCATATATTGGAGATCTCTTCAAGGCGCAAAATGCATCAAATTGGTCACCAATCCCGAACGAGGATTTGATGTTCCGTGTTCGTTATGCAAATTGGAGTGGTGCAACATCAAATACGATCACCTTTGTTCCAGAGAATATTCTATCTAATGTTAATGTTGACTCTATTTTGATTCACAGCACAGATTATAATTTCAAGCCAACAAGCATCAATTATGCGTTTAAGACAACGAACATCGATGGATCGTTTGATGATGGTTGGAAAAATGTTAGACCAGGAAAGATCTTTGACTTCAGCGAAGATTTTGAGACATCTACAAAATCATCTAATCGCAGAAGAAGAATCATTGCAGGTAATAATGAATCGCTACTTGTGAAGGCAGATTTGTCAACTACTGATGAAAACATTGCACCATTGGTTGACATGGAAAGAATCAGTGCGGTTGCCTTTGAATATATTATCAATGATGCTGGTATTTCTGCATCTGATATTACCTTTACAAATCTTGGTAGACATTCAAATGTGTCCAATATCACCATCACTTTCTCTGCACCTGATCGTTCAGACGGCGTGACTGCAAATGCTTATGTTGCTGCTCTTGTAAATGCAACTTCGTATGTGTCAAATACATTCCCTTCATATTCTGCCAATATTGCGATGATTGTAGTTGACGAACCAGGCTCTGGGTATTATACTGCTCCTACGATCACAATTTCTGAGGTCGGAAGTACAGATAATGCGACAGCTGTCGTTGCTGGTGAAAATGGAGCATCAGGTGGTAACTGTAAGGCGAAGTATGTAACAAAAACAATTACTCTTGCTGACGGATTCGATGCTGGCGATATTCGAGTTTACTTGGATTGCAATCGCCCTGTTGGCACAGATGTGAATGTTTATTATAAGGTCAAGTCTGGAGACGATACAGATCCATTCGAAAATAAAAAATGGCAACGTATGTCAAAAGTCAATGATAATTTCTCGAAGGATCAAAATCAGGTCATCGAGTTAGAATATCGTGCAAGTCTTGATGTAAATAGAGTTTCTTATGTTGAGAATGGCGTGACTTATCCGCTTGGTGGGAAGTTTAAATACTATGCAATCAAGATCGTGATGACTGCTGCCAGTTCATCTGTCATCCCTTATATCGCAAACTTTAGAGCAATTGCAACTCCTGCAGGTTGATCATGTTAGTTAAGATAAAAGACAATGATGATCTTGCAAGAGATGTGAAGTCAAGAGCAATCTTGAATGTTAATAAAAACGTTTTGCTTAAAGATCAGATGTATCAAGAGAAACTAAAGAAACAACAAGAGGTAGAGTCCTCAATAAATACTCTCAGAGAAGAAGTATCTTCGATTAAAGGCGACATTTCTAAGATTCTAGAAATGTTGAGTTCCAGAGGTAAATAATGGCGAACACAAATATTTCACATGTCCAATTAGTGAACACCTTTAATGAGTGGCGTGCAGCAACTAATGACTTAATTGAAGATAGAAATATTCTTCGAAATGCTCATTATGTCAAAGATAATTCTTCTTTTGACATTGCAAACGGAACCATGACGATCAGCCGTTCAAGCAACGGCACAGTTCTAACAGTCGCAAACTCTGGTAACGTTGCTGTCGGTGGTTGGGTCAATGCAAATACTCTTGCAACAAACTCAGAACTCTGGTTTGGATTAAGAACTAGCGACATTGCTTCTGTCATTAAGATGACACAAGAGCCAGCAAATACTGTAGAGGCTGGAAACGCAACTTGGTATACTGCAAATCAGAAATCAAATAATCCATATTACGGATTCACCTTCCACTCCAATGGCACAATGGTCATTGCGAATGAAGAGGAGAATGCAACTCAAGTGGTTGTCATCGGTGACTCTGCTTACAATGTTTCTCCGACCAAAAATGGTACGATTTTTGGTGTCAGTACAATCGTTGGAACATCAGCACCAACAACAGGATATGAATCTGGTTGGCAACCCGTTCTAGACCTTCGAAGCAATTCTCTATTCATCATGCCAGTTGCTTCTGCAAATGCAGGCAATTGTTTGTATTACAACGTAACAACTGGCGAAATCACATACTCAACTGCGCCAAGCGGTAATGTTCTTGCTGGTGATCCAATTCTAATCAACACTGCAGTTGATTCTGCAAACACTGTAAGACTAAATGTGTCAAACTGGTTCAAGTATACATTGACAGGATCATCTGGCAATCGTAATTTGACATTCACAAATCCTCCTGCTTCTGGCAATGCATATACGTTCACAATGATTGTGATTCAAGATGGAACAGGCGGTAAAACTCCAAATTGGACAAATACAGTGTATTGGGCTGGTGGACAAATTCCTCCGCCAACAACTGACGCAAGCGCACAGGATATCTGGACATTTACCACATATGATGGTGGAACAACATATATTGGCACACTTGCTGTTAAAGACGCGAGATAATCATGCCGAATAGTTTTGGCTTAAACAAAACTTGGATTCCTGGTCCTTCCAGAGGAACAACGACATTCAATACTACTGGCAATATTAATATTGCTTATGGTAGAAATAAAACCACAGTTTCAGGTCGTGGTGGTTCTGGTTCAGGTGCTTCATACAACACTGTTCCAGGAACAACTAATCCCACTACATTTCCATACACACCAGCATCGTATAATACGGTTCCTGGAAATTTAAATCCAACAACTTATCCGTTTACTCCAGCATCATATAATACAGTGCCTGGAACGACAAATCCTACAACGTTTCCCTTTGTTCCTGCTAGTTATAATACTGTGCCTGGAAATACAAATCCACCAAACTATCCTTACACACCAGATAGTTACAACACTGTTCCTGGAACAACCAATCCAACAGTGTATCCATATACTCCAGAAAGTTATAACACTGTTCCAGGAAATAGTAATCCGCCAAATTATCCATTTACTCCTGAATCATACAATACAGTGCCAGGAAACTTAAATCCAACCAATTATCCATACACACCAGCTTCGTACAATACAGTTCCTGGAAACACTAATCCAACTAACTACCCATTCGTTCCTGCATCATATAATACTGTTCCTGGTAATTTGAATCCAACAGTGTATCCATATACACCAGAGAGTTACAACACTGTTCCTGGAAATACAAATCCAACAAACTATCCATATACACCAGCTTCCTATAATACTGTTCCTGGAAATACTAATCCAACTAACTATCCATATACCCCAGAAAGTTATAACACAGTTCCTGGAAATACAAATCCAACGAATTATCCGTACACTCCAGAGAGTTATAACACTGTAACAAACTATCCATATACTCCAGGCTCATATAACGCACCAACAGGTGTTAGTTGGAATTTGACTGCAATCGGACCAAGTTACGGTGGTGTTGCAACAATAATTGGTGACGGATTTGATACAAATTGCCCATCACCATATAGCACACCAACTCCGTTTGGTCCAGACGAATTCACATATGAATGTTTCCCAGCTGGAAATACTGAAAATCCTGCGAGTTATAACACAGTTACCAATTATCCATATACACCTGCGTCGTATAATACAGTTCCAGGAAATGTAAATCCAACCAATTATCCGTTTACCCCTGCATCGTACAATACAGTCCCAGGAAATTTAAATCCAACGAACTATCCTTATGTTCCTGCAAGTTATAACACTGTTCCTGGCAATTTAAATCCAACCAATTATCCATACACACCAGCATCGTATAATACAGTTCCTGGAAACTTAAATCCAACGAACTATCCTTATGTTCCTGCAAGTTATAACACTGTTCCAGGAAATGTAAATCCGACAGTGTATCCATATACTCCAGAAAGTTATAATACAGTTCCTGGTAACTTGAATCCGACTAATTATCCGTTTACTCCTGCATCGTATAATACGGTTCCTGGTAACAGCAATCCACCAACTTATCCATACACACCAGCGTCTTACAATACTGTTCCTGGGACAACAAATCCAACCAATTATCCGTATACACCAGCATCGTATAACACAGTATCAGGAAACTTAAATCCAACCAATTATCCATTCGTTCCTGCAAGTTATAACACGGTTCCAGGAACGACAAATCCACCGTCGTATCCATTCGTGCCTGCAAGTTATAATACTGTGCCAGGAACAACAAATCCAACAGTGTATCCATTCGTCCCTGCAAGTTATAATACTGTGCCAGGAACAACAAATCCAACAGTGTATCCATTTACTCCAGGAGTTCCTGGAACACCAACAACTGTTCTTGGTGTATACTTCCCAGGCGGTGTTGCTGGCGTTGCTCCATATGTTCCAGAAACTGTAGTGAATTATTGGGACTATCCAGATAATGCGACCTATCCAGTCACTGTTCCAACAGGTGCATACATAGTAGTGAAGATTGAATAAACTTGAAATTTTTTATAGATTGTAGTATAATGATTTAAATCTTGGAGTTATATTATGCCATCATTCACAAAGTACATAAAACCACTTCCTCAGTTTTGTATTGTTGATAATTATTTCACTGAAGAAGAAGTCGATAAAATTATTGATCTTGAAGAATTGCAAGAATTCAGTGAGGGTAAGATGGGAACTGGTCCATCAACAACCACTAATAAACAATATCGCGACAGTGACATTTCTTGGTTGAAATGGAGCCCAGATTCTAGATGGATATTTGATAAATTTGGTTCATTGATGGGTCAAGTAAACCACTCTCACTTCATGTATGATATTGATGGTTTTGATGCGTTTCAATACACCAAGTATAAACCAAAGCAACATTATAATTGGCACTTTGATGCCTTCACAGAATTTCATGGCTTCGAACGAAAGATTAGTGCAGTGGTAATTTTATCAGACCCCAAAAAATATTCTGGTGGAGAATTTCAAATTGTTGCGGATGGAAATATAGAAAAACCGCACTCAATAAAACCACCAAAAGGTTCTGTAATATTCTTTGCTTCTTGGATGCCGCATAGAGTTGCGCCAGTTAAATCTGGAGTTCGTAAATCTTTGGTTGCTTGGATTATGGGTAAAAGAGTATGCTAAACAAATTGATTCGTGTTTTTAAAAATGATGTGATTGAATTTTACTGTCACCCAAAGTTTGAGAATGTCATTCCTGAACCAAAGCCAGCAATCAAATATTTGCCTGAGTGGTTTAGAATTATTCCTCCAGTTTCAAAGACTCGGAGAGATGAATACAATGACTTTGCGATGAATGCTAAAAAGTGTTTCCCAATGATTGATGCAATGTCTTTGGGATATACAATACCATTGTGTGGTGATATTCATGTCATGGTCAATAACGATATGACAGAAATGAAGTATACAAGCCCACCAGAAATGAAATTGGCAGATAGCCATAACGTTGAACAAATTGGTGGAGAGTCAGCCCCAGGATTTCCAATCAATCCGATCAAGTTTATCAATTATTGGATTATTAAGACTGCTCCAGGCTGGTCGACATTGTTTATTCCTCCAATTAATCATGTTGGAACTCCATTTACTTGTTTGGGTGGATTAGTTGACACTGATAGATATCCAAAGGAAGTTAATTTTCCAGCAATTTGGAATCAGCCTGGTTTTGATGGATTAATTCGTGCAGGAACTCCTCTGGTGACTGCAATCCCAATTAAGAGAAATTCATTTCCGAAAAAACCAAAAGTCAGAAAAATTAAAGATAAAGAATTTAATGAGATTGAATTGATTCGAAAGAAACAAGTGACCAGAAAAAATGTATACACAAATGAATTGAGAGATGAACGATGAAATTTTTTGATTTTTTTAAACCTAAAGAAACATTTAATGATTCGATTGACGATGAGATTAAGGAAATCTCAAACACTTCTGTTGTTCAATCGACTATTGGTAGAAACAAGTTAGAATTTATCGATTCATCAGAACTCGTATTTGCTAGTTTACCAATTCAATTAGCAAAAGATGTTCCTGTAAACTCGCAAGCACATGTAGAAAAGCTCGGAAATAAGTTCACATTTCCAGTCTGCCCTGGCATGTTTGACTATTCGCGACTTGGCTACATTGTTCCAGCCTGGTCAGACTATCATTTTAAGATAAATAAAGCTGGATGTGCTGCATTAGTTGGTGGGGGACAAAAAGCATCTCCATTTAAGCCTCCAGTTCCGATGGCAACTGATGTTGTCGATGGTCTTTTTAAATTAAGCGACGGAATTCCACTTAAAACATATAATATCAATTCTCCTTGGAAAATATTTTCTTACGACAAAGATATATCAGCATTACTTCTTCCTGCTTGGTATCATGCAGACGTAGAGTTTTTAGATAATTTTTATGTTTATCCTGGAGTTGTTGATTATAATACATTTCATACTATGAATGTCATTCTTTCTCCAAAAAGAAAGTGTGAGTATACGATTAAAGCGGGAGATCCTTTATTACACGTCATTCCGTTTTATAATAAACAAATTGAATGTGGTTATGGACCACCAAACATAGAACAAAAAAGCATATTATCATACGATCCTAAAATCCACGAAACGCAATTTTATCGAAAGAATCATATGATTAAAAAGAGTTTCGCACTAGAAGAAAGCAATAAAGAATGAAGATATTTGTAAGCATATGCTCATACAGAGACCCTCTGTTAGTATACACTCTAAAAGCATTAATGCAGACCAAGTCTGCAATTACAGAAGTTGTGTACGGCATATTTGAACAAAATGAAAAAGAAAATAGTTTAGAAACTCTATTTCCAGATCTAGTCGCCAGAAGCGATGTAAAATATAAACGAATCGATCCACAATACTCGGAAGGTGTTGGTTGGGCTCGAAATATTAATGCTCTCCAGTTAACTGACGAGGATTTTTATTATCAGATCGACTCTCACATGGTTTTCGATAAGAATTGGGATCGCGATTTAATTAACGATTATAAAGAAGGCTGTAGAGCGATCGAGTCAAACAGAGTCATTATCAGTTCGAACTGTAAAAATTTCGAGATGGTCGATGGTAATGTCGTTTTAGAGCATGGCATGGACTATACATGCAGAGCAAGATTCTATCAGTTTAATCCAAATCTTTGGCTTTTTGCTCACGGCGAACATATTCCTCCAACTGAAACCGTGATGCCAGCGATACACATCTTTGCTGGAAATATGTTTACACACTCTGATTGGGTTCGAAATGTCGGAATCAATCCTAGAATATTCTTTCATGGAGAGGAGCAAGCGATAACTCTCTCATCGTTTGCTGCAGGATATCGATTTTTCCACGGAAAGAGGATGTCGTGCTATCACTATAAAGGATCTAATGAACATACATCAAAGCAGGACTTTAAACCTGTTGTTCCTTTAGAGATCATTGAAGAGAGAAAACGTAGATCAGAAATTGAATTTAGAGCATTTTTAGACTCTCTCGAGGACGATTTACTCGAGGAATACCGAGTCTACTCTGGCGTGAATTATATAAATAAGAAAATAGAAGAACGTGCCATAACCCGAGTGATTAAACCAAGCATCGATATTGACTGGGAAGTAGGCGATTCTGAATAAAAAACATAGTTCATAGAGAATTTTCATGCCATACGCAGAGTTAACGGTTGATCAGGGCACAACTTTCGAAACTTCTATAGATTTAGTTGGCGATGATGGCGCTGCGATCAATATCGCAGGGTGCGTTTTCTTGGGTCAAGTTCGCAAATCTTATTATTCTTCCAATGTAACTGCAAATCTGACAATTACCACTTTAAGTAATACAGGTGGAAATCTAATCATGTCTTTAAATTCAGCAGTCACTGCAAACATTAGAGCAGGTCGTTATCTTTATGACGTAAAGATGACTGATACAGATAACATAACAACTCGAGTCGTAGAAGGTATTCTAACTGTGACACCACAGGTGTCCAGATAATGAAGATAACGATTACGAATAATAATCAGATCGGTAAGGTTACTTTCGGCAAAGTGACGAGAGTCGGCGATCTATATGCAAACGATATTCTAGATCTTATAAACACAGTCGTTTATAGATCAGGCTCAACGATGACAGGCAACTTAAATGTTGCTGCGACAATTATTACGCAAAACGTAATTCCGTCTGTCAATAATACATACAATCTTGGTAGTCCAACTTATCGATACAAAGATGCATACTTTGGTGGTAACACTGTATACATCGGCGACTCTATACTATCAGCACAAGCAAACAGTCTTTTAACAAATACATTTATTGCTACAACATCATTTGTTAGTGGTGGCTTAAACGTTCTAGACCAAGCAAATGCTGCATATGCTGAAGCCAACTTAAAACTCGGTCTTGGTGGCGGTACAATTACAGGAAGTCTTACTGTAACTGGAAACCTCGAAGTTCTCGGTAATACAACAACACTTAATGTTGAAACATTGTCACTCGAAGACAATGAAATTATTCTCAATTCAAATGTAACTGGTCCACCATTACTTGACTCGTTCATAACGATCAATCGTGGATCAATGACAAATGCTGTTCTTAAGTGGGATGAAAGCACTGATCAATGGAAGTGGTCGGATGGCAATGGCGTATATTATGCACTAGATTCTTCTTTGGGCGCATATGCTCAAGCCAACGGAGCGTATGCACAAGCCAATGGTGCCTATGCTCAAGCAAACGGAGCCTATTCTCAAGCCAATGGTGCATTTGCGCAAGCAAACGGAGCATATGCTCAGGCTAACGGTGCTTACGCCCAAGCAAACGGAGCGTATGCGCAAGCAAATGCAGCAAGCGATAATGCAAACACGAGAGTTCTAAAAGCTGGCGATACAATGACTGGTCAGCTGAACATCAGTTCAGGCGGTCTTGTTGTCACTGGCAATATTGTTACAACTGGTGCAAGTGGCGACATAACTGGCGTCAATACCATTTATGCTGGAACATTCTCAACAACAGCTGGATTAAATGTTACTGCTCAAGCAGCAAATGCTTACGAGCAAGCCAATAATGCTAGAACAACAGCAAATGGTGCATACTTACAAGCCAACGGCGCTTATGCACAGGCTAATGGGGCTTACGCTCAGGCAAATGGCGCATACGCTCAGGCAAATGGTGCTTATGCGCAAGCCAATGGTGCCTATGCACAAGCGAATGGTGTTTATGCTCACGCTAATGGAATTTATGATGTTGCAAACGCTGCATATGCTCAAGCCAATGCAGACTATCAACCTGCTGTAACAAGATTTGATGTGACCTCTAGCGGAACATCAGCATACAGATTCGATCAATATGGCTCAATCGTTGACGATCCAACACTTTATGTTCGTGCTGGTGAAACTCTTGCATTCAATTTGAATGTAGTTGGGCATCCATTCATGATCCGCCAATCAAATGGTGGAGCAAATTATAATACTGGATTGACTCACGTTGAAACTACAGGTGTAATTTCTACAGGGGCGAGTGCACAAGGTAAAACAACAGGTGTTCTTTATTGGAAAGTTCCATTTGAACTTCAAGGCAACACTTACGTTTATCAATGTCAAGTGCATTCTGCGATGGTTGGCAATATTGTTATTGAGCCACCATCAACGATCATTTATGCTCAAGCGAATGTTGCATTTGATACTGCCAATGGTGCGTACTCACAAGCAAATGGTGCATATAGCCAAGCCAATGGCGCTTATGCACAAGCCAACGGTGCGTATGCGCAGGCAAATGGTGCCTATGCTCAAGCCAACTCAGCATATGCTCATGCAAACATAGTTTACGCTCAAGCCAACGCAAGTTTTGATCAAGCGAATACTGCTAGAACAACAGCAAATGATGCATATGAGCAAGCAAACACTGCAAGAAGCACAGCCAACGATTCATATGCTCAAGCGAATACGGCACGTGATACTGGCAACAACGCATATGCTCAAGCAAACACCGCTCGCGATACAGCAAATGATTCTTACGCTCAAGCAAACACCGCTAGAGACACTGGTAACAATGCTTATCTGCAAGCCAATACTGCTAGAGACACTGGCAACAACGCATATGCTCAGGCGAATACCGCTAGAGATACTGGTAACGATGCATATAGTCAAGCGAACACTGCTCGCAATACTGCTAATGATGCATACTTACAAGCCAATAATGCATACGCTGAAGCCAATATAAAACTTAACATCTCTGGTGGATCGATCACTGGTGATTTGATCGTTTCTGGAAATCTAGAAGTTCTAGGAAACAGCACAACATTAAATGTTGAAACTCTTGCAATTGAAGACAATGAGATTATTCTCAACTCAAATGTAACTGGATCACCAACACTTGATGGCTTTATTACAATCAATCGTGGCAGCAACACAAATGCTTCGATTAAGTGGGATGAAAATACGAATCAGTGGAAGTGGACGGATGGTGATACATTCTTCTATGCATTTGACTCTGCTTTAGATGCTTATGCTCAAGCAAATACTGCACGTGATCAAGCCAATACCGCTAGAGAAACTGGCAATGATGCCTATGGTCAAGCCAACACTGCAAGAACAACAGCAAACGACGCTTACCTTCAAGCCAATACTGCTCGCGACCAGGCAAATACGGCACGTGATACTGGCAACAATGCTTACGCTCAAGCGAATACAGCTCTTGATACCGCTAATGGTGCATACGCTCAAGCAAATGGCGCCTATGCTCAAGCCAACGGAGCGTATGCACAAGCAAATCTAGCATTTGGTCAAGCCAATGGTGCATACGCTCAAGCAAATGGTGCTTATGCGCATGCTAATATTGTTTACGCTCAAGCAAATGCTGCATTCAATCAGGCAAATACTGGAAATGACTCTGCAAATGCAGCCTATGCACAAGCAAATACTGCACGCGATACTGGCAACAATGCATATGGACAAGCGAACACAGCTCGCACAACTGCCAATGACGCATATGCTCAAGCAAATACTGCTCTAGATACGGCAAACGGCGCATATGCCCAAGCAAATGGGGCTTATGCTCACGCAAATATTGTATATGCTCAAGCAAATACGGCTCGTGATACTGCAAATGCCGCTTATGGTCAAGCAAATGGTGCATTCGATCAAGCGAACGCTGCTTATAATCAAGCAAACACTGCCAGAACAACTGCGAATGACGCTTATGGTCAGGCAAATAGCGCATTTAATCAAGCGAATGCAGCATATGACAAAGCCAATACTGCTCTAGACACAGCGAATGGAGCATATGCCCAAGCAAATGGAGCCTACGCTCACGCTAACATTGTCTACGCTCAAGCCAATAATGCATACGATACAGCCAATCTAAAACTTAATATTGCTGGCGGTACAATTAATGGTTCATTGAACGTTTCTGGTAATTTAAGCATAACTGGTAATACAACATATTACAATGTGGCAACTTATGCTGTTGATGACCCATTAATTTATCTTGGCGCAAATAATATTCTGAATGATATTGTTGATATAGGATTTATTGCCACGAAAAATACCAGCGGCAACTTGAGTCATACTGGGTTTGCTCGCGATGCTGGAGATGCTACTTGGTATTTGTTTGATAATCTATTAGATTCTGGTCACCAAAATAACATAGTCGACTTCGCAAATACCACACTCGCAACACTTCGCGCAAACATTGCTGCAAATAGCATACTCTTGATGGGTAATGTTGTTGCGACTCAAGCAAATCTAACACTCGCTCATAATCAAGCCAATACTGCAAATAATACTGCGAATGGTGCATATTCTCAAGCCAATGGAGCCTATGCTCACGCTAATATAGTTTATGCACAAGCCAATGCTGCATTTAATCAAGCCAACGCTGCTTATGATAAGGCAAATGGCGCATTTGATACTGCTAATGGTGCATATTCTCAAGCGAACGGTGCTTATGCCCACGCGAATATTGTTTATGCTCAGGCTAACGCTGCATATGATAATGCAAATACCAGAGTTCTAAAATCTGGCGATACAATGACAGGCAATCTCAATGTGAGTGCCTTCATCATTACTAATAATGTTCAGCCAAATTTAAATGTTACATACGACCTTGGTTCACCAACCAAGAGATATAAGAATCTTTATCTTTCAAATAATGCACTACATTTGGGTGATGCGGTAATCACATCAAATGGATCAACACTAGTTGTTTCTGGTGTTGAAATTGATGGCAGTGGAAATCTAATCGCTGCGTTTGATTCTTATGACCAAGCAAATACTGCTAGAGATACTGCCAATGCTGCATACAATCAAGCAAACGGTGCGTTCAATCAGGCGAACGGTGCATATGCGCATGCTAACATAGTATATGCTCAGGCAAATGCTGCTTATGACCAAGCCAATACTGCTCGTGGAACTGCTAACGATGCGTATGCTCAAGCAAATACTGCACGTGATACTGGTAACAATGCATATGCTCAAGCCAATACTGCTCGAGACACAGCAAACGATGCTTATGGTCAAGCAAATACCGCCAGAACAACCGCGAATGATTCTTATAATCAAGCAAACACAGCGCGCACTACAGCCAATGATGCTTATGGTCAGGCAAACACAGCGCGTGGAACTGCGAATGATGCATATGGTCAAGCAAATGCTGCTTATCTCCAAGCCAATAATGCATATGATGAGGCAAATCTAAAAGTTAATATTTCTGGTGGAACCATTTCTGGTGATTTGGTTGTTTCTGGTAATCTTTCTGTACTCGGAAATAGCACCACACTTAATGTTGAAACTTTAAAAATTGAAGATAACGAAATTATCCTCAATTCGAATGTTACTGGATCGCCAACTCTTGATAGTTTCATCACAATCAATCGCGGCAGTTCAACAAACGCTGTCATTAAGTGGGATGAGAATACTGATCAATGGAAGTGGTCAGACGGCGACACATTCTTCTATGCGTTTGATTCTGCGTTGGATGCTTATGCTCAAGCAAATACGGCACGCGCGACCGCCAATGATGCATATGGACAAGCCAACGTTGCTCGTGCGACTGCCAATGACTCGTATTTGCAAGCGAACACTGCTCGCGATACTGCAAATGCATCTTACGATCAAGCGAATACTGCAAGAACTACTGCCAATGACGCATACGGTCAAGCGAATACAGCTCGTACGACCGCTAACGATTCTTATGCTCAAGCCAATACTGCAAGAAATACGGCTAACGACTCTTACGCTCAGGCGAATACTGCTCGAACAACAGCTAATGATGCTTATGCTCAGGCGAACACAGCACGCACTACTGCGAATGATTCCTATGCGCAGGCAAACACTGCTCGTAATACAGCCAATGATTCTTACGCTCAAGCAAATACCGCTCGCGCTACGGCAAATGATGCATACGGACAAGCGAACGCTGCGTATAACACAGCAAATACTGCAAACGCAACGGCAAATCTAGCATATGCTCAAGCCAATTCAAATTACCAACCTGCAGTCACACGACTCAACGTAACAAACTCTGGCTTCTCTGCATATTTACTTGATCAATATCCTGGCAATAATCCAACTGTATACGTTAGAGGCGGTGAAACATTAGCGTTCGATCTAAACGTTTCTGGTCACCCATTCATGATTCGTCAGTCAAGCGGCGGAGCAAATTATAACACTGGATTGACTCACGTTTCTTCAACTGGTGTTGTTTCTACTGACGGTAGCGCTCAGGGGCAAGTTTCAGGAACATTGTATTGGAAGGTTCCGTATAATATTGTTGGCAACACTTATGTTTATCAGTGTTCAATTCATGGTGGTATGGTTGGCAACATTGTTATTGAACCATCAGTGATTGTTGCTTATGCTCAAGCGAATGCAGCATTTGATACCGCCAACGGTGCATATGCCCATGCAAATATTGTCTATGCACAAGCAAATGCTGCATACAATGATGCAAACGGCGCATATGCGCAAGCCAACGGTGCTTATGCTCAAGCAAATGGAGCTTATTCTCAAGCCAATGGTGCCTATGCACAGGCTAACGGTGCATACGCTCAAGCGAATATCGTTTATGCTCAAGCAAATGCAGCGTATGAAAAGGCAAATGCGCCAATCACCGTTAAGGAAATTTATGCTGGCAATTCAACAGTAGTCAATACTTACACCAATATCAATACAATTCAATTTGATTCTGACTCTGGAATGGCAGTTGTAAATGCTGCTTCGAACACAGTCACGATTCAGTTGAATAGTACATTCAAGAATTGGAACGTAGATGGAAATGCTGGACTTGTTGCAGTTGGTCTTGATACTGTAAACTTTATTGCTGGCAGTGGAATTTCGATTGCTGCAAACAATAATGCATCACCAAAATCTATTACATTCACCAGTACTGGTGGTGGCGGTGGCGCAGCTAACGTTATCGTTAAAGACGAAGGAACAACTCTTACATCAGCTGTAACTTCGATTGACTTTACTGGTGGTGGTGTAACTGCAACAGCAAGTGGAAGTAATGTAACAATTTCTGTTCCAGTTGGATTGTCAAATACAATCATCAAAACTGTTTCTTATACTTCCACAAATGCTGCAGCAAATTTAACGTATGCTCTACCATTAACACCATCAGATCCTTCATATATCTTTGTGATTAAGAACGGTATTGTTCTTACACCAAATACGGATTATAGCCTCAGTGGAAATACACTTACTGTAATCGAATCTGGTGCGGCAAACGATGCGATCGAAGTTCGTTATTTTGATCAAGTTAATATTGTAGAGTATCCAAATACAAAAATTGAAGTTGATTCAAACACTGTCGCTTCGCAAACGAATACATTCTATGTCACGAGTAATGTTGCTGCAATAAGCCGACTCTCTATCTCTAAGAATGGTTTGTTGCTCACACCAAATCTACACTTCACAGTGACTGGAAATACTGTAACGTTAAATACAGCTGCTGAGATTAACGATGTATTGACCTTTACACATATTCGTGATTTGGGACCATTAGAAGGTTCTGGTTTAACAGAATACAACTATAACACAAGCACATCTTCTGTTGAAACAGTCGATTCTTGGTCTAAGAATACCTATCGCAGCGGTAAGTATCAAGTTCAAGTTGAAAGTGGCGCTGGATATTATGCCACTGAAATCATGATTATTCATGATGACTCTACTACAAATTTAATACAGTATGGAACATCTTCTTTTGGTTCGAATGTTGGCGTGTTTTCTTCTGACATAAGCGGAAGCAACGTTCGACTATTGTTTACTGCAACTGATTCCACTTCGTTTGTAACTTATAATAGAGTTCTTTTGACAAAGAGATCTTCTGAATCGTTACCGACAGATTTGATGACTGGAAGCGATGCGTATGATCTCATGTTGACTCTACCATTTAACCCAACAGACCTCAATTAAGGACTTCTTACGATAAATAATTGTACGATTTAAGAGAGAACTAAAATGCCAACAACATTACAATTTAGACGTTATGGAACTGCAGCCACTGCATCAGTTACTGGTGCAAATGGTGAATTGACGATTGATACTGATAAAGAAACAGTCGTCGTTCATGACGGATCCACGGCTGGTGGGTATGCGCTCGTAAGAGATGGCGCTGCAACGATCAGCGACACGTTCGGAAATCTTCGTGGAATTCCGATTTCTGGTTCAGAAAAATCTACCAGTTATACGCTCGCTGCAAATGATGTTGGTCGTTTGGTGATCGTAACAACTAGCGGAAGCATTACAGTTCCGAACACCACATTTGGTGGTGGTAATGTTGTTTCAGTTTACAATAACACAAGCAGCAACGTTGTGCTTACATTGAGCACTGCGGCAGCATATGTTTCTGGCAATAATACAAATAGAACATCTCTTAATCTAGCAACTCGCGGCATTGCAACAGTTCTTTATATTAGTTCAAATTCTTGCGTAATTACAGGAAGCGTATCATAAGATGGGTGGTATTCATTTAGCATTGATGGCTTCGTTTTCTACCACTGGTGTCAGTTTCGGCACAGGAACTGTCATTCAATCATTCACATCAACTGGTTCTTGGACATGCCCAACAGGCGTTACTTCTGTTGAATGTCTTTTAGTTGCTGGTGGTGGCGGTGGAACAAATGACCTTGCTGGCGGAGCAGGTGCAGGTGGAGTTGTATACAATAATTCAGTTTCAGTAACACCAGGAACAACATATACAATTACAGTTGGTGCTGGTGGAGCTGCTGCCAGCAATGGTGTGAATTCAAGTGCATTCAGTATGACAACAGCTGTTGGTGGTGGGACAAGCGGTGCTTATAATGGTGGATCAGGATCTGCTGGTAAAAATGGCGGATCAGGTGGAGGTGGCGGCGCAACACCATCATACAGTGGTCCAGGCGGTAGCGCTGTATATCCAGGATCCCCATTTATTAGTGCAACAAGACAAGGATATGATGGCGGTCAGGGAACTGCAGGTGGTGGTTCTGGTGGTTATGGCAGATCTGGCGGTGGCGGTGGAGCTGGAGAAGCAGGTAAAGCAGGATCAGCTGGAAGCGGTGGTGGAGCAGGAACCAATGTACACAGCACGTTACTTCAATCTGCTGGTTTTGGTGTATTGTCTGGTGGATTATATTACATAGCAGGTGGTGGTGGCGGCGCTGAAGATGGCGGACCAGGAGGAGTTGGTGGTGGTGGAAATGGCGGATATCGAAACGGCGCACTCGCAACTGCAGGTCAAACAAACACTGGTGGTGGAGGAGGTGGGAATTGGTATGCTGCAGCTGGCGGTGCTGGTGGTTCTGGATTAGCAATTATTAAGTACACCCAACCAACTGTTGTTGGAACTGTTTATACATTTACCACATCTGGAACTTGGACTGCTCCAACTGGCGTCACTTCCGTTGATTATCTCGTTGTTGCTGGTGGTGGAGGAGGTGGAACTATTGGCGGAGGCGGTGGTGCTGGTGGATACCGAACAGGGACTGGATTTGCAGTTACACCTGGAAACACTTATACCATTACTGTCGGATCTGGTGGTGCAGGATCACCAAATAGTGTTAGTTCAACTAATCCACAAGCATCCAATGGATCTAGTTCAGTTTTTGATACAATAACGTCTGCAGGTGGCGGCGGTGGCGGATCGTATAATGCTCCTGCAGGTGCTGGCAATAATGGACGTGCTGGTGGATCAGGCGGTGGTGGCGGTTTAAATGGTGGACCATCGTCAGGTGGTGCTGGCAATACTCCATCAACATCACCATCTCAAGGAAATAATGGTGGAGCAGCAACACCTTCTGCTGCAGCGGGTCAGGGCGCAGGTGGCGGAGGTGGAGCTGGAGCGGCAGGTGATAGTGGTGGAACAGCACCTTCTGCTGGTGGTAATGGCGGTAATGGTGCAGCATCTACGATCACAGGCACATCTGTAACTTACGCTGGTGGCGGTGGTGGAGCTGGCAACGTTGCCCCAGCTCCTGCAGGCACTGGCGGATCAGGTGGTGGTGGTGCTGGATCAAATACTCTTAACGGGACAAATGGAGCCGCTGGTCTTGGTGGTGGCGGCGGTGGCGGTGGCAATGGTCCTTCTGGTTATATGGGTGGCGGCACTGGTGGATCAGGTATAGTAATCATTAAGGTTGCAGCATAATGGCAAAACCAAAACAATATCAAGTTCAAGAATTACAAACAGATCTTGGAACAATACACACTCAAGCAAACACTGCTTATGGTCAAGCCAACGCTGCATATGCTGCAGCGAATAATGCATATGCTGCAGCAAATAGTGCTAGTGGTGGATTCGCAAAAGTCTTTTTCAGTTTATAACAGGACATTACAATGGCAGAAAGATATAAAATTCTAGGACAAGTGGCTGGAACAACTGCGTTTGCAAATGTCTACACAGTTCCAGCAGCAACATCAACAGTAGTCTCATCAATTATTGTCACGAATCGATCTTCTTCAAATACGAATTATAGAATCGCAGTGCTTCCTGCAGGTGCTGCTGTTGCAAATCAATATTATATTGCCTATGATTCTGTAATTGCAGGAAGCGATGCGATTGGTTTATCACTTGGATTAACTCTTGGCAACACTGATGTGATCACTGTAAATGCATCTTCAAATGTAATCACGTTCAGCGTGTTCGGAACAGAAATTACCTAATATGGCTTCGAAGTTATTTGCCTTTCAAAGTTTTGCATCAAGCACGAGAATTTTCAATTCTCGCGCGACACCTGCCGCAGTTGGAGCGCAAGAAATTGTTGTAGAAACTTTCGCCAATACAACTACATGGACTGCACCAGAAGGCGTCACATCAGTTGAATATCTTGTTATTGGCGGTGGAGGCGGAGGGGGTGGAAGATTCGTCGGTGGTGGCGGGGGTGCTGGCGGATTTCGAGCAGGCACTGGTTATGCTGTAACACCAAATACTTCTTATACAATCACTGTGGGCGCTGGCGGTAATGGTGCAACCTCACCAAGCATATATGGATCAAATGGATCATCTTCTGTATTTGATACGATTACATCTGCTGGCGGTGGTGCAGGAGCTGGATTAGACAATTCTGCACCAGGAACTGCTCAAAATGGACGCGCAGGTGGCTCTGGCGGCGGCGGAAGTGGTTTTGCAGGAGGGGCTGGCGGCACTGGAAACACCCCTTCAACTTCTCCATCGCAAGGTAATAACGGTGGAAATGGTAGTTCTTCTGCTCCTTTCTATGCTGGAGGCGGTGGTGGCGGTGCGGGTGCTGTTGGAACTAATGGCAGCGGATCAAGCGCAGGTACTGGTGGAAATGGAACAGCATCTTCAATTACTGGAACTTCTGTAACTTATGCAGGTGGAGGTGGGGGTGGTTCAGATGTTTCTGGTGGTTCTGGTGGAACTGGAGGTGGAGCCAATGGTGGAGCAGGCGGTTCAAATGCTCCGAGCGCAGCACCAGCAAGCACTGGCAGCGGTGGTGGTGGATCTGGTGGTGGACCTTCTCCAAGTGGATATAACGGCAGCAGTGGCGGTTCAGGCGTAGTAATTTTAAAATACACAAAACCAAACGTAAGTGCAAATGCCAATGTCTGGGTATTCAGAACATCAACATCATGGACTGCGCCAACAGGAGTCTCGCTGATCGATTATTTGATCGTCGGTGGTGGCGGTGGTGGAGCTGGTTATGGTGCAGGCGGTGCAGGTGGGTTTAGAACAGGCACTGGATACTCAGTATCACCAGCAACATCTTATACTATTACAGTCGGATCAGGTGGTGCTGCAGGTGATATTTCAAATAGAGGCGCAAATGGTGCTGCCTCTATTTTTGCATTAACATCAAATACATCAGCAAATGTTTCTTCTGCTGGTGGCGGTGGTGGTGGATGCAATTCAGGAACACAAACTGGATTAAGTGGCGGAAGCGGTGGTGGCGGTGGTGGCGGAACATCTCCTGCTGGTGCTGGTGGAACAGGTAATACACCTGCAGTTGCACCAGCACAAGGTAACAATGGTGGCACTGGTGGAGTTTCTCCTGGAAATTCAGGTGGAGGTGGTGGTGGTGCTGCAGCTGCAGGATCTAATGGAGCAACAAATACTGGTGGTAATGGCGGAAACGGTACTGCTTCTACATTGTCTGGTTCTTCGGTAACTTATGCTGGCGGTGGTGGTGGTGGAACTAATAATGGAAGCCCTGCTACAGCTGGTAATGGTGGAACTGGTGGTGGTGGAAATGGAAGTAATGGCAATCCAAGTTCTATTGCCCAAGCTGGCACCGCAAATCTTGGCGGAGGTGGTGGAGGAGGAGGATTCCCTAGCAATCAAACAGGAAATACTGGCGGCTCTGGTATCGTTATTATCAAAGCATATGCAACCGCAAACGCAAACCTTGCAACATTCACTTCATCTGGAACATGGACAGCACCCACTGGAGCAACACAAGTTGAATACCTTGTGATTGCTGGCGGAGCTGGCGGTAATGGCGGTGGTGGTGGTGCTGGTGGATTGAGAACAGGTTCTGGATTATCAGTTTCGCCTGGATCATCATATACAGTTACAATTGGTGGCGGTGGTGCTGCAGGAAGTAATGGAACTAACTCAGTGTTTAGCACTATTACATCACTCGGTGGTGGTGTTGATAGTGCTGGTGGAAGACAAGTAACAGGTGGTTCTGGTGGTGGTGCTGAAAGACAATATCCATCAACAGTTGGTCTCGGTACTCCAGGTCAAGGATTTAATGGTGGCACTGGAAATGCTCCTGCTAATGCATCTGGTGGAGGCGGCGGAGCTGGTGGTGTTGGCGGAAATGCATCTTCAACTGGCGGCGTAGGTGGACCAGGAGCATTCTCGACGATCAGCGGATCATCAGCAATTTATGCTGGTGGTGGTGGCGGTGGTGGTCAAAGTGGCGGAGGATCAGGAGGAGCTGGTGGTGGTGCATCGGGTGGTGTTGGTCCAGCAAGTTCTGCATCACCTAATACTGGTGGTGGTGGCGGAGGAATTTACACCAGTGGTGCTGGTGCAGGTGGTTCTGGTATTGTTATTATTCGTTGGTCGTAATTGCGCAGATAAATATTCAATAAATCTAAGAGTGTTAAATGTCTGAACCAATTATAAGAATAGCCCAAGTTGCGAATCTAGAGAATCGTCTAGCATCCGCAGTTGCGAACATTTCTGTTTCTTCAAATGGTGTGTTCTCGACCAATGCAAATGGGTTCAACTTTGTTAACACTGCAACAGTTCAAATAACTGTTGCTCCTGGTGCAAACGGTAATGCAAATATTTCTTTTGCATCAAGTGGTGGAACAGTAGTTGTTCGCGATAACTTTACTGGCGATGGAAATACAGTAAACTTCACACTTTCGACAGAACCAGAAGATCAAACTCATACTCTTGTGTTTGTTGATCTTGTATTCCAGAGTGAAACAGCATATTCTATTAGTGGAAGTACGCTTACATTCGGAACTGCTCCTGATAATGGCGCGAATGTCGATGTTTACATCTACGGTGGTGGTGTTGGTTCAACAGTCGTAACATCTGATGTGTTTACTGGAACTGGCGCATGCACTAGTTATCAATTAACACAAACAGCAACAACATCAAGAACGTTTATATATCTCGATGGCGTTGCTCAGCGTCCAGAATATGATTATCAAGTTAGCGGAACAACGTTGTCATTTAATGTTGCTCCAGCAAACGCAACAGTAATCGAAGCTCGAACACTCAGCGCATTTGATACTGTTGACATCAACGTTGCACCAGTTTCGTTGTATTCAGACAAATTCACGGGAACTGGTTCTTGCACTCAGTTTACTTTATCTCAAACAGGCACAACTGATTCGACGTTTGTATTCTTAAACGGTGTTTCACAAAAACCTGGAACTGACTTTACAGTTGGTGGTGTGAGTAATACAACACTTACATTAACAAGTCCACCTGCCAATGGGTCTGTTCTTGAAGTTAGAACAGTCGGTGCGTTTAGATTATCTGAAAATCAATCAAGAATTGAATCAGATATCTTTACTGGCGATGGTAATACTGTATCGTTCACGATGTCAACAGTCAGTACGACTAAAAAGACATTCGCATTTATTGATGGTGTCGCACAAAAGCCTGTAACAGATTATTCTGTCGGTGGCAATATTATTACATTTACTGAAGCACCACCATCAGGAACATTTATTGAAGTTCGATCAGTTGCTCCGTTTATATTTGCAACCTCTACTGGTGATCTTGCATACGGTCAAGCCAATCTTGCATACAATACAGCAATTGCGGCGTATAGCCAAGCAAATAATGCAGCTGCTGTTGCTGCGAATGCTGTATTAAAAGCTGGTGATACGATGACAGGGAACTTAACGTTCTCTGGATCAGGATTAAGAATTTTTGGTGACTTCAGCAATACAACAGTTGCTAATCGATTGATGTTCCAGACAACATCAGCATCGTCTGCAACACGTGTTGATGCTATACCAACGAGCGGAACAACAACAGCAGAATTTGGTGCATTTAATAATAGTGATCCAACTAATGCGAGTCGTGTCACACTTACCGTCACATCAACTGATGCTAGACTCCAATCAACTAATACTGGAACTGGCGATTATCTACCTTTGAACATTTATACTGGTGGAGTTGCAAGATTACATGTTGATAATATTGGCAACATTGGTATTGGCACAACATCGCCCAACACCAGACTTCATGTAAACGGCACGATAACTCTTGAAGAAGTTTTAGAAAAGTCTAATATTACTGCAACTGCAATGGGCGCGAATGTCAACTTTGATGTTCTTGATTGCGCAGTGGTTTACTACACAGCAAATACAACTGCGAATAGCACATTGAACATTCGTGGAAATACAACAGTCAATCTAAACAGCGTGATGTCAACGAATCAGGCTATGACAATCGCCTTTGCTGTTACAACTGGCGCTACTGCACATAGAGTTGCGAATGTTCAAATTGATGGAACATCAATCACACCTAAATGGTCAGGTGGTTCTGCTCCAACAGCATCAGCGAATTCAATTGATGTGTATTCGTTTACAATTTTTAAAACTGCCTCGGCAACTTATACTGTTCTTGGTTCCAAAACTCAGTTTGCATAAGGTGAATAAACTATGCCAATGATTGGAACATTTGGTGCTGGATCAATAGGAAGTTATGGAAGGCGTGGTGGACGTGCTGGTCCAGCTCCTGGAACTTTGATTTTAGGTGTTACCAGTGGGTCATCGTCATTTACAATACCAGTCGGCGTGGCACAAATTAAAGTTTATGGTGCTGCAGGAGGCGGTGGTGGATCAGACTCGAGCCCATCAACTTCTAACGGCGGTGCTGGTGGCGGTGGTGGTGAATCGCAAATTGTCGGATATACAATAAACGTCACTCCTGGAGAAACATTAACATATTCTGTTGGTTCAGGTGGTTCGGGTGGCGTTGATGCTGATGGAAGTGCTGGCGGATCTACGATTATTCAAAGATCTGGCTCAACCATATTCTCGTTGGCTGGTGGTGGCGGCGGTTCTGTCAGTCAAACTGGTGGCACTGGCGGCACACTAGGATCATTTGGAAGTCATGGTGGTGGTCCAGGTGGATCGGGTGGACCAAGATTTAATCCTGGTGGTTCAGGCACTTCTGGCGTAGGAGCAAGAGGTGGCGGTGGTGGCGGTGGATTCGGTGACAACTCGCCACCTATTAATGGTGCGGCAGGTGGTTCTGGTGGAAGTTCTACAGATACGAGCACTTTCCCAGGAAGTCTTGCATTAGGTACTAGCGGTGGTGGTGGCGGACCAGCGCAAAATGATGGAACTAGTGTTCCTGCTGCGACTGCTGGTCGTGGTGGAATTTATTTTTACTCAGGTGGCGGTGGTGGTGCTGGCGCAGGGGTTAGATTCCCTGTTGTTTCGTCGCTATACTTTGGAGGCGGCGGTGGTGGAACTGGCGGTATTGATGGAGGTCTTAACCCATCAGGTGGTGCTGGAGCGCCAGGAATTTTATATGTGGTAGTGGCATAAAATAAATAGGAATAGAAAATGTCAACAACAGTCGCAACAATAGATGTCGGTGGAACAGGAGCGAATACAGCTGCTGCAGCTCGCGTCAATCTTGGTGTTACAAATTATAATTTCGTGAACACTGGAACTGTTCAAGTGACTGTAACGAATACAACAACAGGAAACGCGAATGTTTCCTTTACCGCTGCAGATGCAGGGTTCAATCCATTTTTATTAGCAGGTATGTAAGATGCCAACAAATTATAAAGTATTAGGGCAAGCAGCAGTAACAACAGCGGTAGCAAATGTCTATACTGTCCCTGCTGCAACTCAAGCAGTTGTTTCAACGGTTGTGATTACAAATAGAACAAGTTCAAATGTAAACTACAGACTCGCAGTTCAACCTGCTGGAGCAGCATTAGCCAATCAGCACTACATTGCTTATGATGCAATTGCTGCAGCAAGCGATTCAATTGCTTTGACTTTGGGGCTCACTCTTGGCAACACTGATGTGATTTCAGCAAACGCATCAGCAAACAGTTTATCAATTAGCATCTTCGGTTCAGAAATCACCTAATGGCAACAAAGTCGTTTCTCCTCAACACACTTCGAAGTTCTTCGCGAATACTAAATCCGCGAGGGGCAACGCCAGCACCAACTGTTTTTGAAATTGTTGTAGAAACATTTGCCAATACTACTACATGGACTGCACCAGAAGGTGTGACAAGTGTTGAATATTTGGTTGTTGGTGGCGGTGGAGCTGGTGGTTCTGGACCAGGAGTTGTTGGTCATGGTGGCGGCGGTGCTGGTGGATTCAGAACAGGCACTGGATTTGCAGTGACTCCAGGTAACACATATACAGTAACTGTTGGTGCTGGTGGAAGTGGTGGATATAACAGTTCAACTAACGGATCGAGTTCTATATTTTCCACCATCACATCTGCTGGCGGCGGTTATGGTGGAAGTTATAATGGAACTCCATCAAATATAAAGGGGGCGGACGGCGGTTCTGGTGGTGGTGCAAATTGGGACGGTTCTACAGGAACACCAAATATATTTGGTTTAGGCAATGTCCCTTCTGTAAGTCCGTCGCAAGGAAATAATGGGGGCACATCAAATAATAATTTTCCAGCATCTCGTGGCGGTGGTGGTGGCGGTGGAGCTGGTGGTGTTGGTGGCAACGCAAGTCCAAGCACAAATATTGCAGGCGCAGGTGGTGACGGTACTACATCTACAATTTTAGGTTCTAGTGTAACTTATGCTGGTGGTGGAGGAGGCGGTGCTGCTCCTGGAACTGCAGGTCCTGGTGGTTCTGGTGGAGGTGGAACTGGAAGTACAAATGGCGGTGCAGTAACTGCTGGAACAACAAACACTGGCGGCGGTGGCGGTGGGGGAAGTTCTCCTGGTCCATCAACATCTGGTGCCGTAGTTGGTGGTGCTGGCGGTTCTGGTATAGTTATTCTTAAATACACAAAATCAAACGCAAACGCTAATGCCAATGTTTGGGTCTTCAGAACATCAACAACTTGGACTGCTCCAGCTGGAACAACATTGATTGATTATTTGGTGGTTGGTGGTGGCGGCGGTGGCGGCGGCAATTGGGGAGGCGGCGGTGGCGCAGGTGGATTCCGTACTGGAACTGGATATACAGTTACATCAAATACATCTTACACAGTTACAGTGGGCGCTGGTGGATCTGGTGGTAACGGTGGAACATATCCTTCGGCTGGTGACGCCAATGCAAGAGGAGCAAACGGCTCTGTATCTATTTTTGCGCTTACATCAAACTCCTCAGCAAATGTCTCATCTTCTGGCGGAGGGGGAGGAGCAAATGGCAATAATCCTGGATCACCAGGAGCTCCTGGAAATATTGGTTTAGCAGGTGGTTCTGGTGGTGGATCAGGTTGGAGTAACTCAGGTGCTTCTGGAAATGTGCCAGGAACTGCACCATCGCAAGGTAATAATGGGGGAAACGGTGGTCCAGGCGCGCCAAATTATGGTGGCGGCGGTGGCGGTGGTGCTGGTGCAGTTGGCAGTAATGGAATCTCTACGGCTGGTGGAGCAGGTGGAACAGGAACTGCATCATCATTATCTGGCACCTCAGTAACATACGCTGGCGGCGGTGGTGGAGGTTCTCAAAACGGCACAAATGGTGCTGGTGGAGCTGGTGGCGGAGGAGCAGGTGCGCCTTCTCCTTCTAGCACAACTACTGCCGCTTCAGGAACAGCAGGAACAGGCGGTGGCGGCGGCGGCGGTGGATTTACTCCTGGTCCAAATGTTGGCGGAATAGGTGGTGCTGGTGGTTCAGGTATTGTTATTATTAAAGCAGTTTCTGGTGCTAACGCAAACGTAGCAACATTTACATCCTCTGGTTCTTGGACTGCACCTACTGGAGCAACGCAAGTCGAATATCTCGTTGTTGCTGGTGGTGGCGGTGGTGGAGCATGGGTTGGTGGTGGCGGTGGTGCTGGTGGTTTAAGAACAGGAACTAATCTTGCTGTTACTCCTGGACAAACATACACAGTAACTGTTGGTGGCGGCGGAACTGGTTGGAGTTTAGGTCCAAGTGGCAGTTTAACAACAACAGGTACAGTAGGAAGCAACAGTACATTTAATGCAGTTACTTCTATTGGCGGAGGATTTGGTGGTGGATACGGACCAAATAATCCTGCTGCGTCATCAGGAGGTTCTGGTGGCGGCGCTGGTGGTGGTGATGGTTATTCTACCACAGGATCAGCAGGAACTCCAGGACAAGGAAATAGTGGTGGTAATGGAACAGGTCAGCCGCTGTATTGTGGAGGCGGCGGTGGAGGCGCAGGTGCCGCAGGAAGTAATGGTGCATCAAACCAAGGTGGCAATGGTGGCGCAGGATTAAGTTCAACCATCACTGGTGCAGCAGTTACATATGCTGGTGGTGGAGGCGGTGGCAACAATCCAAATCCAGGAGGCAATGCAGGAGCAGGTGGAACTGGCGGTGGTGGCGCAGGTGCTGCTTCAACACCATCTGGTGCAATTGCAACAGCAGGAACAGCAGGACTCGGTGGTGGCGGTGGTGGATCAGGTCAAAGCAGTTCACAACCACAATCTATAGGCGGCAATGGTGGCTCTGGAATCGTCATCCTTCGTTGGTCATAAAATAAATACAAAGAGGTTACATTCATGCCAGTAGTCGTATCAGTAGCACAAGGTGGAACAGGAGCAAATACATCAGCAGCAGCATTGACTGCTCTTGGTGCTGCGCCAACGGCTGCTTATGTACAGGCAAATAATGCATATGCGCAAGCAAACACAAAAGCATCAATCGGACTCGTCATCGCGTTGTCCTAATCGGAGTCAATAATGGCAGAAACATTTAAATTTGTAAACGCAACGCTAACGACAGCAGCGATTACTTCACAAAACCTTTATACTTCCCCAGCACTTACAACTTCGATTGTGTTCATGGGGCAGATTGCAAATAGTGATGGCGCGAATGCTGCAATGTTCTCTGTCACTGCAACTGATGCCAGTGGAGCAAGCACAAAGTATTTGGCAAGAGACATTCCTGTTCCTGCTGATTCTGCAACGACATTCTTGACTGGCAAACTCGTTCTCGAAGCTGGCGATTATATCTCCGCAAATGCAAATTCTAACGCACACATCGATGTTTCACTCAGCATTCTTCAATTGACATGAGTTATCTTTTCCTTGGTAAACGCAATTTGCTAGGCAGTAATGCTGCAAATACAGCAGGCATTTGGCGTGCTGAAGATATTACGCAGATGCGATATTATGATTTTATTAGAGGACCAGTCGCCGCACAAGAAATTATTGTTGAAGTATTCGCTAATACAACTACGTGGACAGCACCAACAGGTGTAAGCGAAGTCGAATATCTTGTTGTCGGTGGTGGAGGTGGTGGTGGGGCTGGACCTTCATCTGGCTATGGTGGAGGTGGCGGCGGTGCTGGTGGATTTAGAACAGGCACTGGATATTCTGTAACTCCTGGCGTATCTTATACAGTAACTGTTGGAGCAGGTGGAAATGGCGTTTCTCCTGCTACTAATGCACTTGGTTCAAATGGATCTTCTTCTGTATTTGGTAATTCTCCAAATGCGATAACATCGGCGGGTGGTGGAGGTGGCGGTGCTGCTGCATCACCACTACACATAGGATTAAGTGGTGGCTCAGGCGGTGGCGGCGGCGGATCAACCACAAGCAACGGTGGTGTCGGAAATACGCCAAGCACATCTCCATCGCAAGGAAACAATGGTGGCACAGGAGCTGCTGGTCCATTAGGTGGAGCTGGTGGTGGAGGTGGCGCAGGAGCAGTTGGCAATAATGGATCATCACCAGGAGTTGGTGGTAATGGCGGTGCTGGATCCTCCTCTACAATTGCTGGTGCTTCTGTAACTTACGCTGGTGGTGGTGCTGGCGGCGCAACATTTGCTGCAGGAGCTAGCACTGGTGGTGCTGGTGGTGGTGGAAATTCTGTTCCTAACGGCACAGCCAATAACGGCACTGCAAGTACAGGTGGTGGTGGAGGTGGTGGTAGCACAAATCCAGGAACAACTTATGCTTCTGGTTCAGGTGGCTCTGGCGTCGTAGTCATCAAATACACAAGACCAAACGCAAATGCTGCTGCCAATGTCTGGGTCTTCAGAACATCAACAACTTGGACTGCTCCAGCCAATACAACTTTAATCGATTATCTTGTAGTTGGTGGCGGAGCTGGTGGAGGATTTTTAGGTGGTGGTGGAGGAGCAGGTGGGTTCAGAACTGGATCTGGATACTCAGTTACACCAGCAACATCATATACAATTACAGTGGGTGCTGGTGGTAATGGTGGATTATATCCATCATCAACTGCTGCATCAAATGGTAGCGTATCTATTATTGCTCTTACAAGCAATGCATCATCAAACGTGTTTTCTTCTGGTGGCGGCGGTGGAGGCAGTCACAATTCTCCAGCTGCAGGTTCGCCGAATCTAGGATTTAATGGTGCATCGGGTGGTGGTGGTGGATCATCTGGTGGTTCTGGTCCAGGCGGAACAGGAAATATACCTGCTGTAAGTCCATCACAAGGAAATAATGGCGGCAATGCAGCTGGAAATGCACCACCTGGATATGGTGGAGGCGGAGGAGGTGGCGGAGGAGCATCAGGTAATACTGGAACTAGTTCTGCAGGTGGAAATGGTGGAATTGGCATAGCATCTACGATGTCTGGTGTTTCTACTTTTTATTCTGGTGGCGGTGGTGGTGGTTCACAGCAAAATACAACACGTGGGGTTGGTGGTGCTGGCGGTGGCGGCGATGGGAATTCTGGAAACCCAGCAACAGTTCCATATGCAGGAAATAATGCAATAACAAACACTGGCGGTGGTGGCGGTGGCGGTGGATGGAATCCTAACACCTATGGCGCGGGTGGTGCTGGCGGATCTGGAATAGTTATCATCAAAGCAATCTCTGGTGCGAATGCAAATCTAGCCACGTTTACTTCTTCAGGTTCATGGACTGCACCAACAGGCGCGACACAGGTTGAATATCTCGTTGTTGCTGGCGGAGGCGGTGGTGGTTGGTTAAGTGCAGGTGGTGGTGGTGCAGGAGGTCTTCGCGTTGGAAGTGGGTTATCTGTAACTGCAGGTCAAACTTATACTGTTACTGTGGGTGCTGGCGGTACTGCAGCAACTGGTTCAACTGGTAGTCCTTATGCAACATCAAGCGGCGGTTCTGGAGGCAACTCAACATTTAGCACAATTACATCTAATGGTGGTGGTGGTGGTGGAGCATATAATTCTGCTGGTCCTGCTTATCAAAATGGAGTTGCTGGTGGTTCTGGTGGCGGTGGCGCCATAGGTGAACCATCTCTCGGTGGGGTTGGAGGCGCAGGAAATACGCCAGCAACTTCTCCGTCGCAAGGAAATGGTGGCGGAACTGCAAATTATAATTCACCAGGTGGAACTTATTCTGGTGGTGGTGGAGGAGGTGCAGGTGCAAATGGAACATCTGCAGCAGCTGCAACTGGCGCTGGTTCTGGTGGTTCAGGAGTATCCTCTACAATCACAGGTATTGCAGTAAATTATGCTGGTGGCGGTGGTGGTGGCTGTCATAATAGTAGCACCAATAACACACTAGGTGGCGTTGGTGGCACTGGAGGCGGTGGTAATGGCGCAGTTGGTCCAGGATTTGTAAGCACTTCAGCCACAACCAATACAGGTGGCGGTGGTGGAGGTGGTGGCTGGAATCCAGGTGGACCTAATTCCAATGGCGCTCAAGGTGGAACTGGTGGCTCAGGTATTGTCATTCTCCGCTGGTCATAAATAGTTTCTTTAATATGTAATTGGGAGTATAATTGTATGACTGACAAAATTTATCGTATGTATGGAATTAATACTGCAGTTGAACTCTTGCGTCCAGGCGCAAAGTGGGAATGGACTGGTGGCGTAGGTTTCTCTCGTTGGGAAGATCCAAGACCAGTTCCTACAAAAGAAGAAGTCGAAGAGACAATGGAAAAGATCAAAGCATTTGAAGATTCCATTAATACAGTATGGACCGAGGAACAAATCAAAGAGATCCGCGGATATGAACAACAAATACAGGATGCTACAACTTGAATATTTTTACATTATTTCCAACAGCAGTCGGTAAGTTTCAATTAGATAGAGAATTAACAAAGCAAGAATTAAAGTTTATTGCTGATGCAGAACGTCGTCCAAATATGGGCAATCAAACAAGCGTAAACAATTACGTCTTGAAAGAAAAGCCTTTAAAGAAACTTGGCGATTTTCTACTTGAGTCAGCAAATAAATACTTGACTGAGATATACAAACCAAGAGATGATGTGAAACTATATATCACTCAATCTTGGTTGAATTATACTGAGAAAGGCGGCTATCATCACAAGCATGCACATCCGAATAGTTTTGTTTCTGGTGTGTTTTATGTAAATGCTGATGTCACCAAAGATAAGATCTTTTTTTATGGTAATGAGCAGTACAAACAAATTAAGTTAGATCCAATCGAATTTAATTTGTATAATTCTGAATCATGGTGGTTAGAGGTAGGTGTGGGAGTATTATATCTTTTCCCATCTTCTTTGACTCACATGGTTGAGACTGTTCAGCATGAGGAAACGAGGATTAGTTTATCCTTCAATACTTTTTTGAAGGGAACTATTGGTAGTAATCACAATTTAACAGAGTTATTGATAGAGGAATAAAAATGGCACACTTTGCAGAATTAGACGCAAATAATGTTGTTTTACGAGTCATCGTTGTAGGAAATGCAGACACATCAGATGCCAGCGGTGTTGAAAAGGAACACATTGGCGCTGCTTTCTGCGAAAAACTATTTGGTGGCACTTGGAAGAAAACATCTTACAACGGTAACATTCGCAAGCGTTATGCTGGCGTTGGCTACACATACAATGCTGATCTAGACGCTTTCGTCCCACCAAAGCCATATGCTTCATGGACTTTGAACAACACCACTGCTGATTGGGAAGCACCAGTCGCAATGCCTGTTGAAGAAGGCAAAATGTTCTCATGGAACGAAGAAACAGGCGCATGGGTTGAAACTCCAGGCATGGTCTAAAATAGGAAGTATTCGTTATGATGTCAATGAACGTGAAAGATTATGTGAAAATCTATGATGATTTTCTTGATAAGAAACTATGTAAAGCAGTTGCCAAGAAGTTAAAGAAAGCTGATTGGCAACTGCATACATTTTATCAAGCAACCACTGGCGAATTTATTAGTTACGATAAAGAACTCTCGATTTCTTATGGTAAAGATCTAGAAGAAACTCAAGAGATTCAGAAGAAAATTTGGTTTGCGATTGAGCAATATGTGATGAAAGATCATGCGCATATGGCTGATTGGTTTAGTGGTTGGAATGGTTATACTCAGGTTCGATATAATCGTTATAACACTGACACGCAAATGAAATTGCACTGTGATCATATTCATAGTATGTTTGACGGAACACGAAAAGGTATTCCGACTCTTTCTATTCTAGGATCGTTAAACGATGATTATGAAGGCGGTGAGTTAGTATTTTGGGAAAGCGAAGCGATTCATCTCAAAGCAGGATCGATTATGATTTTCCCAAGTAACTTTATGTATCCGCATAAGGTTATGCCTGTGACAAAGGGAACAAGATATTCATATGTCTCATGGGCATGGTAAAATACAAGTAGATGGCAGACAAACTTCACGGTCGAGCAATTCAAACTAATTCGATTCCTGTCGATAGAATAGTGCCAGGGACAATTACTCTTGATCAATGCGACGCCACGATTGATAACTATGTCAACGATGGTGGTCGACCTTTTATAAGATCTATTAGTTACTTCGGTTCAAATACAACAGCTGCAACTAGCGGTGGTCAAACTGTTCGATTGACAGGCAGCAATTTCGCAGCGAACATCCAGATTTATGTAAACACTTCTGCTGCCCCTGCAGTCTCCAGAACTAATGCCAATTCCGTTTCCTTTACAACTCCAGGAAACGAAGCAGGAACTTATTTGGTTTATGCTATTAATCCTGATGGAGGATTTGCGATTCTAGTGCCTGGAATTGTTTATGCATAAATAAAGAAAAATCATAGGATTTTCGAATGGCAGACAAATTAGACGGCGGTGCAATTGTAGCCAATACAATTCCTGGCACAAAAATCCAATCTGGCACAATCACAACGACGCAGTTAGATCCTGCAATTGCTGCTGCTGTTACCGTACCATTACATCCTAAAATTTCTTCGATCACTTATCCTGGGAATGATACTGCTGCAAACACAGGCGGCGGTGATTCGATTGTCATCAATGGTTCTGGATTCGGAACTAACGTTCAGGTCTATATCAACGGAACTGCTGCTCCGTCAGTAACTCGCAACAATGCGAATGCAGTCACAATTACAACTGCTGCTCAATCTGCTGGAACTTATCTAGTCTATTTGATCAACACCGATGACGGCGGTACTGCTATTCTTGTTCCTGGTATTCAGTATTCTGGAATGCCAACATGGGTTACAACATCACCACTTACTGGTCAAGAAGCAGCTGTTGCTTGGAGCATTTCACTCTCAGCAACAGGTGATTCACCAATTACTTATGCACTACAAGCAGGAAGCTCGTTACCTGCTGGAATTACATTGGCTGCAAATGGATTAATCAGCGGTACAATGACCTCTCCGCCAGAAAGCGACACAACATATAATTTTACAGTACTTGCAACCGACCCACAATCCCAAGACACACCTAAAGCATTTAGTGTTTCTGTAACTGTTGTTGTTGATCCGCAGTTTCAATACACGACTTTGTTATTACAAGCTGACGGAACAAACAACGGCAACAATCATGCGTTTTTAGATTCTAGCAATAATAATTTCACGATTACTCGAAATGGAAACGCAACTCAAGGTTCGTTCACGCCATTCAGTCCGACTGGGTGGAGTAATTATTTTGATGGAACGGGAGATTATTTGACATGGAGTGGATCCACACTTTCTGGAGATTTTACAGTTGAATGTTGGGTTTTCAAAACTGCTGTAGATGCGAGTGGATACACAAATGTGTTTTCAGGTTCTAATGGCAATCATCAGTTATTCATAGACGCTACAACAGCGGGATCAATAGGGCTCGTAATCGGAGCATCTACAATAATTGCTGGAAGCGGTGTTGCTGTTACTCCTAATATGTGGCATCATTTGGCATGGGTTAGAGAAGGATCTACTTGTCGCGTTTATGTAGACGGAATTCAACAGGGAACTGGATCAAGTTCAACCTCATTTGCATTAGGTGTGATTGGTCGATATTATGAAGGCGGATATGAAATGAATGGATACATTTCTAACGCCCGTATTGTTGCTGGAACTTGTTTATATCCAAGTGGAACTACATTCACACCACCAACATCACCATTGACTGCTGTTTCTAACACCGCATTGTTAACATGCCAGAGCAATCGTTTTCGCGACGCAAGCACCAATAATTTTGCAATCACACGCAATGGCGATGTTTCTGTTCAAACCTTCTCTCCATTCGCAACAACTACTGCATATTCACCAGCAACACATGGCGGGTCAGCATTCTTTGATGGGAGTGGGGATTATCTTGAAACCACTAGTTCTCAAATCATTCCTAGCGGAAACTTTACGATTGAGGCGTGGGCTTACATAACAAACAGTAGTTCCACGCAAACCATCGTTGCACAAGGGACTGGCGTAGGCGATGGCGCACGAACATGGATGGGAATTGAAAACAGCAGCGGTGCAAAGTGGGCTGTTCAAGTAGGTGGGACACAGGCTATCAGCAGCGTTACGCCAGTTTTAAACGCATGGCATTACCTTGCTATGGTTTACAGCGGATCAACCATAAAGATGTACCTAAACGGTACAGAAATAGCCTCAGCCTCTTCAACAACAAACGCATCAAATACGACGCTAAAGATTGGAACTAACTGGGGCGGTTACATTACGACTGGATTTTTATCCAATATCCGTATTTCTAACACCGCAAGAACAATTAGCGCAGTCCCGTCATCGTTGTTGGCGGCAGATGCAAATACAGTTTTTCTTGCCAATTTCACCAACGCACAAATTTATGATGCAGCAGCAGGAGCTGTTCTTGAATGTATTGGCGATGCGAAAGTCAACACAGCGATCAAGAAGTATGGCGCAGGATCAATTACGTTTGATGGAAATGGAGATTATTTGATAACGAATGCGCCTTCTACAGAAACAACCAATCTTGGATCTGGTGACTTTACTGTAGAATTGTGGGTTTACTTTAATGGTGTATCTTCAGTTCAAACATTTGTTGATTGGCGTGATGCATCTACAGTTGCTGCATATCCTCTATTAGTGTTGAACTCAGATGCAACCATACTTTGGTCTCATTCTAACAACACTAGAATTACCAGCTCTCCAATATCAGCAAATACATGGTATCATGTTGCGGTTTGTCGTGCTGGTGGACAAACTAAACTGTTTATTAATGGAACTCAAAGCGGGTCAACATATTCTGATTCTACAACATATCTTACCACTTCTGGTGCACCGAGAATTGGAATCGATAGAAGAGCTGCACCATCTTATTACTTTAATGGTTACATCGATGATCTTCGTATCTCCAAAGGTCTTGCTCGTTATCGATACCCATTCACTCCACCAACACGTGCATTTCCAACAAAGGGTGGAACAGCACCAGCAGCTACTGCTGATGAGTATTTTGACTATACAACACTGTTATTGCCAGGAAACGGAACGAACAATCAAAACAACCATACATTCTTAGATTCTTCGAATAATAATTTTACTATCACAAGAAATGGCAATGCAACTCAAGGAACATTTAGTCCGTTCAGTCAAACTGGATGGAGTAATTACTTTGATGGAAGCGGAGATCGCTTAACTGGAGCATCGCCAATACCAGGGCTTTCGTTTGGAACAGGCGATTTTACTACAGAATATTGGGTATATAAAACAAATTCTGGAGTCAATGCAGTCGTATTTGACGCCAGATCAAGCGCATCAGCTTCTCCTTGGGTATTGGCTATAGACACAAATAATTGCCCTTATTTTTATGATGGAAGCACATATACTTCTAGTTTACCAATACAAATAAATTTTTGGAATCATGTTGCAACAGTAAGAACTTCAAGTACCTTAAAAATATTCGTTAATGGTGTTCAAGGATATTCAGCTTCATATAGTACAAATTTAGACAGAACTGCTGGATTTGTAATTGGCGATACCGTGCACGCAGCTGCTCCTCTATCAGGATATTTGTCGAATTTGCGCATCATTAAGGGCACAGCAATTTATACATCAGAATTTACTCCATCAACGTCACCTTTAACTGCTATATCAAATACTTCCTTATTAACATGCCAATCAAGTCGTTTTATAGATAATAGCGCCAATAATCTAACAATTACTCGAGCTGGTGATGTTTCTGTCCAAGCCTTCTCTCCATTCGCACCAACAGCATCATATGCTGCAGCGAATGTTGGTGGTAGTGGATACTTTGATGGAAGTGGAGACAGACTTTCACTCAGCGGAAATTCTGCATTCGACATTTCCAGCGGTGATTTTACGATAGAGGGATGGATTTATCCTCAAAGTAACGCCGCAACACAAGGTCTTTTTGTGCTGTTTACCGCAACAAACAGCAATTATGCTGGGATGACTTGCTATGTCTCACGCAACACTAATTCAACAATAACAGTCGAGGGGGCTTCGCCGTCTATTGGGGGTGGCTCTCCAGCCATTTCAATTACAACTACCGCAACTGCCTTGCCAAATACTTGGACACACATAGCGGTTACGAGAAGTGGCAGCACCTTCACATGCTGGCTAAATGGTGTTTCTGCTGGAACTGCAACCTTCGCGGGGACTTTGTATTGGTCTCCTCCAAATCTATATGTGGGTTCTGGGAACGATAGCGCAACGAATTACTTTACGGGATACATCAGCAATGTTCGTATTGCAAAAGGCACGGCTGTTTACACGACAACCTTTACTCCCCCTACTGCTCCACTTACTGCCATAAGCAACACTTCGTTCTTACTAAACTTCACCAACGCAGGCATCACTGACGCGACAGCCAAAACTATTTTTGAAACTGTTGGTGATGCAAAGATTAGCACAGCGCAGAGCAAATTTGGTGGATCGTCGATGTATTTCGATGGCACTGGCGATCTTTTGCTTGCGAAAAATAATAATAATTTTGATTTTGGAACAGGAGATTTCACAGTTGAGTTTTGGATAAATGCATCAGCTTCTGGAACATATAATCAAGTTGTTGGAACACAAAATTCTAATGCGGATAATGGTGCATGGAGAGTTGGTAATCGTTTCAATAGCGCAAATGTGCTTTATTTCGCGAGAGGAAATGGATCGAGTTTTGATGAGTTTACTGCAGCAGTAAACGTCAATGACGGCAGCTGGCATCATGTTGCAGTTGCAAGGGCTTCTGGTTCAGTAAGAATATTTGTTGATGGTGTTTTTGCAAACAGCTCAACAATAAGTGGAACTTGCACATCAGGAAATGATTTGCGAATTGGATTTAATCCAAGAGATAGTTCATATGTCACTGGTTATGTTGATGATCTTCGCATCACCAAAGGCATCGCTCGTTACACTCAAAACTTCGCCCTACCAACAACAGCACATTTAACTAGATAAATATCTAAAAACGGATCACTTCAATGACAACAGTTGTATCTACTAAAATCGGCGGAACAAATCTCCAAACTATTGGAACTGCTGGTCAGGCTCTCAAAGTCAATTCAACTGGAACTGGGCTCGAATGGGGTTCGGTTGGTGGAGCAATCAACGTTGCTAACGAAATTACCACTAATAGTTCGGGTTACTATATTCTATTCACGAATGCAGCCTCTGGCAATATCACATCAACCAACGTTGCCACTTCGAAGTTATACTTTAATCCTAGTACTGGTACTGTAAGTGCAACGAATTTCAATTCTCTTTCTGATCTACAAGAAAAAGAAAACGTTGAGACGCTAAAAAATGCAGTAGAAATGCTTGCTAATATTCGTGGCGTTCGTTTCACATGGAAAGAAACAGGCGCACCATCTCTTGGTGTTATTGCTCAAGAATTATTACTAGTTGCACCAGAATTAGTTACACGCAACGAACAAGGTGTTCATACTGTAAACTATGCAGGTCTCAATGCTATTCTTATTGAAGCAATGAAAGATCTTCACTCACAAGTACAATTACTTCGCACTGAAATTGAGAATCTAAAGAATGGCAATTCTACAGGCGGGTAACACAGTAGTTGGCGACGCAGGTAACGGCAATTTCAATGTAGTGTCTGTTACGAGTAATGGGTACATCGAAATCCCAGATACCACGCCATCCGTCAATGCAAATTCGAATTCTTTTATAACTCTCGGTGCTACTGGCGTCACAATTAATAACGCCATGTGGTCTTGGTGGATCAAGCCACTAGTCCTTCGCGACAAAAACGCATCCAATCATTGGACGTATGCTTGCTTCACACAATCTAATGGAGCGGTTGGCGTCTCTATTACCAATCATAATACTGCAAACACAACGCAGTATACAATTACACCAGCAAATACTTTCTCAAAAGACGATCACAATGCCAGCGCAGTTGTAACTGGCAATAACAAAGCCTATATTTTTATTCAGGGTCGTACGGCAAATTCTGCAGTATTAAATACAAAAAATATGTTTTATATTGAATTTAATGAAGGCGAAAGTCCAGCAAATAAAAATCTTGTCAACGTAACTTTCTCGACTGCCCCAACAGCAACGGCATCGTTCTATCCAAACGCATTTAATGCCAACGGAAAGTTTATTTTATTGGGTCGTCAACAAGTTTTAAACACTGCGAATCAATGGCTGGCTGTAACTGGTGATTATCCTGTTGCGAATTTGTCGACGCCAAAAGGATTGTTTAAGTCAATTTACACTTGGCCATATTTTGCAATTAGAAGAAGTTACGAAGATAAAGATATTTTAAATTTTGCTCAGGGCTGGCATCCATACGATTCGACTTCCAATAATAACATTTACTTTGGTAAAATTCTTCGTAACGGAAACACTGCCCCATGGGATGTGTATGCGAATAATGCAGTCATCGGTAATCTAACTGATGGAACTGGATTGCCATTTGACGAAGCAGACTTTGAATTAGTGTTCACCAATTCAGGGGCAAATAATTCTGTTCGTTTGTTTGACGTTCATGACGATGCTGTAGCATTCGGAACATTCAATAAACTTGTTAATATAATTCAATATAAAGTCGCATATAAAACAGGAAATACTTGGTATACAAAAACTGTTTGCACTGGTGGATATCCATTCCACGGTGTTCAAGTTCGTGACTATTATGGCGGCATGGCAATCTCTGAGAGAGACAAATACACTATCACAGTTGCCGCTGAAGTAAACAATCAATGGGATATTCGTGAATACAAGAGCACCGACAGCGGCAATACTTGGATTTTAAACAATAGCACAAGAGCAGACATCTATCAAGTTGCTGGTCGTCCAATGGACGAAGTCTTATCTGAAGATGCACATATCTATAACAGCACAGATCAACTTGGATCATTTAGTTGGTTCGGATCTTATGACGGTTCAGACTTCACCACATTTAGCACGAACGTTGCATCAACAAGATTAGTCGGAACAGGAAGACAAAATCCTACTATCGATGCAAATCAAAAAGGATTTTTCAGCACTGTAAACACACCTTCAAGTGGATATATTGAAGTCAGTTCAGTATCATTATCGCATGGCTATGCAAGCGGTGGACTCACACTCTTACCATTCCCAGCTCAGTCTGATCGTATCGATAAGTTTCCGTTTGCATCAGATACAAATGCAACAACGATAGGTTATTTGTCGCAACAAATTAGAGGTGCAGCTGGCATATCATCAACAACAAATGGATATACTGCTGCTGGTCAGTTTGCTTCACCTGCGATTTTACCTGCAAATCAAACTTCTATTGGTAGAATTGAACGATTCCCATTTGCTGTAGACATTGGCTCAACCTATGTTGGCGAGCTTGTAACAAAAAGAGCTTTCCCTGCTGGTTCAGAATCTTCTACACATGGATATGCAAGCGGTGGTCAGACCAATTTGCCTGCATATCCACCAGTAACTTGGACAGCTGCAATAGAAAAATTTCCATTTGCTGCTGAGTTTGCTGCTGCCACAACTGTGGGTAATTTGACAGTAGTGCGATTTGGTGCTATGGGTCAAAGTTCAAGCACTCACGGTTATGCTTCTGGTGGTGGAACGCCTCCACCTCCTGCTCTCGTCAATGTCGCAACAATTGATAAATTTCCATTTGCGACGGATACAAATGCAACATTTGTTGGAGATTTGACTGAAGCGAGACGTGTTGGTGCTGGCACACAATCAACCACTCATGGGTATGCTTCTGGTGGTGGACACCCCGCAACTCCTACATTATACTCAAATGTCATTGACAGATTTCCATTCTCTAGCGACACAAATGCATCAGATGTGGGTGATCTAACTCAGGCTAGAAGAACAACTGGTACAGGTTCTTCTTCAACAACTCATGGGTATACAGCTGGTGGCTCAGATTCACCAACTTATGGAAATGTTATAGATAAGTTTTTATTTGCTGCAAGCGCGAATGCCACAGATGTTGGTGATTTAACTCAAGCAAGAATTGACCCTGCAGGTTCACAAGGCTAATGGCAATTACAATCAATAATATAACCGTTATCGATGATAGTTCAAATGCAAATTTGACGCAAGTGTCAATATCATCTTTAGGATATATGATCGCTGGTGCTGCGAATACAACACCACCGCATGCAGGAACATTATATGGATATGCTTCTGCTGGAATTTATCCACTCAGATCTCCGCCGCCAGTATACAATCAAACAATTGAAAGATTTCCGTTTGCTACAGATACAAATGCAACATCAATTGCAAGCGCGCAATTAAAAAGAAGAAGAGGTGGGTCTTGTTCTTCAGAATTAGCAGGTTATGCAGTTAGTGGGGACTCTACAACAGAATCTAGCCCACTCCCACCTCAAATGGGTTTAGCATATTACTTTAATATTGAAAAATTTAATTTTGCCACTGAAGCGCCATCAGCTGGCGTTGGTAATCTACAATTTGTTCGAGTCAATGGCGGTGTAGGTGTTGCATCGCCAACTCATGGATATGTTGGTGGGATGAAAATATATAATGAAGTCCCTGTCGACATTGAAAGATTTTCTTTTGCAAATGAAGCAGAAACAGCAATTATTGGTGGTATGACATATTATCGTCAGGGTCCATGTGAAGCAGCATCTTTAACTGATGGATACATTATGAATGGAACATTGTTAGGTTCTGGTCCACCAGCAACTATCTTGACAAATATAATTGAAAAGTATCGTTTTTCATCCGAAACAGATTCAGCTTTGGTTGGAGAAACAACACGCGCAAGATGGCTTGTGATTGGAGCGTCTTCACCAACACATGGTTATGCAATGGGCGGGGTTGCAAATACTCCTGTTGTACGATATAGAACAATTGACAAAATGTCATTTGCAGCTGAGGGAACGTCAACTTATGTTGGTGATCTTTCATCAAATAACGCAAGTGCATGTTCATCATCTAGCGCAACGCATGGATATATGCTTGGCGGCGCAACGAGCAATAATCCTCCAGCACCAGTGACAGCGACAAATGCAATTGATAAATTTCCTTTTGCTACTGATTCCAATGCTACTGATATTGGGGATTTGACAGAACCTAAATTCCAATCTAATGGGTTTATAAATTGATTTTTAGTTGACTTTTTGTTATAATATAGTTTTTGGGTAAATAATGAACAAATTATTCTTCTGTGGCGGATTGCCTCGCACTGGTTCTACAGTGCTTATGAATATCCTGCAGCAAAATCCAAGAATATTTACAACAGGCACTTGTGCTTTGCCCGATCTCTTGCATCAGCAAGTTTTAATCAAGTCTCGTTATCGCGAGCAATTTCAAGCAATGAGTTTGGAGCAAGCCGATAAAGCCATGTACGGATTAATTCATGGAGCAACGAAGGGATGGTTTGAAGCACTTACCAACAAACCTGTCGTAATATCCAAGAATCGTTCTTGGTCAAATCTATTTCATTTATATCCAGATAGCAAGTATATTTGCATGGTTCGTGATCTTAGAGATATTATTGAGAGTTTCGAGAAAATAAATCAACGAACTCTTGCTCTTCATTCTTTTGCCGACGATAATGCTCTTGTTCCTGCCATGTCTGAGTCTGAGAAGTTTGGGTATTATTTTAAATCATTAAATGTTTTGTCTGATGCATTAGCGAACGATGTTACTAGAATGATGGATGTATTCAAGAAAAATCCATCTAAAGTTTTGTTTATTCGATTTGAAGATTTTACAAAAGATCCAATCTATATTCTTAAGAAAGTCTACAATCATATAGGCGAAGAATATTATTCACATGATTTAGAAAATATCAGTCAATCAGTTTTGTTCGAACATGATCATGCATATTTTAAAGAACGTGCTGATCATCAAACTGCTCCATCTTTTCAATATTATAAAGAACCACAGAGAACATTTTCTACTCGCTTTCAACAGGAAGTTTTAAACAATTATAAATGGTTTTACGAAGGGTTTTATCCAGATGCATCCTAATCAACACAATATTTTTTCTGTTCCTATTTGGGGATATATAATTAATAGCGAGAAATATCACTCGAGCGATTATCTAGATTTAATTTCACATCTAGAAGAAACAGAGCCATCTAAAAAGAAAAGTAATTTTGGTGGGTGGCAATCTAGAAGTGATCTTCATAAAGAAGGATTGTTCCAAGAGTTTAAAAAGGTTATATTAATTCTTGCAAATGATATTGCTAAATCGCAAGACCTACCAGAATTACATTTAATCAGTATGTGGGCGAACATAAATTACAAACATTCATTTAACGCAGCGCATACACACGAAGGAATATTATCTGGTGTGTTTTATTTGAAGACTCCACCCAACTGCGGCAAATTAATACTCGAGAGCCCAGCAGTAAGAGCCGATACTAGTCCATATAAAATTAGAAATTATCCAGTTGAACCAAGCCCATTAAGTTGTATTATATTTCCAAGTTGGCTTTCGCATTATGTTGAACCAAATATGAGTGATGAGAAGAGAATTAGTTTGAGTTTTAATTTTGATATTAAGAGAGAAATATCATGAGTGTAAAAGAGCATTTCGATAATAACGGATTTGTAATCCTATCTAATGTCTTGCCAAAAGAAAATTGTGAACAATTAGTCACTTACATGTTTGATCTTCTCAAGCAGGGTAAACTTGTGAAAGACGAGCAATGCCCACTGAGTGACTCTGTTTATGGAGATCCCACATTCGATGAACTATTGCAAAGATTTGCCAAGCCGATTGGTGATCATCTAGGCAAAACTCTTCTCCCAACATATACCTATGCTCGAATCTATCGAACTGGCGAGGTACTGAAAAAACATAAAGATCGTCCAGCCTGTGAGATTAGCGCGACCATGACGCTTGGATTCGACGCTAAACATCTTTGGAAGATCTTCTTTGATGAAGAAAAAGAGATTCCAGTCGATCTTGATATTGGAGAGATGGCAGTTTATGCTGGATGCGATATCTTACATTGGCGTCCAGCGTTTAAAGGTAACTGGCACATTCAAGTATTCTTTCATTATGTTGATGCGAATGGTCCATATGCATCTCATGCAAAAGATGGTCGTGAGAAGTTTGGTGTAGATAAAGTCAAAAATGTTCTTCCCAAAACAGAGAAGCAAGACTTTAAGTTTCCAAAACCGATATTCAATACCATTATTATTCCGAGCACTTTAGATAATACTTTTCCTGGATATTATCCGATCAACAGTCAAAACATTCCAGAGTTAAAGTTTACTGATAAAGAATGCGATACGATACTTAAAATGCTCAACGATGCATATCCATCGACAGCAGGTGTTGGTGGATCGAAAGAAAATAGTCGTATTTCTAGAGGTATTCGCTCAGCCAATATCTATATCCTAGAAAACGACGAAGAAAACCATTGGATCTTTCAGAAAGTCGCAAACATTGTATCGTTTGCGAATGAACATCATTTTCAATACGATTTAACTGGAATCACTCATGGAATTCAGTTAATTGAATATTCCTCTGACTTCGACGTTAAGGGTCATTACGATTGGCACGTTGATGCTGGAAATGGTGAGCCAGTGACTCGAAAGATCTCTTTCACGGCTCAATTAAGCGATCCCAGTGAATATGAGGGGTGCGAGTTAGTTATAAATAATCATGGAACAGAAGTCGTTGCAACCAAAGAGAGAGGTTCGGTTCATTTGTTCCCAAGTTATATGACGCATAAAGTGACTCCGATTACGAAAGGAAATCGTTATGCATTAGTCATTTGGATTCATGGATCTAGGAGATTTAGATGAGTGAGAATGAAGCGAAAGATAAAGAATTAGCCATTTTTGAGGAAATTCGCAAGGATTTGGCGCTATCCTCAGAACTCAAAGTCCCAATGAGTTATGTTTTTGGGCGAGGTACTGTAAAGGCAATACAAAGTTTCGGTAACACTTCGTTGCTTGTCAACTCTACGAAAGTCGATAAGGCGATTCAAAACGTCGAAGAGTTGCAAAGCATTTGGAATCATAGTCACTCTCAGTGGTCTTGGAAGCATCTAAATCTCAGTTATCATGCACCATATAAGAATATGCGTCAGATTGCTGCTGAGATGGCTAAAAAGAAAGCCGCATTGAACGAAGCCAAATGGCGCCATGTTGAGGTTGAGATTAAGATTCGTAAAATTGAAGAAGAACTTCAAAAAGAGGGTCTCGATTATTGGCGCGAAGTAGAATTAAAAGTTAAACTCACGAAACTTAAAGAGGGTTTGGCTGAAGGTATGAGTTACGTTGAAGGAGCAATGAAAGACGTTCTTACGTTGAATGCTCTTTACGAAGAATTAAAAGAGAAGGTTTCTGGTTTCACTGAACATGATATTGAGAAAGAAGAAACAAAGAGTCACCTAAAACGTTCAATTGTACAATGCATTCGTGATGTTCGTCAGTTTGGTAGTATTTCGAAAGGTGAACAAGAATACGTCGAACAGATTGGTGTGAATCCAATGAAGTTGCAGGCAGTTCTTCGAGCCTATGTTGAAAATGAAGCCAAACAACAAACATGGGACGTAAGCGGATTGTACGAATTTGTTGATAAGTTGGTTGACGAATTGGCTGATGTTTATAAAGTTGACGTTGCTAGAATGAAACTACAAGGATTCAGCAGCGAACCAATTGAGGAATTTTCTTATTCAAATAAGGTAGCATTGCTCGAAAAGAAAGAGGAAGAATAAATGCCTGTTGCAGAATACAAGTTACATAAACAAGGTCATCGTCGCCTAGTGCCAGAGTTTATCGACGATCGCGGTCACTGGTTTAACCCAAGTGATCACACCTATATTGGCTGGATTGAAGAAAATCCAGATCACTATGTGCCAGATACAATTAACTATCTTACAAAAGAGCAATTTGTTACTCGAGCACTTGCAATACATGCTGCCAGCCCAATGCATGGCGATGATGGTGAGTCTCCAGTCGGTGGTGCTCAACTTACAAGTGAACAGGTGCAAACAGCTGCAGAATCATGGTATGATGGATTTGTAGCAAAAAATACAGCTGGTTAAAATGGAAATTATTCTTGCTCAAAAAATATCTGAATTGGATAAGAGTGAATTGATCAATCTGCTTATGAAGTTGCAAATGAACGAGCCAGAAGCATTTAAAGCACTTCAAGAAGCAGTAGACGATCTATGATCCGTGTTCAAAAAGATAGAATACAATTTGACGATTATACTCTTTATGCTACTCCCACTGGATTTTCCTTTGACGGGAGAATAGTTGCATCAAACTTTATAAATCTTTTTCAAGGGACAATATCTGGTTATGCGAGCAGTGGATACAATGGTGGCGCATTAGCAACTATTGATAAATTTCCATTCGCAACTGATGCGAACGCAACTCCAGTTGGCAATTTAAGCCAAGCAAGATTTTTTGGTGCATCGCAATCTTCAAAAACACATGGCTATCATTCTGCAGGTTATAATGGGAGTAACGTTAACACCATTGATAGATTTCCGTTTGCTGTAGATGCAAATGCAACAGATATTTCTGATACTACAACTTCAGTTAGATCTCATTCAGGTCAATCCTCTACAACACACGGTTATAGTAGCGGTGGATTAACTTCGGTTGATTCTAATGTTATTGACAAATTTCCATTTAGCGTAAATCAAAACGCAACTGATGTTGGCGATTTAACTCAAGCAAGATTTGGCGTCGCTGGACATAATTCTAGCGTCAGTGGATATGTTTCTGGTGGATTAACATATCCTCCATATACTAGTAGAGACACTATCGATAAATTTCCCTTTGCCACTGACACAAATGCAGTAGATGTAGGAAACTTATCTCAAGCAAGATACTATCCAGGAGGCGTTTCTTCTGCAACAAATGGATATACTGTTGGCGGAAATTTATTTAATGGCACCCCACCAAGCGCGAGTGTTAATATCATAGATAAATGGCCATTTGCTGCCGATACAAATGCAACTTCTATTGGAACTTTGTCTCTTCAAAGATCTGGGCTTGCTGGTTCTTCATCAACAACTAATGGATATTCCACAGGCGGTCATTACGTTCCTTCGTGGCCAGGTGGCTACAGTAATGTTATCGATAAATTTCCGTTTTTTACAGATGCAAATGCAACTGATATTGGTGATTTGACTCAAGCGAGACAAAGCGTGGGGCATCAAGTATGACCATTCGCATTTACGACAATAGAATTGATTTCGGCAACTATAGTTTATCAGTTGACAACATTGGAATTTCTGTCAAATCATCTTATTCAAATTCCATGGGAACGTTGACCGCCACTTCAATCGAAGCATTAAACTATCCATTCCAAGGAACTGTGGCAGGATATACGAGTGGAGGATGGCTTCCTCCTGGATCTAACGTTATTGACAAATTTTCTTTTGTGTTTGCATTGTCTAATGCAACTGACGTTGGAGATTTAACTCAAGCCAGATGTTTGTTGGCGTCTCAATCATCAGCAACCTATGGTTATTCAACAGGTGGATATCTGGGACCACCATTTAGTAATGTAATTGACAAATTCCCATTTGCAATACACAGTAATGCAACAGATGTTGGTGATTTGACACAAGGTCGATATGGTCCAGTTGGTCAATCTTCAAATACTGCAGGATATAGCAGCGGTGGCATCACACCGCCAACTAGAGCAACGATCGACAAATTTCCATTTGCTGTTGATTTAAACGCCACCTCTGTTGGAAGTTTATCTCAAGCAAGATATTATTCAACTGGACATTCATCAACTACTCATGGATATACTGCTGGCGGAACCAGTTCAAATGTCATTGACAAATTTCCATTCGCATCGGACGCAAATGCAACAGATATTGGAGATATCTTATCTGCTTCTGCATATCAAATCGCCTCAGGCATTTCTTCTCAACATCATGGTTATGTGACTGGTGGTGGTTGGCCAGGAACTGTTAGCAATGTGATTCAAAGGTTTTCATTTATCACAAATCAAAATTCTTCTGATATTGCTGATTTGACTCAAGGTAGGTACGGTGCAGCTGGAACTTCTAGTACAACTCATGGTTTCACTGCAGGTGGTGCTGTTGCGCCATATACGGTTCAGAACACTATTGATAAGTTTCCATTTTCTGCCAGCGACGGTGCATATCTTTGCGTTGATCTTGGCGATCTTACTCAATCTCGTGGATATATGAGTGGACAACAAGACTAATGGCTATTAAAGTTTACAATAATAAAATTATGATCGGATCATACACGATTCAAGAAGGTTCAGGCGGGCTCGTGTTTGATGGATCGATCAAAGCAGAATCATTACTGCGTGAAGGATCATTTCAAGGATCGGTGGCAGGATTTGCTTCTGGTGGATACATAATGCCAGGTGGATCATCAAATGTTATTGACAAATATCCTTTTGCTACTTCTACTTCAAATGCAACAGATCATGGAGACTTAACTCAAGGTAGATATGGCGCAACGTCTCAATCTTCTGATTTGCATGGATATACTTCTGGTGGTGCAACTGGTGGACCTTCAACAAATACAATAGATAAATTTGCATTTGCATATGCAGGTAATGCTTCAGATGTTGGTGATTTGAGCGAGGTTGTGTACACTAGTGGTGGCAGTTCATCTAAACAATTCGGATTAGGATTTGGTGCTGGCAGCGTTTACCCAACATCAAGCAATATTATACAAAAAATTCCCTTTTCTGTGGATAGTTTTTCATTTGATATTGGGGATTTAAGCGTAGCTCGTGGATTTGCTGCTGGTCAATCATCAACAACTCATGCATATAACTCAGGTGGGGAACCTACTAGTGGCGCAACAGCATTGAATGTTATCGATAAATTTCCAATGGCTGCTACAAGTTATGCATTAGCGTCTGATGTTGGTGATCTAGCCAGCGCATCTACTCGACACACTGGACAATCTTCCACCACTCATGGTTATTCTAGTGGTGGTGGAACTTGGCCACCTGGAACCTCAGGGGCAACAATTCAAAAATTTTTATTTGCGTCTGATTCGAATGCTACTAGCGTAGGGAGTTTAACTGCAGCTAGATGGACTGGATCTGGATCATCTTCAACTGTTGAGGGATACACTAATGGAGGAAATGCGCCACCCTCCTACACAAACGTCTCCACTATTGATAAATTTCCATTCTCAACTGATTTTAATGCAGTTAGCGTGGGGTCGCTTACAGTTGCAAGAGGATTAGGCTCTGGTGGATTCCAAATTTAAATAGGGCATAACCTAAATATAGAATAAAAACTGAGGTCTCAAATGGCATCTCCATCAACTCGCGAACAACTTAAAGATTACGCTCTTCGTAAACTTGGATTTCCAGTTATCGACATTAATGTCGACGACGATCAATTGGAAGATCGCATTGACGATGCTTTACAAAAGTATCGTGACTATCACTACGATGGAACAGAAGAAATATATCTTGCGACTCAGTTAACTGCAAATAATCTTGCTAACGGCTACGTCGACGTCTCCGATAATATCGTCGGAATTACTCGAATTATGCCTATCACTGGCGATAGCGTCAGTTCTCAAAATGGTCAAGGATTTAACATCTTTGATATCAATTATCAGCTTCGCCTCAATGACTTCTACAGTTTAACTGCATCAAGTTACACTTACTATTACATCGCTCGCACGCATCTTGCGATGCTTGATATGATCGTGACTGGAGAAGTTCCATTTAGATATAACAAAACTGTGAATCGCGTGACAATCTACATGGACTGGAATGCAAGATTATCTGAGAATGATTATATTGTGATGCAAGCACAAAGAATTATCGATCCGACAGTTTATACAAAAATTTATAATGATTCTTGGGTAAAAGAATATACAGCTGCACTCTTCAAGAAACAATGGGGTGCAAATTTAAGTAAGTATGCAAACTATGCACTTCCTGGTGGTTTGGTCGTCAATGGAGAAGCAATTCTCAGAGATGCAACACAAGAAGTTGAATTGCTCGAGCAGAAACTTCGAGACATTTATGAATATCCACCAATGATGATTGTGGGATAAAAATGGGCACATCAGTATACTTTAACAATCAAGATGCAACTCGTGAGCAGTTCCTCATTGAGGACATGATCATTGAGTCAATCAAGAATCATGGAATTGATGTTTATTATATCCCAAGAGAATCTCAATCTGAACTTGATGATTTATTTGGCGAT